GATACCTCCTATATAACAATAACTTGTTCCAACATTAATGAAATTCTGTAATTTACTCAATAAATCATTATTAGATATTGCTTCAAAGTAATTTGCGTCTGCATAGTTTATACTTGTAGCTTTTATACATTTGTAAACTTTTTTTGTGGTACTATCATAATAGGCATAGTTTACTGTCTTTGCACTAGAAGTATTAAGACTTCCTCCGTATGTAAGTCCTAATATCTCGGCTAATTTAGCTCCTTCTAATACTGTATTTGAAGTAGTTCCAAAATTTTTGTTAAAAGCTCCATTTTTACTAAAAGCTGGCTCTGCTCCTATATTAGACGGAGTTATAGTTTGCCAAGTATTATCATTTCTAAGAAATACTTTATTACTTGCTGTTTGAGTTGCCGGAACATGATTTCCGTGACTTTTTGCTGCATATGTTGTATTGTGATTGTGATTACTTAACGCATAACTTCCTGAAGGTTGTTTTCCGTCTAATGCTTTTTCTATTTTCCCTATAGCTGTATTAAGACTATCTGATACAGATATTGCTGATGTAGAAGAAGGTTTACTATATCCGGTCATAGCATTTATTGTATTACTTGATTGATTGTGTGCAGAAGGAGTAAAAGAAGAAGGTTTGCTAGTAATATTTGTCCAAGAATGACTATGGCTATCGTTACCAACAGTTGTGGTTAATGTTACATCTGAACTTCCATCTATACTTACACTTCCAGTAACATCTCCATTTAATGTAATAGTTCTTGCGGTAAACCATTTACTAGAAGTCCCTGAATTACCACTTATAGTTGTTTGAACAGGATGAACATGATCTTCTCTTGCAACTTTACTACTAGTCCCAATACTTGCTGTTCCTGGAGCTTTAGCAGCTATAGTTGCATATGTAACATGTGTTCCATGTGAGGCAGCAGCAGCTCCTATACTTGCTGGAGTAATATTTATTGACTTGGCAGAACTTCCTGTATATGCTCCTTGAGAAGTCCCATTTAAACTAATAGTTAAAGCATGAGGATTAGGCATGGTACTAGGTTTTCCTGTTACTCCACTCCAAGGAACTTCTGTTGCACTTCCTGCAGTATAAACTTGATATCCAGCTTCTTTACTTAATTGAGATTCATCTACTACTAAATACATTTTGTTAGTATTTATTACTAATACTGTATCACCTAGTTGTACATTACTAGTTGTTAACGCAAATCTAGCACTATCATCTTGTACTCTAACTAATCTTTCTAAAGCACCTTTAGGTAATCTAGCTATATCTATTGTACCACTTGTAATTTTACTTGCATCTAAACTAGTAATGGTTGAGTTAGAATGTGAATGGCTATCATTACCAACAGTAGTAGTAATTGAAATATTTTTAGAACCATCAAAATTAGCATTACCAGTAACATCTCCAGTTAGTGCTATATTTCTAGCAGTTTTTAATTTAGATGCAGTAGAAATGTTTCCTGTAATTTCACTATTTATTATTTGTGCATATAAACTATTTTGTAATGGAATAGAAGTAGAACTAGAAACTGCTTGATAAAAATCTTTTCCAGCTACACATATAATATCATTTAATTCGATATAAGGATTAGCTTTCATTGTTTCGATAGTCTTTTCTCTTATCCATGATTCAGTATCTCTTTTATTTTTTAAAATCATATATATTCTCCTTTTTTAATTTAGCATTTTTGAAGAAAAACATATAATAGTAAAATCAGTCTTTCCGATAATTGGAATTCTAAATACTATTTTATTTTCTTCTTGATTTAATGTATAATGTTCATTGTGTAGGATCAAAGTGCCATCTAGAAAAACTCTATTATTTAAACTTAAAACAATATTAGGCGGTAAGACTATTTCTGTAGTATTTGGATTTAATGTCTCGGAATATTCAATTTCTTCTATAGAATTAATAAATTTTTTTACTTCAGTTATAACAAATTCTAATGTTTCCGTTTGCATGTTTTGAACAAAAGTTTTTATAGAATCAATAGCATCCTTTCTAACAGAAGGGACTTCGTCGTTATACATCGAATCATCATTTATTCCTATTTTATTGATAGAATCTTCTTTTATAGTTAAAATTTCTTCAATTGAATTATTTTTATTTTCTAATATTGAACCAATTGAAGATGTCTTGTTATTATTAATTAAGTTCAATGATTCTTCAGTTTTATTTTCCAATGATGTTATTAGTTCATTATTAGTGTAATCAATTAATTGTTGCTTTAATTTATTATATTCATTTGTTAATGATACTAATAATTGATCAATCAATTCACTTAATTGTCTTGTTTTTTCTTCAATAATAGAATTTATAGCAGAAACAAATTCATTATACTGTTCTATTCTATAATCCTCTAATTCATTTTCAAATCCAGCAGTTATATTCATTATATTAGATAATATTTCTTGTTCTCTAGTTGCCATTACTGAGAAAAAATTAGTTAACTTAATTGTGAATTCAGATAAAATTTCTTGCTTTATTCTATTTAAATCTAAAGTAAAATCATCTTTCGCATCTTCAAATTTTTTCAACAATTCATTAGATTTAGTAACAAGTTCTTGTTCAAGAATTGCTTTTTTTTCTTCCATAGATGTTTCAATTAATTCTACTAAATTGTTTATTTCAGCTTTAGCTTTTTCTAATTCTACTTCTATAATATTTTTTATAGTAGTTTCTGTTCTATTTATTTCATTTATTGCTGAATTTTTATGTTCGTTAATTTCTTCTTTAGCTCCATTAATAAAATTGTTAATAGTAATATCTATTCCTGAGATAGTTTCTTTTATGTCTTCAATAGCTTTTAGTTTCATATTTAAAATATTCTGTACAGAAGTTTTTTCGGCAGAATAAATATTATCTATTCCTTCTAAAGTTTTGTTATTTATATCTATAAAAGACTTATCTATCATATTTTGTAATTGAGATACATAATTTGTAAATTTACTTTCAAGTTCGTTAGAATTGACATTAATCTGAGAGATTATTTCATTTTTCTTTAAAGATAATTCTTCATTTATAGAATTAGAAAAAATATTATTGATATATTCTATTTCATTATTAAATGAGTTCTTTACATTTTCTTTTATCTCATTTAATAATGAAATAAAAGAATCTATATTAGATGAATTTTGTATATCAGATTTAAATTTTTCTAAAGAAGAATTAATTTTAGAATCAGTTTGCCTTATAACTGTGTTATACCTATTTAAAATAGCATTATTAAATTCTAATGTTTTTGAGTCTATTTCTTCATAAGATTTATTTTTAAAACTATTGATATATCCAGTTATTTGTTCTTTGTAAAGAGAGCAATCATATTTAATTTGTTTTTCTAAAACGACTAATTCTGATTTTAAATTATTAAACAAAATTATAAGCTCTTCTTTATAGTTATCATTCAAATCACAGCACCCCCATTAATATTTATATGTTACAAAAAAATTAATTTTATTTTTTATTTTATTACTTATGAAATATACTTTGTTTTCTTCCAATGATTGAATATGAAATGGAGTAATTATAGTTTCTCCGTTTTCAGATACAATAAATATATCATTAACTGAAATTGGGTTGTTTTTTAAAGTTATAGTATAAATATTACTATTAGGGGTAACAATCATATTATCAACATATTCATTAATTATTATATTTTGAGGAGTTTCTGATTTAATTATTAAATATAATTTTTCAAGGACTGACAAAATTAATTCTTTTGTTACAGAACCACTCTTAATATTTTCAAAATCTATCGTCATTGATTTATCTCCTTTCCGTATATCTTTGTTTGTAAAGATATATTATTATTTATATCAAAAAACTCTAATAAATATAGTTCTTCAAAACCAAATGTATTACTTACATTTATATTTTTTTTTACTAAATAGTTATTATTTATAAATTCACTTTTTATATCATTTCCTATATCATTTATTACTTTTGAATAAGTTTCTTTATCGTATAAATATAAAGAAGTGTTAGAATCATTTACAAAAATAAGATCTGTAAATTTATTTAAGTTTGTAAGTTTTCTAACTATATATCCATATTTATTCAAAACACTTGCATCAGATTTTTTATATACTTTAATATTTTTTATATAATTTGTAATTTCTTTATTGCTAATTATATAAAATTTATTATATTTAACATCATTTTGAATTTTAAATAACTTATTAGATTTACTTTCTATATTATTAAAAATTAATTCTAATGTATTATCTTCCTTTGAACCAAATATAGAAAAATTAATTTCATTATAAAATTCAATAAATATATCTTCTATACATTCTAGATTTCCAAGATGAATAAAAAAACTATTATTATTTATATTTTCTATTCTGTAATCAATTTGAATTAAACTATAATCATCTTTTATATAAGATGAACCATTATCTAAAATATTTTTATAATAAATAATATTATCATCGAATACATAGTTATAATTATCGTTTAATTCAAACATATTTAAAAAAGATTGACCTTTAGTTGATAAAGAATTATTTATTTTATTGTATTCTTTATCTAAATTTATACTTTCAGTTTCTAAAAGCTTTAAATAATTTTCTAAATAACTATCAATAAATTTAAATTTATTATCTATATCTTCTAAAGTTTTTAAAAAATCATTTAATAATTTTATATTTATCTGATATGTATTATTTAGGTATTCTTTAGTATAATAATCAGCTAATCCAAATAGTTCGTTATCTCCAATACTTGTATTTTCATAAATATTATTACTTTTAAATGAATGTTTATATTGCTCTAAAAACATAATTCACCTAACCTTTTATTGATAAATCAAACAACATAGGAGTATAATACTTAGAACTTATTTGTTCTTTAGCAGTTTCATAATTTATCTCAAAAGATATTTTGTAATCATTTAAGAAAAAAGGGATATATACATTGTTGTTAATTACATCAACATAAATATTACAAAAACTTGGATTTTTTGATAGTATTCCTACATCATCATAAAATTTCATTTTTTTAACATTTTCATTTTCCTCTTTAATTAGGAAAATATATTTTTTATCCAAAAAATATAAATTATCTTTTTCTATAATAAAATCACTTATATTCACATTTGCATTTTTTAATTTTTCTTCAAATAATATATAAGAACTAAAAGGAATGATTACATCTACATCTTCTATTTTCCCATCTAAATTTAATTTATAAGATGTTTTAGTTTGATCGTTTGAAATCAGAGAAGATAAATCTAAAGATACATTATCGCTTATAGATACTTCATTTACTTTAAAATTTTCATAATCTGATTTAATTTTAATTATAAAATTGCTTGAATTAGATAATGAAAAAACTGATTCATTATTATTAAATTTTATTTCTTCGAAATCAATATTATTTTCTGAATAATAAAATTTTAATGGTATATTTTCTTGAGAATTTTTATAGATATTAAAAGAATTTATTGAGTTGTAGTTAGAAAAGGACAAAAGAGTGTAGTTTGAATTTCCTTCACTTTTATATTCATTTGTATATAAGATACACAAATCATTTTCTGAATTAATAGTGTCGTTGAATATAAATCTTATTTTTTTTATATTCTTAGGAGTAAATAAAAAGTTATTTAGAAAAGAATTAGAAACAAATCTATTATAAAATCTAAAAAAAGATTCATAAAATGATTCTTCAAAATCATCATAATATATAAATATATTTTCTGGTATTATAGGAACTCCTTTAGAGTTATAAAACGAATATTCTAGCTCGTTATATATAATTTCAGAATTAAAAGAATAAATAATTTCTTTTTTATCTGAATTAACTTGTTTTTCTAAAAAATAATTAGCTGTTCTTTTTATAGGTTTTTCTACCAAAGCTCCATTTTTATTTATTTCAACTCCATTTAATTCTAATAGATTGTTTTCGTTAATAAAATCAACAAATTGAATATATTTAAAATATTTATTATCCATTAGCGATTTTATTTTATTCTCTTTTTCAGTAATCTCATTAATTACTGTATCAAATTGATTTTCATTTCTTATTTGCTTTTTATTAATTTCTTCAAGCAATAATTCAATTTTGGTTTTATTTAAAGCTATATTTTTTATAGTTTTATTAATACTATTTAAATACCTGTTTATTACTTCTTTATTCATATAAAATCACCAATTTTTTCTTAATATTTTTATCAAAATTCATTTTGTCATCAACTGCTTCCAACTCTATTTTAACTATTTTTTTATTTAATTCAAATTCAAAAGAATTTTCTCCAGGTTGATATTTTATTAATAATTGTTTATCTTGTATAAGTTCTCTATCTAATATTAAATAATCATTTTTAAACCCATATTCGTGGTTATAATTTAATTTTAGTTCTTTTCCAAGTTGGAAGCCATTTTTGTTATATATGCAATTATATATATAAATAGTATTTTTATTAGCAACTTTAAAAATACTTTCACTTTTACCTTCATCAAAAAATTCAGAATAAAGTCCATAATAGTTATATGGCAATATATTATATTCTGAAATAATATTATCATATGTGTAAACTCTCATTTTATAACTTAAAGGTAATTCATAATTAAAATTTTCGAATTCTATTTTAACTTTCTTAATATAAGAAGTTTTAGAAAAATCTATATTATTATCAACAAAATTTATTTTATTATAAGAATTAGAATTATTGTATAAATCTATTAAATTATCTATTTTTCTATTTTTACTTTCGATTAAAGAAGAAAATAAATTTGAATTTTTATTAGTATTTTTTAGCCCTAAACAATAAGTTATTTCTTCGTTTAAATTAGTTTTACAGCAACTAATAATATCTACCAAATTTTCTATATTCAATGATTCACATATTATTTGCTTTTCAGTAATCCATTTTTTAATATTATTTTTTTCTGCTTCACTTTTAAAATTAAAATAAGTGCTCATATATACTTCTCCTTTTTTTAAAAAAAGCCCTAATTATGATTAGGGCATTATTGTTTATAAAGTTTCAAAAGTAGTTATTTTGAATTCCCATTCTAAGTTTAAAGATAACTTATCTCCTATATTCAAAATATTCCAATTTTGATTTTTATTTTTTTCTCTATAAAAAATTACTTCTGAACTTTTTTTGCTAGGCATTGAATTTATTATAATGTATTCATTATCTGAATCTATATAACAAATTGCCTTTTTATCTCCTATATTAATGGAGTATTTTTCTTCAACCTTTGAAAAAATATGAAAATTATCAGCATAACTTAGTACATCTTCTATCTTTTCAATTCCGTTCTTTTTTGCTTTTACTACAATATTATATCTAGCTAAATTATAACTTGCAATTTCATATCCTTCTTGTACAAGCATATTATTTAAATAAATAAAATATTGTACATTTGATAATTTATTTTCTATCATTAATCTAATTGGTAAATTAAACGTTTGTCCATTAGTTATTCCACTAAAAATAGGTTTAGGTATTTTATCAGCGAACACATCAATATATGAATAAGAAACATCACTAGTATTGATGTATTTTTCAATTAATGAATCTCCATCTGTGGTTTTAACAAATATACCATATCTTCCGTCTACAACTGGATATTCGACATCATCATTTATAATTTTTTCTATACTATTTTTTATTTTTTTAGAATACCATTTTTCATTATCGAAAGAATAATATAAATATTTAGCATTAGGGACATCCCCTATTGTTACACTCCATTCTAATTTATTATTATTGTCAGTTATAGTTTTATTTTCATAAAATTTAACATCTGGAATAAGTAATTTAGTTATACTTAAATTTATCTCTATTTTGCTAATATTTGAGTATATTCCATTATAGCTAACCCATCTCATATAAAGATATGTTTTTGAATTTATATCTTTTATGACATTATCAGGATTAATTATAAATCTACTATCTATTACTCTAATCCAATTGAATCCATCATATGATACTTCATAATGGTTTGCATCTTTTATATGATTCCAACTAATAATATTATTATCTAATGTAATTTTATTATTAATAATTTCATACTCTATATCTATTGGAATATCTAAATTTATATTAAATCTAAAACTATTAGAGTTAGAGCTTCCATATACATTCAAACCTTTAATTGTTAAATTGTAATAACCATTAATAAGCCATCCATTTTGAATTAAAGGTATAGTTAAATTCCTATCTGAACCAATATCTACAAAATCATTTTTTTGAGGACCAACAGGCAATAAAGAACCATCACTAGATGGCATATATGATTCAACTATCTCTACGCTTCCATTTTCTAAAATTTTAATTCTATCTAATTTATAATAAAAATGATTAACATCTTCATTTGTTAAATTCCAACTAAAATTAAGTTCTCTATCATTAATTAGATAATAAATTTTATTATTAAAATCAAATGTTGGCAGTAACTTAATATCTGTATCTATATTAAAATAATAATATAATATATCAGTTCTGTTTCCGCTTTCTTCTTCTAAAATATATTTAATAAATTTTTTACCATCGCTATCAAATGATAAGTTCTCTATATTTATACCATAAATTAGTTCAGAATTATAATCTATGTATCCTACTCTTATTTTATTCCAAGTTTCAACATCTTCGTTATTTTCATCTAATGAATATAATACAGTAGATACATCTCCATTACATAAAGCGACTAAATCAATAGTCTTTGAATTGAATATATTATTATTCAAAAATAGTAATTCTCCATTTATTCTAGTATCTATATAAAATATTCTGTCTATGTATAAAGATTCTCTTCCTAATGGGTCTATGCAAAGTATAGAAATTGAATATTTCCCATCTCTTATATGAGTTATTTTATCATTTTCAGTTAAACTATTTAGAACTTGTAAATAATTATCATTTGAATTAATATTAATTTCATATGTAGAACCTAAAGGATTATAATTCATTCTTAATTTAAAATTATTAATAATAAATTTATCTTTATGTTCTTCAAAGTTTAAAATGTCTGAATAATTGTTATTAGTATCATAAATATAAGAAATGCTATTTGAATTTAATCCAAAGATATTAGAACCATTATTGGTATTTGGATTAAGGATAGAAATCTTAGGATTTCTTTTAATGTAAACTATATAGTAAGTATAATAACCTCTATATGCATTAGAGTTTCCATACTTATCTATTGTAATGAATCTTAATTCCCAAACTCCTTCAATAGGATTTTCAACATTTGCTTTATCTAAAATATTTGTAAATTTATACATTCCTATTTCTGTAGGTAATGGTAAATCGCAAGAATATGTATTTCCATCAGGGGATATTAATTCTATTGAATATCTTTGTCCTTCAATTTCTGGAGTATCTTCGTTATCAAAAATGTCAACGCTATGAATTGTTTCAAATTCTATTGAGTTTATATCATTTGTATAAGAATATTCATTATATTGTTTAGCATTTATAACGTTATTATTTTCTGTTTTTTTAGCATATATAGGATAAGATGAATTAGAAGTTCTATATACTTCTACAGGTTTTGATTCAAAAGTATAATCTTTTAATCCTTCTAAATGTTTTAAATTATATTCGTATACAACTAAAATATATATACCTTCTTTGTATTTAAGATATTCATCTTGAATAAAATTAATAGAAAGTTCATGATTTTGTTCAGTAGATGAGTCATTTATATAATAAGGAGATTCAACTTTTACTGGTGATGTTTCTTGATAATTAAGTCCATCATCTGAATATTTAAAATAGTAATAAAATCCTTCAGAATCTTGAGATTTTTTAATATTCCATATAAACTTTGAATCAACTTTATTAGTAAAGAGAACTTCTGGTTCAATTTTAATTTCAGAAATTAATTTAAAATTAAATTCAAATGGATCAGATTGATTTCCAAAATAATCGTAAGTAACTACTTTGCAATCATATTCTCCGTTTTCGATTTCTGTATTATTATTTAAAACTATACTTCCGTCTTCTTTTGAAGCTATAACGACGTAATCTGCGTATTCATTATATAAAGAATTAGTTTTTTTTAAGAAAAAATGAGCTTCTTTAAAATTCCAACCAGCATATTTTTCAGATTGTTCATTATTAGTAATAGTTAATTGGAAATATTTTTTATTAATTATAATTTTGTCGTCTTTTTCATAATAATCTCCAGGATTAATTATTACATATGGAGTTTTAGGTTTATCATTAAAAGCTAAAAAAGTAAATTGCTTTTCTTCAGAAGCTATTCCTTCGGAGTTAAAAGTTCTTATCTGCAATATATTTTCGCCCTCCTTAAATAAATTTCTTTTTATTTTTATTATATTATCATCATATGAATTTCCTAAAGGTTCGTGTATTTCGCTTATAACTTCAGAATCATTATTTATTAATTTATATTCGAATTTATAAAAGTTAAAATTTCTATAATATTTTATGAAAAAATAATTATCTGTATTTAGATTCATATAATAATAAAGACTTTTGTTATTATTATCTATATTTAATTGATTTCTTAAGGTTTTTCCTGTAAATGTTTTATATTTTTCAGAATAACTTCTCATTACTTGTATTGGTGTAGGATTATTTAATTTATAAAATTCTCCAATAGTTCCTGTTTCTCCAAACTGAATATTTTGATTTCTACCAAAAATTAACCAATCTTCACTTACTTCTCCTATATAGTTTTCATATAACGCAAACTCTACAAAATTTTCTCCAACTTTTATATTCCAAGCATTATAAATTTCAACAGTTATTTTGTATTTGTATCCAGATTCACAAAACCATAAATTCAAATTATAGTTATTAGTTTCTCCTAAATCAATAAAATCATTATTTAAACCATCGTATGAAACAAGACAATCATATGGTTTTTTTAAAAAAGTTTCATTATTTCTTGGAAAATCATATTCTATTTCTTTGTTATAATCAGGATATTTTTCATCAAATTTAGAAACTTCTTGATCTAGAATATAATTTTTATTCCATATATTTAAATATTCATCAAGAAATGCTTTAATATTCTTTACTTCAACTTTTATTTTTGATGTAAATTTACAATTAGGAGTAGACCAAGTTATAACCCCATCTTTATGAACATCTAAAGATTTAGAATAATCAATTACTGGATTAAATTTTTCCAATTTATTAATTCTTATGTAGTTTGGTATCTTGATATCAAATATTTTATTAAAATCATAGTTACTACTGTAAAATAATTTTAATGTTATTTCATCAGAATTATTATTAAATTTAGAAAAATTTTCTATAACGAAATAATCATTTGAGTAATAATATACAAAATCTCCTGAAGAAATTTTATAATTTAATTTTTCTTTATTTGTTTTATTTAATTTTATATATAAACAATCTTTATTGTAATCATATTTATGCTCATAAGAAATTACTTCGTTACTAATAAAATTTAATTTGTATACAAATTTATCTTCTATAATCTCATTGTTTATTGAAGAATCTTTTAATTTATAATGTATATTTAATATTTTATTTGATAGTTCTTTTTTTATTATTATATTTTTAGAACTATATTTATAACCATTATATTCTAAATAATATTCAATTAAAAAAGGATAATTATATTTAGGTGCGACACTTAATTTTATATAATTTTCATCAATTACTTTATTTACAGAGAATTCAATCTGTTCTCTAATAATTACATTAAATTGTCCTTTATATATGACCTCTTTATTTTTTTCTAATATAATGTTATATATTTCACTGCTATAATTTAAATCTGATATTTTTATTAAAGCCTCATCAGAATTTATTCTATAAAAAAGTTCCGCTTGATGTATGTCTCCATAATTACCTTCTATATATACTTTATAAAGAGAAGTTCTTTTACTTTTAATTAAATTATTTCCAAAATTATGTTTAAAGATTTTTTCAGATGTTTTAATGTTGTGAAACATATTATAGTCTATATATATAGTTTGAAAAGAATCTCCAAAATAAATATTTACAAAATATAAATCGTTATAAGCTTTTAATTCATCATTAGGTAACTTTATCTTCGTTAATTCTAATTCTTTTTTATATATTAATAAATCGTTATTATATATCTGATTTCCTGATGCAGGAACTTCATCAATATATGATGAGTCCCAGCTTTTTTTTATAATATATTTGGTTATATCTGAATCAAAATTTGTTATAACTAAATAGTATAAATTATCTACTTTTTCTACTTCGATTTTCAAATAATCACCTCTTTTATTTATTGCATTCTACATTTAGCTTCAAATAATTTATAACAGAGACTCCGTATCTTTCTCCCCATATATGTGCTACATAGTAGCCTACATCTAATGTCCAAGATATCTCTGCTATTACGGGTTCTTTAAAGTTATTTGAATAAAATACATAATTGTTTATGTATTTTTTCGAATCTCCACCTAAATAATCCCACATAACAAATGTTTTATTTATAATAATACTTCCATCTAATTTTTTTATTTTTACATATATATTCCCTGTTCTACTACCATTATTTCCTTTGTGCGAACCTTCAGGTCTACTAGTGCATTCGAAACTCAAACTAATATTTTCTATAACTTTTGTAGTATAACTACCGCTTTCTACAGTTTGATATGTATAATTTTTATTTAAAATAAAATTTTCAAAACCTAATTTATCAACTAAATAATATTTTTTGGAATCTTTAGTTGCAGTTATTGTTTTATAACTTGGCTTCTGAGTAGATAATTTGCCATAATAGACATTATTACTATTAAAAATTTTAATAGCAGGAGTAGTCCATTTTATTGTACTTAAAATAAATTCTTTGTTATAAATATTATTGTTTAAAGAAATTGATTTAAAAATTTCTTTAGGAGGATCATAAGGGACTTTTGGAGTACCATTCCAGGTCCCTGATGTCCACCAAGGTCTAGTTCTATAACCAGAAGGTATATCTAATACAATCACCCATTCTTGTAATATATCATCATATAATTCAACTCTCATAGAGGCATTACCATTACCTGCGCCTTCTGCATCTAGATATCTAACAAATGTAACTGTCTTTACATCTCCGCTAAAATTATACGGCAAAGTAAATTCTTTAGTAGAAGTTCCATTTTTACTAGCACAAACATAATGATCTCCACCATATAATTCAAATATTGTTTTATTAGAGCTATCTTTAATAACTACACTTTTTGTTCCATAATTTTTTTTCAATCTCCAACCAACACAAGTAAATTTTATTTTAGTAAAAGCCATATATCTCCAATCATTCTATTGTTAATGTGTAGCCATTTATTATAAGTTTTTGTATATTTGCTGTGTTACTATTTAAATTTACTATAGTTGCAGTTGTTGATTCTAAATTATTGGTTTTAATTTTATTAGTGTTTGAAATATTATCTGTTGTTAAGGATGTTATGTTTGAATTTGAAGAAGATAAGTTTTGAATAGTTGAATTTTTAGAAGTTAGTGTATTAGTTACATTAATCGTTGAACTTTCTAATGAATTTGAATTTATTTTATTATAAACATTTATGCTTTTTAAAAATGTTGCATTTTCTTTAAAACTAGACATAGATACTGTTAGATTATTTATGACAGCATTGTTAGAAACATTGATATTTTTACTAGAAAATTCGTTACCAGAGGCATTAGTATAATTAAAATTATTTGCATTTAATTGAGTGAATAAAGTATTCCCTTTAACTGTTCCTCCAATTTCTATATTTAAATATGGATGTTTATGATTAGCTAAATCATATACTCTTTTTAAGTCAGCTACGTTTGCAGCTTTAGAAGCATCATCAATAATAGAATTAGATAAATATACTATTCCTTTTTGGGTATTAGTAGCACTAGGTATATTTTTTATTTCTGAAAACAAATGTGTATGACCAACTAAAGAAAAGGAATCATCAATTATATCTTCTATATTTTTTATTTTATTTTCAATAATATTAGCTCCTTTAGTTGATAAAGCTGTATAAGAATTATTGCTAGAAGAATTATCAGATATATTTAAGATACCCTTAATTAAACTTGTTCCAGTTTGTATGATTGCTTGACCGTTTTCATTTGTTTTTACATAAGAATAAGGTTTTAAAATATTAAAACTAAAATCTTTTGTTAGTATATTATTTTTCCCATATAAATCAACATCATCTTTAGAACTATTAGAATTTAAAATAATAATTTTTTTCAAATTAACTCCGTTTCCTGTAATGATAAATTCGTTTATATTATTAGTATTAGAGTTAACTTTATTAACATATTTCATAAATTTATTATCCTTAAAAATAAAAATATCAGAATAATCGTTGTAAGCATTTATTATTATTTTTATATGACCAACTTCTTTTTCGTTGTTAAAAAATATTTGTTTTCCATTATTTTTAAAATACCCTATATGAGTTGAATTGTAAGTGTTATCTAAATAAGCTTCAAGTATTAGCGTCTTATTAAAGAAAGAAGGAAGATTTTCGAATACTATTTTCTTATTAGAATTTAATTGGATATATTTATTTTCTATCAGTGTACCGCTATTTGTTGAAGGAGTAAAATTATTATAAAAAGTTTGCCCTTTTGAAAAATCTATTGAAACATCATAATTATTTATTTCAACAGAACCATTATTTGATAAAATTTTATTTATATCAACTTCTCTAAATGAGAATGGTATATTGTTAATTACATTAACTAAATTGTTTTTTGATATAGATAATAAAGAAGAATTAGAATTAGTAAGTATTTTTGAATATTCATCAATGTTTTTATTCACTATAAAACTAATTGAGTTTGAATTTATTTTGTAATAATTTATAGAAGAAATTCCATCATATATTCCGAAATAAGTATCATTAATTGGTATAATTTCGAATCCAATATTATTTACATTGAGATTACTAATTATATATTTTTTAAATTCGAAATTAGATTTATTAATAATATAAACCTCTGATAAATCGTCTATTATTATTAAATAATTATCAGATGTTGATACTACAATTGGATTAATATTAATTTCTATTTCTTCAAAATATGTATTTTCATTATTATATATGTTTCCATATCTTATGATATTTTCTGAGATAAAATAAATATAGTTTTTATCAATAGTATAATCTATAATTTCTGATCCAAATGTAATATTCAAAGGATAGACAACATCATTGATTATCTTATAGAATCTATCTCCTTTTCTTGCAATTATTTCTCCATTAATATTTATTTTGAATTCATCTACTGTTATAGAATCAAAAATAGTATATGCATTATTAATAATTTTTTTAATACATCCTAATTTGTTTATATAATATAAAGCATTATTTGAATATATAGCATTTTTATATTCTTCATTTAGTTGAAAACTTGCTATATTCTTAGAAATAGTGTCTTCTACTATACTTAATTTATTGTCTATCCATAAAACATCATATTTATTATATTCAGTAGTTGGATTATATATACCTTTATATGTAGGACCTATGATATTTAATAATAATTGGTCTATTGATATATTAAAATTTACAAGTTCATTCCACTTATCGTGAGTTAAGGTTTTGTTTGTTGAATTTATTATTAAATTATTAAGACTCAATATAATCACCAACTTTGTTCCAATTTATTCTATTTTTTAGCCATCCATAAATAAATGTTTCTTGAGATTCATTTTTATCACAGATATTTAAATAATACATACATCTAACTGCATTTAAAATAATAAATAATCTCTTTTGATCTAACTTTAAAGCCGTAGAATAAGTTATATTTCCTGCATATCCATCAACAATAACATTATTTGGTGTTAAATAGTTAATAGATTTCTGTAAAATAATACTCATTCCTTTATATCCATGATTAACATGGCAATCAAATAAGAAACTAGCTATTTCTTCATTAAATGATTCAAACTCTTTTCTCCAATACAGTTTAGAATATATTTCTATTGCTTGTTCTTTTGTAAGTTTTTCCATTGAGCCTTTATATCCGAAATTCCTAGCAACTTTTTCTGTAATTCCATACATTGTCTTTCCGCCATTATCTAATATATTATCAGAATATAGACCTTCTTTTTCCAATGTATTGTTTATAATCTTAATTCTATCAATCATTAATGTCTCCTTTTTTATAAGCTTTCCGCCAAAATGTCGAAAAGCTAATTTATATCATTTATATTAAAATTTTTATTATAACTTTTAATCGAGATATCTTCTTTTTTATAATAAGATTTATAAAAATTTCCAGGGGTTTTAAAATTATTATTATAAAAAGAATCGTTAGTTAACATCTTATTCATGAAAACTTTAGAATTATACGAAGAGAAATTATTATTGGTATAAACGGCAATAGAATTTTTGAATGGTTTATTTATATAAAATTTTCCATTAAATGATTCAACGAAACTAGAACCATTAATATTATATTTTTTATTTATCTTTATTTTAGAAAAATCAATATTTTTAAAATTTATTTCTCCAGATAAATTTGCAATATATACAACATCACTTCTATTCTTCTTAAAAAAATTAATCTTATTATTTACAATTAAAGAATCTCCGCTCTCTTCTATAAAAACAAACTCATTATTATTAGAAGAAGATTCTATCTTAATTTTATCAACTTCTAAATTTAAATCAAATTTTGTATTTAATTCATTTGAAGTTAATTGTATTCTATACGTTAAACCTTTTACAGTATTATATAAATAAATATTAATATTTCCATTAACATACGAAGATGACTTTAATTTAAAACTATTTATTATTTCAACTTGAGAAAAATGTATTGTATTATTTTCATCGAAATAATAATTAGTCTCTATATTTTCATAACTTTTAATTGGTTGAATATAATTATATTTAGATTCTCCTAAGTTATAGAAATACTTTTTATTTTTAGCATTAAAATAAATTATATAACCATTTTTAAAAGCCTCAGATAAATAATATATTTCATTATAACTATCATCATATAATTTAAAAGTATCTAAAGATGTTGTAGCGATAAAAAATTTATAAAATAATGGTTCTACGAAAAATTTATCAGTTATTAAAAGATTTTCAGAATATTCTTTTTCTATTGATAAATCATCTGTATCTTCTATATAAACATCTAAAAAATTTGTATCGCTATAATTTATATAATCTTCTATTAAAGGTATATTCATATAATAATCACTATTAACAAGATTATTTGTCATAATTACACCATTACTTGTGTTTTTAAAATATAAAGTTTTGCCTTGATTTTTTATCCAAAAATCTGTAATATATCCTTTTGAATTTATCAAATCAAATTTTATTTGATTTACAGAAGAATAATTAAAAACACCTTTGTTCCTGAAATAAATTTTATTATCCTTTATTTCATAAATATTATTAAAGTTAAATAGACTGATTTCATTTAATGATATATTATCATTAGGCTTTACTGTAATTTTTTTATTTGAATAAATAAATTTATTATTTTTATAATCATAAATATTATTAAAAACAATAGAATTCCCATCAAAATAACAGTTGTTATTTTTAATGTCATCATCGCTAAATGTGGATTGCTCAATTATTAAATCTATTACTTTAGAATTATTTGGAATTTTATCAAATTCATAAGAAGATATTCCTGAAAAAAATGGATATGAATCAAAATTACTAATAGATATCTCTTCTATATAATCAGAATCTAGAATATTTTTTTTAATAAAAAAATATAAATTACAAAAATATAATTCTCTTTGAGAACTATATTTAATCTCTTTTTCAAATATATATTTCCCATTTTTATCCTCTTTGTATAAAGCTATACTAGATTTACGTATAACAATTTTAAAGTTTCCTTTTTTGCTGTAATAAAAATTACCATTAATATGAATATTTTCGTTATTATAATTTAAAGAATAATCTTTAGAAACTGTATTTTTATTAGAAAAATTATATAATTCTCCATATTCTCTATAATTAAAATAATTTAACCCTCCATTTAAGGTGTTATCAAATTTATTTATTAATAATTCTTTGAATAATTTCAAAAAATTAGTAGATATTTTTAAATTCCCATCTATTAAAAAATCATTTAATCCATATATATTAATGTTATTATATATTTGTAATTCTTCTATTTGTTCAACAGATATAAATTGGTCTTTATAATTTTCTAAAGCGTCAACATAATTAAATAATATCTTGCCATCATATTCAAAATAATATAACTTCTCAAACTCCATCTGATAAAATTTATATTCTTTATTCATTAAATAAAAAACAAAATTATCAATATATGATATTTCTATACAATCGTCAGGAACTTCTATATTGAAATTTAATTGATCTATATTAATTTTAGAATTTTCTTTATTTAAATCAATGAAATTAGAAGAAAGATGAGAAGATGATAAAAAAGTTTTATTTTCACGTTTATATAATATATACACAAATTTTTCAGAATCTATTTTAAAATCCAATAACTCAAAAGAATTAGATAAATGATAATAAAAATCTGTATTATAATTATAATTTGAATAAAATATAATATAATTATCTTTGACAAAATAAGAATAATTATTAATAATTCCATTATTATTTGTTAAGTCTATATTATCTTTAAATGGATGTCCATTCCTTTTAAAATAACCAACTTCTTTATTAGAATATATATAATTATATTTTTCAATGAAAAAATTATTAGTTTTTTTGTATCCTCTATTTTCTAATACTTCTATATATTCTTTAGAATTGTAAAAGGAATAAAATATATCACCTAATTTACTTTCAATATGTAAATTTTTATTTAAGTTATATAAACTAAATAGAGTTATTTGATATCTGTTTAAAAAAGATTGTATAATTTTTTTTATATTAGAATTTGTATTATTTAAATTTCCTTCTAATAAAATATTATTACCATAGCTTTCTGCTAATAAAGAAACCACAACGCACCTCCAATTTTAGTCTATATTACCAAAGGAAATAATATTATTATTACCTATATTTAAAGAATCTTTTATATCTTCTATTAATATTGGAGAATTATAATTTACATTCCAATAAAAATAATTTTTTACTTTTATAATATTAAAATTTAAATTATTTGTTATATTATAAGTTTTTAATGTATCAGTAATTATATTAAAAATATCACTTTTTTTAATACTATTATCTATAAGTGAATTAGAAAGATATTCAGAGATTAAATTAGAAATAATATTTAATAATTTTTCATATTCAGGTATATGTAATAGTTGATTTTTTAAATTTATAATTCTTATTTCTATTAAATTTGGTTTTGCTATTTTCACGAATGAATCTTGGTAATATCTAACTATTTCTTCTGAATAAGAAATTAAATCATCTATATTAGATAAATTGTTAGGAAATATTGTCATAATAGTTGTTCCGTTAATATTATCTGAATAAATACCTTTTATTTCAGGATTATTTAAAATAGCATTTTCTATTTTTTTATTGTTAGAAAACCCCATACTTGATATCATTGATTTTGATCTTTCCAAAAAAGATAAATCGCTTTCTGAATCATTAGATAAAAGTTCTAAAGAAATAAGTTTTATATATTTAGGAAAATACTCAGATATATTTGTTTCTTTTTCAGAAAAACAACTTTTCTTATCAAACTTGATTTCTCCGCCGGCGGAAAAAATAGGAGTTTCAAAAGAATAAGAACTGTAAGTTTTGTATCCTGTAATGATATTTTTCGAGTTGGAATTTATTATTAAATCTTTACTAATTTTATAATAAGATTTTTCAAATTCTATTATAGAGTCTTTTAAGATTTTTATTTGTTGATCTCCATTATTTAATACCTCAAATTGATAAATATCTTGAGGATTACCTGAAATTCTGTATATATTAAACATATTCATATATCTATCTAAATCGGCTCCAGTCTTATTTTCATAATCCAAAGAAGAAAGAAAATTATTTATATCTCCTTCAACAGATGAAGAAGCCAAATAAATTGCATTTAATATATCGTAATCAAAAGTATTTGTGTCTATTTCCAAATTTAATGTATTTGAAATATTTTTAGTGAATTCATCAAATGATTGTATTTTAATTATTTTAATCCCTCCCTATTAACATTCTAATGAATAATATAATAAGTTTCTATTTTTATTATTACTCTCTTTAAAAATAAAAACTATATCAAATTTATTCATATTATTTTTGAAAAAGAAAATAATTTTATTTCTAATATTAACTTCGCCGCTGAACAACGAATTTAATTCATTATTTAATAACTCTTGGATACTTTCATTATTAAAATTATTTCTAAAATATTTTATGAAACGATCTCTGAAAAAATTTTTAAATTTAAAATGTGATATTATCCTGCTTCTAGCAATCCTAAACTCTGTTTCTGTTGAGTCTCCTATCACTATATCAGTAAATGTCCCATCTTCATGAATATATATGTCTCCGTTTTCTCCAATAGAAAACATATTACCACCTACCTAAATTTTTATTAATTTCTCTTATTACATATTGTTTTCTTTGAGATGATATAGTATTATCCGATCCAGAAATAACCTCTCCTACCATAGACAATCTTGTTTTTAACTGATTAAAAATACCTATAACCATAGATATTTTTGCGAAAGCATCTTTTGTTGGTAAAACAAAATTAGGAGTAAATGCAGTGGAAGGAATATTGATTTGCTTATTTAGAAAATCTGTAACTATCCCTTGTATATTTTTAAAAAATTCCCAACTTTTATGTTGAGTTTGGGATTTAGATACATTAGAATTAACTGTTTCACTTTTTACATTATTAACTTTTATTCCTGCAGTATTATTAGATATTCTAACTGACATTTTAATCACCTATATTTAAAAATTGAGCTAATGTTTTATTTATAAAAAAACCTAATTTTAAGTTTTCTGCTATTTTTATATACAAAATAGAATTTTCTTCCATTATAATTTTATTTGTTCCTCTTATACCAGTATCAGAAAAAATAATTAGATCTAAAACTTTGCCTTTATTATCCTCAAAAAAAGTATTTATATCTTCAGCTCTTTCTGTTATTGTTTTATCTTTTTCATTATTAGATACTTCATTTATTATTTCACTAACTTTGCTATCAAAATTATAAGAACTAAAAATATTGCTAAGTAATTCTATATTAGATATAGAAGAATTTTCATCAGTTATATTTTTATTTATATAAAATGCTCCATCTGCAACAAAATTACTTGGCTCTATGTCTAATATAATACCAAAGTCTTTATTTATCATAATACAATTCTCCTTTTAATTATTGTTTTTTTATTCCTATAAAAATAGGAACATGATCGCTTATAATTTTTCTATCTTCTATATTTTCTATAGGGTAAACAAACCTTGATGCTTTAATAAATTTAACTATATTATTAGAAGCTAATATATTATCATATGGATTTCCTGTTACTTCTCCATACTTATTAACAGTTGTAGCCTTTTTATTCATAGATTTAAACAAACAATTTGATGGTAATTCCATAGTTGCGTTATTATATGCCGATGATGATTCTAGAGGCTTTTCTCCATAATTAAATATATTTAAGTTAAAGTCAGCCATTATAATAATAGCTTCATTGTCAGAAATTAAGTTTTCATATTTTTGAATAAGTAAATTAACATTGTTTTTTCTTTCTTGATATACATTTTTTTCAGATATATCATTTTCGTTATATATATTATGAAACCAAATAACTTTTAAAGTTCTTAAAGAATTTATGTTCAATAGCGAAATATCTATTGTTGTTTCAATAGCTTTTCTTTCGTTATCTAAATTTATTAATCTATTATTTGATATTTGATATTTTCCATCAGAATTTAGAATTCCATATTCATTTGAAACTTTGTTACTTAACACATTTCTCATTATATGAAAACTTTCATATAATTCACTATTCTCTGGTTTTATATCGTTCAAAAATGAATCTAAATTATAATTATAAATATCTGAATTATAATCTATTTTAATATCATTAATAGTATTAAATGTATCATATGCTTCAACCAAACAGCTAATATTAAAGGCTTGAGAAATGATTTGTTTTATAGAAGAAGTTTTTATATTTAGATTTTCTGCTATTTTAGTTTTATCATAACTAGCATTAGAAGGGAACATATTAGAAATAGTCTGAGCTTGTATATTAAAGAAACCTATTGTTAAATCAAAATTTCCTAAATTGTAAATTCCATTATATGGATTATATTTAATTGTCCTTGAATATAGATCATAGTTGCTTTGAGTATTTAAAAACTCTAATAATGGATGAATAGAATATAATTCTGAAGATATCTGTTCTAAAGCTTTTTTTTCAGAAAAACCTAACAATGGTTTTATAATATCAGAAATACCAAGAGTTATATTATTAATAGTAAAATCTGCCAAAAATACAACAACTGAACTAACCCAATCTACACCAGCAAATACTCCATTCTTGATTGAATTTGCTATTCTTGACAATAATGTAGCTATAAGAGATTGTATTTCATTTCCATCATCATTAAAAAATGCAAATTCTAAAGTATTAGGATAAATCATTTTACCTTTCTTAAATAATGGATAAAACCTAATTGGAGTTTGTACTGAGATAAAATTAAAATCATATATATAATCATCAGAATTAAATAATTCATATGCAGAAAATGACTCTTCCAAATATTTAGGAATTAAATATTTAGGAGATTGCATAAGAGTTTTAAGATAAAACCCAAATATATTTTTTAATTTATAATTTAATGTTACTTCGCTATTGTTTTGAAGTATCACTTTTTCTTGGAATTCATTCATCATTTGATATCCTATTTTTAAATTGTATAAATCTAAAATCGGATCAACATGATTTACTTTAGCTTTAACAAATAATACAGTAATTAACCCTCTTTCATCTAATGTATGTTCAAAAGCATCTATCTCGAAAATACCAAAAGTAGATGTAGAGTTATCAAGTAATGTTATTGTATCTCCGATTTCTATATCATCATTATATTTAATATAAATTTTACCTTGATAAGAGTAGCTTAACTCTTTAATCATTTGAGTAACAAGAAACTCATAGTGTCTAACAGAAGCTTCTATATTTGATTCTTTTATATTAGGATCTATAGCATTAAAAGTTTTCTCTTTAAAGTTTAAATTTAATTCTTGATTTGTATTAGATAATTTAGAAGGCAAAATAGTTAATATTCTATTATTTTCTTTTTTATTATAATCTATAGCACTAACTGTATTTGGTATATCATCGGAAACAGAGATTTCATGAGCTATTAAGTTATAAGAACTAATAGCAAAATGATTTTCTGAAAATTTTCTGATTCCATTTCTTTCTAAATAATCAAATTTATCTCTAGTATTGATTTTAGTTTTTTCATATATATTTGCTAGTATAGATGAAACAGAATTAGTATTTTCTACATATAATTTAATGCTATCTTCGATGATACTTAATATATCAATATCTTTATAATTAACTAAAAAATCTTTTTTAAACTTTTTTATTTCATCTGTACCTATTTCTAGTTCTTTTTCTTTATTATAATAAAACATATGATCTCTAAATAATGATAATTTAGGAGTATTATCTTTGTATCTTATATCCCATTTAGAGGTTGTAATAAGCTGTTGTAGAAAATTAAAAATCTCTCCAGGAGAAGCGCTATCAAACTTTAATTCAGGATTAGTCCTTATTCCTCCAAAACTAGTTGATGGCCCTCCGTTTATCATTAATTCTTTATTAACAAGAGAACTAGAGCTTATTGGTAACTTTTCCATTAAGTTCACCTCTTTCTTGACTTTTGTCTTAATATTACAATAGAAAATTAAATATTTCAATTTTGGTATAAATAACAGTTGAAAATGAAAATATAAGTTTAGCCTTGACAATGCAAAAAAATAAAAGTATAATCTTAATAAGAAATTTATATAAGAAAAGAGGTAATAAAATGTTAAATATATCTTTGGGGTATAAATCAGATGGAAGGTTAAGTACAGCCACTTTACCTATGACAAAAGAAATGTTATCTTTTTTAAATGTATCAGATTCTAACGATGAAATTTTATTAGAATACAAAGAGAAAAAAATTATATTAATGAAGCATAATAGTACAATAGATTGTTTTGAACAATTAAAAAATAAAGATGTTGTTTTTTATTATAAAAAAAATATAAAACTAATTTTTTATAAAAAAGGTAATTCAGTAAAATTAAATATTCCGTTATCAATATTAAATGATTTTGGGATAACAAAAGATAACAGGAATATAAAATATGAATTCGAGGGGGACAAAATGATAATCTCTAAAGATGAAAAAGAAAACAGAAATGGTAAAATATTTATGTCAAAAATAAATAAAGGTGGAGTTGGTAAAACTTTTATAACTTCACAACTAGCTTCTGGATTAGCCGAAAAAGAATATAAGGTTTTAATTATAACTTCAGACGACCAAAATAATATATGGCAACATTTAAGTAAAAGAGTTAAAGGAGAAAAACCATTATTAGAATTTAATAATGGATTAAAATATTCAGTAGAAAACTTAAATGATGATCATGCTATTAGAATGAGAAAGAATTTATTCTTTATTCCACTAGAAGATGAAACTTTTGGTAATAAATTCTTTAATAACATTAATGAATTTTTATCAAAAATGAGAGAAAAATATGATTTCATTTTTATAGATAGCCCTCCAACATTAAAAAAGATAGATACAGTAGATATGGAACTTATGAATTTAACAGATAAATTTATAATTCCTTGTTATTGTATAGATGATACAGTTCAAGGAGCTATAAATATTATTCAAAAAGTTGGAGTTGATAAAGTATTAAGTTTAGTAGTAAATAAATATTCAGCTCGTAGTACTGAAAAAAAATATTTAAAGATATTAGACGATAATATAAAAGGATCGAATATTTTTTATCCTGAACCAATCCCATTAAGTACTTTAATAATGGATATAATAGATAAAGGTAAAACTATATGGGAAACAAAAACAAAAGAATTAGATACTATTAGAGAGATATTTAATAGTATAATGGATACAATAATAGATTATAAAAACGGAAAAGAAGAAGTATATGATGAATTAGATTTCTAGGCTTTCCGACATTTTGTCGGAAAGTTAAATATCATTTTTTTATAAGGAGTGAATATGAACGAAATAAATAAACAATTACAGAATATTGTCCCAAAAAAACAAGAATTAGTAAACGAAAATATTATTAAATTCGATAGAGAAGAATTTAAGAATTTAAGTAATGAAGTTGTAGAGTATTTAGAAACTTCTGCATTCGATATATTAAATATATCTGCTAAGTCACAATTACAATTAGGAAGAAAATTTCAAGAGATATTTGATACTTTAGGAAAGCAAGGAGTTGAAGAAGGAGTTTATACTAAATATGTACTTTTTTTAGGGTATAGCGATAGAACAGTTTTGAGATATAGAAATAGATGGAAATTATATAATCTAATAGAAAATAAAAATACTAAAGGTATTATAGCTATAATGCCAGTAGTTTATGTAGATAAATTACTAAAAGAATATGATAGTTATAAAGAGATTTTAGAAGAAGATATAACTTTGGAAGAATTAAGAAATAAATTGGATAACAAAAAACAAGTAATTGAATTAAAACATGAAGAGATAACAATACCTCATGGTTTTTTCAAAGATAAAATATTTAATCTATCATTAAAAGCTGAAGAGATAGAAGATAAGCTTACAGAAGCTGAAAAGATAAAAGTTTCAAAAGCTTTAGAAGTTTTAGAAAAAATATTAAATAAATAAAATAAAAAAAACTGTCCCACGCCAATAGAACAGTTTATGAGTGATTAATACGCCAATATTAATACTAATATAATATCACTCAAAAAAATAAATGTCAAGGAGTGATTAATATGAAATTATCAGAATTTAGAATTTTTACAAAAAATTTAGCAATATTTATGAAGTTAGGTAAAACAAATAGTGAATCAGAAAATATATTATTAAATATGAAAGTTGAAGAGTTACAAAAACTATTACAAAGGGGTATATAGATGGAAAAAAATAAATTATTTTTAATTAAAAGCAAAGAAAGTGGAACTGAGTATCCACATGGAGAAGAATTAAGAGAAAGAGCAGAAGAAGAAATAAACAAATATCTTGGTTGTTATTTTGAAATACCTCTATGGTTAGTAAATAAAGTTGGAATAAATGTGGAAGAAAAACTTGATAGTTATTACGAATATGATGATAATTATTTAATAATGTTTGATAGAGAAGAAGTATCATTGGAAGAAAAGGTTAAAATATTTGAGCATTATACAAACGGAATATTTAGAAGTCAAAATTATAAAGGAGATTTAATTGTTAATCATGGAAATACAAAAAAATATTTAGAAAATAAAATTAATAAAGTTAAAGATATAGCTTCAAATTTAACTTTTGAAAAAGTATTGGGATTTAACTTTAGAGAATTAGAAACAGAAATAAATGATTCTTACGGAGATAGAGTATTATTTTTATGTGGAAAAGGAGAAGGTTCTTTCATTGAATATCCATTAGAAAAATATTTAATAGAAAGAGCGATATTTGACATTAAAATTGGAAGAAATTATACAATTGAATTAGTGGATATATTTGAGATATGAAAAGCAGGGAAAAATTCCTGCTTTTTTTATATATATGATTACTTTTTTAGATTGACATGATTTAAATAAACATTATATAATGAACCTGTATAAATTGGAGGGGATTTATGGATTTAGATATAATTGAAATCAATTTAGATTTAGTTAAAGAAGAACAAATTTTTGAAGAAATAGAAGAGAAAAAAATTGAATTAGTGGATAATAAAGTTAATGAAAAATATATTTCTAAATATAATTCTTATTTATCAAAATTAAAAAGTAATCAAGATAAAAAAAAAGAAAAGAGTAATCTAATTAAACAAAAACATAAAGAAGTAAAAAATGTTAAACAATTTTTTAAAACAGAGACTGAAAAAATTGAAGAAAGATGGATTACCAAAAGAGAAAAACTAATATCAGATAGACAATCTCTTACAGAATCAGAAAATAATATTATGAATAAAAAGATAAAAGACCTTACAGATTGGTATAATAATCAAAATATTATTTCTAAAGTAATTTTATTTTTTCAAAAGTATAATCTAGCTGACGAAAAAAATAAAATAGAAAAAGAACACAGAAAAACAATTTCATGTATAGATGAAAATTTTAGAAAAGAAATTTTTTTAGCAAAGGGTGAATATAAAGAAAAATTAAATGAATTAACTTTGAATACAGAAAAGCAAGAAAAGAAATTAAACGAAGAAATAGCTTCTTTAGCTAATGAACTTAAACAACACAAATATAATATATATAGATTTAAAACAAATATAAAATATATAGAATCTAATGATATTTTGATAATTGATGATCTATATAATCAAGTTAATGATATTTGTAATTATAAGAAATATCCAATGAAAAAGCTTATAAAAGATTTAGAATTTTTTTCTGAGCAAATTCTTTCAAAATATTCAAATCATATTAATGTTATTGTACATGATGAATTTCATGGATTAAAAAAGTATATAGACGAAAGAATAATGTTTTTACCTGATACTAAAAATAATTTTATAAACAATGAACTTGAAAAAACAAAAGAACTTTTATCAAATATTGATGGAAAATCTCTAGATAATCAACAACGTACAGCTGTTGTTACAGATGAAGATAATATTCTAGTAGTTGCTGGAGCAGGTTCTGGAAAAACATTAACTATATCTGCTAAAGTGAAGTATCTTGTGGAAGAGTTGAAAGTAAATCCTAGAGATATACTTCTAATAACTTTTACAAAGAAGGCGGCAGAAGAAATGGAAATTCGTATCAAAGAGAAGTTAGGAATAGATATAAAAGTTAAAACATTCCATGCTTTAGGATATGAAATATTATCAAGTTTTGAAGATAAAAAATCAGATATTTATCCTGGTCCAGAAGCTTTTGTAAAACAATTTAAAAAAGAAGTTGAATTAAAAGATGAAGAATTTGCAATGTTACTTTTTAAATACTTATCTGTATATATCTATCCATATGTAGATCCTGAGAGTTTTTCATCATTAGGAGATTTTTATAAAAGAAATAAGCTAACAGGTATGGAAGCTATTAAAAATAAGATAAATAATGTTTTTAAAAGAAATAATAATGCTATATTAAATGTATTATTAGATAGTTTATCTCATACTCTTGAAGTTTTAAATAATAACATTAAACTTTTTGAAAAGAGGAAGGCTATTGACAATTTAGAAGAGATAGCTATAAATTTATTAAAAAAAATAGAAAATGAAAAGCAAAATGAAGAAATAATAGAACTTTTAAATGAATTTATTAATAAATGTGAAGAAATAAGAGAAGAAGAAACAGGAACTATTCAAGAAAAAATAAATGAAATGGTATTAACTTTAGATAGAAAAAAACGTTCAATAAAAAGAGAACAAATGAAAAGTATAGAAGAAGTTGTTATTGCAAATTTCTTATTTGTTAATGGTATTGAGTACGAATATGAACCTGAATATAAATATGTTACTTCATCTAAAAGTTATAGACAATATAAACCTGATTTTTATTTACCTGAATACAATATTTACATCGAACATTTTGGAATAAATGAAAATGGAAGATGTCCTCAATATTCAAGAATAGAAGAAATGAGGTATTTACAAGGAATACAATGGAAGCGTGATATACATAAAGAAAACGGAACCATTATGGCAGAAACATATTCATTTGAACATAAAAAAGGATTATTAATTGATAAACTAAAAAAAATATTAGAAAAATATAATATTCCATTAAATCCAATGACTAAAGAGGAAATTTTAGAAAGTATTATAGCATTAAGTGAAAGTGATACCATACTAGATTTTTATAAGTTATTAAATACTTTCTTAAATTTATTTAAAGCTTCAAACTTCAATGAGACACATATTGATCAGTTCAGAAAAGAAGCTTCTAATGAAGTAAACGATTATGTAAAAAATAAACATATACTTTTTTTAGATATTTTTGAGAGATATTATAAAGAATATCAACAAATGTTAAAAGATAATAATCAAATTGATTTTAACGATATGATTAATAAAGCAACTGGGTATCTACAAAATAATAATTTACCTAAAGAATTTAACTTTAAATATATAATAATAGATGAATTCCAAGATATTTCTGTAGCTAGATATAAATTAATAAAATTAATAAAGGATTTAGCTACTTCAAAAGTAATGGCAGTTGGAGACGACTGGCAAAGTATTTATAAATTTGCAGGAAGTGAAATTTCTTTATTTACAAATTTTGAATCTTATTTTGGAGATTCAGAAATATTAAAAATAGAAAAAACTTACAGAAACTCTCAAGAGTTAATAGATATTGCAGGTCGTTTTGTTATGGCTAATAAGGATCAATTTATAAAAAATCTAGTTTCAGATAAAAGAAAAGATCAAGTTGTTCAATTAGTTGCATATAATAATTTTACTATGTCCGATGACCTTGATACAGACTCTAATTCTTTAACTCGTAAAATTATAGAAATTTTAGAAAGTTTTGGAAATGAAACAAAAAAAGTAGCTCTATTAGGTAGAAACAATTATGATATCGAAGCTTTGAAAAAAAGTAAATTCTTTTACCTTGAAGAAGAAGATGGAAAAACTAAAATATCGACAGAACTATTTCCAGATTTAGAAATAGAATTTATGTCAATCCATAAATCTAAAGGGTTAGAAGCAGATGAGGTTATAATTATTAACAATAAGAACTCAGTAACAGGATTCCCGAATCAAATAACGAATGATTCAGTATTAGGATATGTTTCTATAGATAGTGAATCTTATATGTTTGCTGAAGAAAGAAGATTATTTTATGTAGCTTTAACTAGAACGAAAAATAGAGTATATTTATTATATCCAGAAGATTATTCTATCTTTATTCAAGAATTGATGAATTATAATTCACCTAATATCGCAAATACGTTATTAGATAACACTGAAAGACCAATATCTTGTCCTACATGTAAAACAGGACATTTAATTGCTAAAAAAGGAGCTAAAGGGTTAACTTTTTATTCTTGTAGCAACTATCCTCAATGTGACTTTAAAATTACTGATCTAAAATATGTTAAAAGTAAGGTTAGATGCCCTAAGTGCGGAGGAGTAATGCAACTAAAAAAAGGTCCATATGGAGATTTCTATGGCTGTATAAATTATCCAATATGCACTTTTACTTATAGTATAGAAGAATATGAAAAATTGAAATAAGGAAAGTGGTTATATGTTATTAATAATATTAGCTTTTATATTGTTTTTGTATTTATTAGATAAAACAAAGAAGAAAAAGGAAGAATATAAAAAAAGAGAAGAGGATAGACAAAGAAAAAGTTTGGAAAATTTATATAGACAATTTCAAGAATGGGAGATTGAATTAGAAGAAACGATGGACGAATTTGTAGAAAAAGGTATGAAAAAATATAAAGATGAAAAAAACTCAAATATAGATGTAAACACAAAATTAGAAGATACATTAAAAGAAATATCTGGAGAAGAAAAAGAAAACGAAGATCTTGAAATAGATATAGATAAATTACTTTCAGGATTTAAAAAAAATAAAAATAATGAAAAAAAGACAGATTAATAATCTGTCTTTTTTATAATTATTTAATATTTTCTAAAACCATTTTTTTATATTCTTGAATATCTAAAGCATGAGTTCCACCACTTTTTAAAGCAGTTTGCCCTATGAGATTCCAATCATATATAAAATTCTTAAAATTAAATAAGAATAATGGATCTATTCTTTCTCCATTTTTAAAAACTTCCAAATGTAAATGAGTTCCACTGCTTTTTCCTGTATTTCCCATAATACCTATTTCTTGTCCTTTAGACACAATATCATTTATATTAACTTCAGGCTTTGATTCTAAGTGAGCAAATTTAAATTTTAGTTTTTCTTTGTCATTAAATAAATCTAAATAATATCCGTAACTATCACTATATGAATTAGCAATTACTCTACATTCCATAGGAGAAAATAATTTTAAACCTTTATTATTTGCTATGTCTACACCTTTATGAGTTCCGCCATTTCTATATTCGCCAAATATACTTGTAACTAAATTGCTTTCAGAAGGAAGGTTTACTTCTTTTGATAATTCTATTAGTGGAGTTTGAATGATATTAATATTACCTGTATCAGAAACATATGTAGTATTATTTTCTAATTTTACCGATGTATCATAATTGCCTATTAACAAATCATCTATTCCGCTAATATTAGTTAAAAAGTACATACCATAAACTTCATAATCTCTGTCTATATTATTTATATTAGAAAACATATCAACATCTAAATCTAATGTAGATGTAGAACTAGCGTCATTAAAAATATCTCCAAATGAAGTATTTAATTTATATTTAGTTTTCATGCTAGTTATTAATAAATTTTCTTTGTTATAGTTAGAATTAGAATTAAAAAAGTTATTAACATTATATGGCATTTTATATATCAATGTTCCGAATACATTATAAAAACTAGATTCTTCGTGTAAATTACCAAAATTATATATAGGATTAGGATTGCTACTAGATGAATTTGGATCTATATAATTAAAAAGATGATCATTAATGTATCCAGATAAAAAATTTTCATACCCAATAGGCTTTTCTTTTATTCCATCTGAAAATATTAATTTAAATATATTATTTATGCTTTCAGAAATTTGACCAATTACAGAAGTATCGTTAAATTTTATATTTTTGATTTTATAATTATATAAACTGGATGCAACATCAACGCATTCTATTGATAATATATTGTTTTGAAATAAAATCTTATTAATAAATCCTTTGTAAGCAATTGTCTTTCTATCAGAGTAACCTAAATATATTTCTATCTCGTTTCCTGGTTCTATTTTTAATAATTCTATTTTTCCGTCTACAGAGTTAAGGACACCTATTCCTGAATCACCATAATATTCAATTAATTCTTTATTAAAATCAACAAAATTAACAATAGCTGTTTTTATTTTAGTAGTACTATTTTTAGAAATACTTAGATTAATGAGATTATTCATAGATATTATTTTATTAATATTAACAGTTCTATATATACCTGCATTATTATTATCAAATTCTTTAGTTTTTATAAATATATTATAATCAGGTATTGTTTCTGTAACATCACTGTTAATAATATTAGCAATTTTATTAAAATCATTAAATGGATCTTTATTCCCTATAATTCTTTTCTTCATAACATCAGATATATTATTATTATCATTTTTCATTATAGGATCTAAAGATGGATAAAATAATATATTACTTTTTGCGTTTAAATTAATGTCTAAATTTTCCCATTTTACCATAATATTATTTACATCATCATCTTTAAATTTTTCTTTCATATTTTTTATAAACTCTAAACAAGTCTCTTTTGATTCTTCATGATATGAGTTTAACAAAGATTGTTCTATCATTTTTTCAGGAAATAAATTTTTTATTTTTGTTCCATAAAAAAAATTATAATCTTTGTTTATATCTAAAGGTTCAGTATTGTTTAAATTAGAAGATAAATTTATTTTATCAATCCAATAAGATGAATTTATATTATTTTTTAAATTTTCTAATAACGAAATAGAATTATCATCTATTTTGATTTTATCTATATAATAATAATAATTTTGAAGATATTGATTTAATAGGTAAGTAGTTTCTTTAAAAATATTACTAAAATTATCTATACGAGAGCTACTTTTTAATGAGAAGAAACCAAATAATGCTGAAGCAATAATAAATGGTTTAATTGCTTCATTATAACTGTATATACTATTGTTAGCTTTCATAGAAATTTCAGATCCATAACAAGAAGATAATAAAAATAAAAATTTACTTAAAAAAATATTATTAGAAAAATCTATAATTAATTGTTCGTTAGAATCAAATAGTTTTTTATATTCTTTGTAAAGTTCATTAGATTGATATTCGACTTGCTGAAGTAACAATGATTCGTTTTCTATTTTATCTCCAGAATTCGCTTTATATATTATAGCTATCTCATCTTTAATTCTTTCTTGAAACATTTGATCATTAAATGTAGTAATAAAAGCTGAGAAAAATTCGTTAATAATTCTTTTTATATAATGATTAATTTTTATATAATCTAGTTGATTGAAATTATAATAAAAATTATCCATATTTATTTCTTCAACAATTTTTTTGAATGTACCAAAATTTAAATTGAAAAAAATTCTTAAATAAAATTCTTTAAAATATATTAATTCTATAAGAGCATTTATTCTTTCTTCATTTGAAACAACTGTAGAAAAACAATAGTTAAATAATTCATTGAAGAATTCTTGATGAAACTCTATTAAGTTATTACTTGAATAAAATTGTTTGTTAAATTCATCTTTAATATTGTTATTGGAAGATGTTGTGTATAAAGAAATAAGATCTATATAATTATAAAACATAGCTAATTTATATATAGATAACTCTCTTGAATTAAAATTATCATTATTTAATTTTAATTGATTTAAAAAAATAGAAAAATTAAATTCTTTATAATTAATATTTTTATTTATAATGTTAAAATAATTTAAATATTCTCCATTTTCTTCAATTAAATTATCTATAAAATAATATTCTTTATCACTAATTAATGAGTTTGGTAAAGAAAAACTAGTAAATGTAGAAGAGTACATAGAAATGTAATCTCCAAACTTTGCTATATAATAACTTTTGTTACCGATATCAGAGTATTCATTTTCTGCTTCAATAATTGTAGATAACATTTTTAAAATACGATCACTAGAATCAAAACTATTTGATAATAAATAATTTATACAATTTTCTAAATAAAAACCTACATTATTAAATCCATACGAAGCTTTTTTTATTTGAGAATTACTTATATTATTTGGATTTAAATTATCTAAAGAAAAAATGTTATAAGAATTAACTTGCAATTGTATTGTTATAATAACACCATTCATATTTTCTATATTATTAAAAATAATATTTTTTATAGATGCACTGTGAAAATCAAACATATTTAGTAAAGGGTGTATTATTTCAATTTTATGATTACTAATATTTTTATCAGATAATTGCTTTATTTGAGATATTAATTCATTATCACTTTCATCTAAAATTAATTTAAAATTATAGAAACTTTTATCTGTAGCAATGAATGATTTGGTTGGGATACTTTGTCCATGAATAGGAGTGGAAGATATTATATTATAAGTTATTAATTCAATTTGAGAAATATGTTTATCGTTTATTTGTAAAATATAGTTTTTGTCTAAATCTTCATAATTTTTTAAATTAGAATAATATACATTTTTTTTATATACATCATCTGAAGTTACATTAAAATCATTAGAGGAAATTAATACCTTTTCTTTCAATAACGCATTTAGTTTTTCTATATTATATATTTTCATTTCTAAATTACTATTAGTTATAATATTAGAATAATTTTTATTTATTTCATTTAAGCATATTGTAGTAAAATTTGTTTCATTGTTCCAATCGTTAAATGTTTTAGAAAAAGTTGTCATCTCAGTTTCATTAAAACCATTTTTATGTAAAGATAAACGCATATAGACAGAATAGCCATTGTTTGTTTGTTCTAAAGAATTTATTTTAAAATTTTCAAGAAATACTATCAAGTGAGTTATTTCTTTTTTTAAGTTATCACTATATTTGAAATCTACTACTGATTGTTCTATATATAAAGAACTTTTAATTTTTTCTAAGATATATTTATTTTTTAAAGGAAGAGCTCCTAAAGCCTTAAACATAGAATATATTAATGCAATATTCGGTAATTCTTCAGCATCTATTAGAAATTCTATATTTATTGTATCTATTGTATTTAAATTATTTTCATCCAAGGAAGAGCCAAATCCTCTAATAGCTGTTATGCTATTAGAGAATTTAGAAGTTTCAAATGTTAAATTTTTAAAACCATTATTTGCTACCTTGATATTATTAATATATAAAAATTCTTCTTGTTTAAAAAAATCCATTAATAAAACTCCTTTATGTTGGTATTTATATTATAATTGCCAAGTGTTCTGTACAAAGAACCTTTTGTTTCTTCATATTGCTTTTCATTAATGTCTAATTCTACCACACTTCTATTAGATTGAAAAATTCTAAAGAATAATCCTAAAGTTGCAATTGCTCCTCCTATTGTTAGAGCTTTTTTATTTTTTTGTAACATTTCAGCAACCTGAGTTTTAGTACTACTACTAGCAGTAGTTTGCTCTACAACTTTAGCTGTTGCCTTAGAAGATTTTTTTATATTCTCATTTTGTTCCTTTAGTTTTTCTAATTGCTCCTTTAATTTAATAATCATTTGAGCTTGGTTGCTATTATCTTGCTTATATTTTTCAATAGTTTTAGACAATTGCTCTGAAATATTTTTATTTTTTTCTCTTTCTTTGGCTAAATCTTCTTTTAAAAATTCTATTTTTTGATATGCTTGATCTATTTTGTTTCTAATATTAGCTTCAGTTTCTTCCATTGAAGTTTGAATATGATTAATTTTACTAGTTAATTTTTCGTTGTTTTTTGTTAAATTATCATATCCATTGTATTTAACGTTTAGATTACTTATTTCATCTTTTAAATTTTTTATTTCCTCATTAGCTGTATATAAATCATTCTTTAATCTTTTTATTTCATTTTGACTTTCTATATATTTTTTCTCATATAATTTAACTTCTTCAACATTTTTTTCTAAATTGACATTAGAATCAGTAATATTTTCTATTATATTATTTACATTTGATTCTATATCTTTGTAATCAGGAGAAATTTGGGAATTACTTATATTGTTTGCTACCACTTTTTCTACATTATTTGTATCATTAATTAATGTTTCGATTTCTTGAGAATTTTGAATTTCCTCTAAAGTGTTACTTATAACTTGATTGTTTTCATATAATTCATCAGCAAGTTCTGTAATACTTTTTAATTCGCTATCTATATCTGATATTCTTTTTAATCCTATATTAGAAATTGCATAATTTATAGCATTAGTTAATTTTGATTTTAGAGCTGTTTCAAATCTAAGTCCAGAGTTTTTATTGTTAGGATCGAAATATTTTATAATATTATAAAATAATCCTTTTTCATTTATTTGAGAACGTAATCCGCCGAAAATATCTACAACTTTTTTATTAACATATTCTACTCCGTTAGAATTTGTTTTTACATCTTTTACAGCTAATGTATTTGTTATAGCACCTTTGGAAATTAATAATCCTATATTAGAAATAGTAGACAATAAAGTGTGATTATCTAATTTTAAATCAGAAATATTAAATCCTTGTTTAGTAAAATCTTTATTTAAGATTACAGCTATAGCTTGTTGAATAGCGTTATTTAATTCTGAGTCTATATTTCCCTTAAAAAATATATCGCTTATATCTTGGATAGATGATATTTTATTATTGTTATATAAAAACTCTTTTCCGTTCATTTGAGTTTTTAATTTATTGGAAACATCTAGAATTTTATCAAAATCAATCATATTAATCAAAGCATCATTATCAATGTAATTTGATATCAATCTATCTGTCTTATTTAATTGATTCATATTTAAATAAGGATCTGCTCCTCCACCTAATTTTGAAGATATTGATAATTTTTCAATCATAGTTCCATATGTATTAAAATATCTTAATTTATTGGAAACTTCTTTAACTTTATTTATTTTTTTGTATATTTCAGATTCTCCAAGAATAGTCTCGTTATTTTTTAAAAATGTTTCTATTACAGTATTAAACGTACTATCTTCTGAGGCTATAACAGAAAATTCTCTAAACGAAGTTAATGCAGAGTGAACAGGTCCTGTTCTATGTATTCCAGTATAAGCTTCATATCCAGTATCTGATAACCATTGGTTATTAAACTTAAGATTACCTTTTAATACTTGATTAGTCAATTCGTTTAATAAAGAATACATACTATCTTCTTGCCCTACAGAATTTAATTTTTTAAATTCTTTTATTTTTTTGATAAGTTTTTTATCAGCTAATTTTAAATCAAATATATTTTCTATTTGATTTACATCGTCTTTATTTACTATCTTGAATAAAAGTTCTCTACGGCTTTCATCATCTAATGATAATATAAATTCAGAAAATTCTCCTCTAGATATATTCATAGATTCTCCATTGTTAAACTTTAATATCAAGTCTTTAATGCTAGGTAATACTGCATGTTGAGAATTTTCATCAAGTACTCCATCTTGAGCTCTAATGTATTCAAATTTTAAAGCATAATATCTATCTTCTATATATTTAAAAGCATCTGAATTATTTGTAATATTAACTCCATCTAATTTTGCTCTATTTTTAATTAATTTAAACAAGTGTTCTTTTTCCTGATTTAATTTTCTATGAGTATTAAAGATAGCATCCAAATCTTCTGATGACATATCGTTTAATATGTATCCTATTTCGGAATCTAAATTTATTTTATTTAATAATGTCTTTTTATCTTTTTTAGAAAATCTAAAATCATCTAAAACAAATTTTAATAGTTGATATCTATCTCCATCAAAGTCACCATTCATTCCTAATGCGGTTCTTTTTCCTATGAAACTAAATGCAGGTGCCCGAGTATCTATTCTGTTTTCGTTACCAATAAAGTTTTTTAAGAAAGATAGATTTCTGTCATGTTCATCTAGTTTTACAAATCTAGATGCTCTAATGGAACCAATATATTGATGAGGATTACGAGAACCAAAGCCATATGTAAATTTAGATTGACCAAATGTATTATTTATCTTTTCTATTTTTTCAAATTGTTGTTCTGTTCCTATAATAACTCCAGACATTGAATTCAAAAATTTTTCTAATCCTGATATATTTCTATCATTGATATAAGATTCAATTCTTTTTTCTCTAAAATCTCCAAAAACTAATGTCATAGCTTGTAAAAATTCTTTTTTCTTTTTAGCATATATATCTGAATTTGGATCTAAATCTAATAATTCGTTGAATGAATTTTTAATATGATAATTAATTGCAGTTCCCTCTGCTCCTTGAATTGTAGCACTAGCTCTAGGTTTATAAAATGTTACATCATCTAATAATTGTTGTTCAGGAGAATATTTGGAAATGTTAGTTACAGTATTGGTTAATAATCTACTTATTCCATATTCATATGTATTAGTAATAGCTTCTTGCATTTTATTATAAATATTGATACCTTTGTGACCACTAATAAAATCTTCTTCTGTATTATATAGATAATTATCTATAAAAAGTTGTTTTACATATTCTTTTCCACGCTCAATATATTCTGTTGCTATTTTATTTTTGGTTTCATCATTAGAAATTTCTAAATATCCAATCATATCAGAAATAGTATTTGCTATATCTTTATACGAAACATTTTCAACTATAGTTCCTTTTGAATCTATTAATTTCCCTAACACACTATTAAACATTCCATCATTAGTAAAAGTTAGAATATTTTCACTATCTAAAATAGAACTAGAAATAGAACTACTAGTAAATAAGAATTTATTATCTTTAACATTTATTTTCATTTTATCTAAAAAATCTTTAACATTTACACTTACTATATTTTTCTTTTTATCCATAACCAATGAATTACTAGCAGATGATGTTTTGAATTCTATATTAGATAAAACTAATCTATTAAATTCTCTGAAATCAACATTGTTTATAAATTCTTCGATATTTTTTCTATCCAAAATAAATGATCTAATTCTTTTAGATTCATTTTGGTAAACATTATAGTTTTTAGATATTCTTTCTTGACTATATCTAATATATTTAATAATATTATCTAAATCTTTCTTTTTAGAATCATAATCATATTTTTTATCATTTATTTTATTAGAAAATATATTTAATGTTTTTATAAAATCATCGTAATATTTTTTTTCTTTATCGTTGTCTAGGTATGCCACAAATGAAGAAAAATTATTTAATTCATCTATATTTAACTGTTTTTCTAAATTGTTTTTATTATATTCATTTATTTTTTTATATAATGTATCCCAAGAGTTACCACTAGGATCTAATCCGACAAAATTTATTCCTTTAAAATTGTTATAAGCATTTTGTAATCCTGTTAATTTAAGATTGTTAGAAATAATATTTTCTATTGCATTTAATTCACTATTAAAAACTATATTACCGCTTCCATCAATTGAAAAGTTAGTTATCTTAAATGGCATAAAACCATTTTTTGTAATATTTTCTAAATTCATAAAATTAACTAATTTTTCTCCAGAATATTGATTTAGCATTTGTCCAAAATTTATTCTATCATCTCTAAAATAATTTTTAAAATATAAATTAATCATTTCTGTTTCTTCTCTTGTTAATTCAAATGTATTTTTGTCAAAATCTCCTTCTAATAAATTTGAACTAGAAACAACAAATTGATTATAAATACCTATAAAGTTATTTAAAACATTTTGATTAGAATTGTTATCAAAGAAAGAATTTAAAGCTTTAATCTTGTTTCCGAATATATTATTTATTATATTAGTAGAATACATTTCATCTATTCTAGAAAAATTACCATCATTTAAATATTTAAAATTAGATTTTAATTGCTCTTTTGCTCCAGCTATTAAATTATTTACTTCATTTATTTTTTTATCATAACTACTTGAATCTTTCATTATTGTTTTTATTTCGTTTTTATATAAATTTCTAACAAGATAATCAATACTTAAATCAAATGCTTGTTCTTTGTTTGACAACAAATTATAAAAATGACTTATTTCATTTTTTAATTGATCGTTAAATCCTGTTAATTGCCCATAAAAATGACTATCTAAAGCATTTTCTGCTGGTAGATATTTCAATTGTTGGCCAATAATATTTTTACTTAAAAATTTATATCCATTTTTTGTAAATACAGATGAACTAGCATTCCCTATGTCTATTTTGTTCATAGAAAAATTCTTTAATAGTTCTTCAGCTTTATCATCTCCAAATAAATTTGCAATAACATTAGAAGGTAATAATGAGATATCCGATATCAGTTTTGATGATCTACTACCAGCTATTGCATCGCCCATCTCTTCAGCTAACCAATTTAATCCATTTTCAGAAAAAACTATATTGGTTAATCTAGTAAATTTTAGAGCTTCATCAACTTCCATAGCTTTTGATTCCTTCATCATATGAGAAAATGAAAATAACCTGTACGCTCCACCAGTATCTATATCATGAATTTTATTTATACCATAATTTCTCACACCACCTGTTGTTTCAACATAAGATTTCTCTAGATAAGAATTTTCTGAGCCAAAAAATATTTTAGCCATTTTTTGAGATTCTGAAGTTAATTGTCCTAAATAAACATTGTAAGCATCATATAATTTACCAGTTATTAAAGCTCCTATTTGTTCAGCATCATTTGCTGTAGGTATTCTTCCTAACAAATCTTCAAATCTTTTTTGACTACTTGATACTAAATAATTTTGAGCACTTCCTAATTCATTTATATTATTCAATCTTGAAATAAATTCGGATTTAACCTTATCATATTCTCCTATAACTAAAGAACCATTTTTGTATGACATTCCAATACCTAATAAATCAATTACGTTTGTTTTTTTTCCATTGATTTCAATAGTAGAATTATCTTTCATTATACTTAAAAATCTATTAAATTTTTCTTCAGGACTTAAATCAGTTGATCCTTCAAAGTTAGAATTTATACCATGAAGAGCCATAGTTAATAAGCTTCTTCCGTAAAAAGTTCCATTGAATCCTCTTTTACCTTTTGTCATCTTTTCGTTTAATATAGAATCAATAACATAAGTATACCCATCACTAACTAAAGTTAATAAACTTGTATTTATCTGGTTAGTAGCTTTAATATTATTATACATAGATTTTGTTCCTTGAGAATTTAATAATAATCCTTTTGTACTTATTCTTATACCATCACTCTCAAATCTAAAACCTTCAATAAAAGCATAGTTACTACCTGAAATTCCTGTATTATAACCATTATACAAAAAATTATCTCCAATAATTTTGGTAGTTTTTCCGTTTTGACTACTTTCGATCATATATTTCTCTAAGAATTCATTATATTTTCCTACACTAGTGTCTATTGCTTCTATTAGCTTTTTTTTATCATCTATTGTTTGTACACTATCTATTTTAGCAATTTCGGATCCTATACTATTAAATTCAGAAACTATATCTTTAATATTTCCATTTTCGTCGTATCTAGCATCAATATATTTTTTAAAATTATCATCACCTAAAAATCTTTTCAAAAAATAATACTCAAAAGAATTAGAGTCAGTTAATTTACTTTGATCAAAAGTGGATAACCTTTGGTAAAATTCGCCGGCGGATTCTAGATTAAACTTTTCGACAAACTCATTTATTGTTTTTGTATCAATTGAATCATATGGAACAAACATATTTTTATTATCGTACATTGAAATATTTTTCATAGATTGTAGAGAAGAAGTAATATTTGAATCTTGGAATGAATAGTCGGTATTTGTATATAAAATAGATCCGTATTTAGTATATAAATTACTAGAATAATCAGGATTATTAGTAGCATTTTGATAGAATTTATCAATAGTTTTTTTTGATTTTAAATAGTTGGCATTTGTAACGTTTGTTTGTAGAGCTTGATCGTAATTTTGCCAAGAAGAAATAATTTTTGCAAAATCTAATTCGGATCCATTATCAAGAGATATCTTTGCTCCAGAAAATTTATCTCCACCTTGAGAAGCTCTTTGTCCCATGATATTTTGATGTCCTAATATATCCATAAAAGATTGAGTTATATTAAGATGTTTACCTCTTGTATTTGCAGTTTGCTTTCCTGTTCCTAAAAATGTATTTAATGTAAATTTATTATTCATTAATCCATAAATATAATCTACATCAATATCTAGAGGTTTAATATCATATTTTGATGATGCATTTAGTTTTTCATAAGAGTCGAATCCATGAGCTTTAGCGTATTCAAATTCAAATCTTTTCTTAAACATATTTATTAACATCAGTTTATCTTCAGATGTCGCCATATTACTGTTAGAGGCAATATTAAAAAGTTCTCTGAATGTAATATTATTATTATTTTCAAAATCTTTTCTTAAACTTTGCATAAAGTCAGATCTATAATCACCAATATTTAAAGAGAACTCTTTAGAATCGAAACTGAATAAATTAAACATAGCATTTATTTTATCATTAGTTAATTGGTATTTTTCAACTAATCTCTTTTCTCCTATCTTATTTGTTTCAAAAAAGCTTTTTGCATTGAAAGATAAATTATATTCAGGATTAAAGAAATTTATATCTATGTCATTAGTTTTTGAATTTGCAAGATAATAAGAAGCATTTTGGTTTAAAATCTCAGAAACTCTATTTTTATATCCAGAAATAAAGTTTTGAATGTTTATTGTAGGAACCATGATTTCAGGATTATAATCTGATTGAACATATTGTATATAATTATTATTTGAAGCAATCATTTCTGAAAATATTTTAGCTTGAACACTATCTTTTTGCACATTAAAAAATTTATATAATTTATTTTTTAATTCTTTTTCATTTTTTGTTGTTAAAGTCATTCCAGTTAAAAAATTAGAAAAAGTTGAGTCGCTAAAAGTAAGAAATTCACTATGAGAATTATAATATGATCCCATAGCCATACCCAAAGTAGACATAGTAGTTTGAGAAGTAAGAAAGGCAACTGAACTGACTGCATCTATTGTTTCTTGATTTGCAGATACTATTCTTTTTATATGTTCTATTTTTTGAGCTTTATTGGTATAATCTTCATTTGATGTAGCAAAAGCTCCTAAAACAAAATTTTTCATTATTTCATACATATCAGCATTTTCATAAATTCTAGATCCATCAGGTCCAATTGTAGAAATTTGTTGAAGAATTTTAGATTTATTTGTAGTTGTATAAACGATTCCGTTATTTGTGGATAAAAATTGATTAGGCTTTTTAAAAGTATCTATAACTCCAGAAATAGTGTATCTAGGGACAATTTGTTCTTTTCCTTTTATTGTTCTTTTCTTTTGATGAGCTCTTAATTCAACTATTGTAAATTGATCTCCTTGACTAATTATCCCTAAAGTATTTTTTAAATTACTTAACATTTTATTATCTTTTTTTAAAGCAATTTCATTATTATAATTCATAGTAGGTTCAAAAACTAATAATGGAAAATTTTTTTCTGATTGAAATTCTTCTCCTATAAATAAACTATCCCATTTTTTTTGATTGGTAATTCCAAATAAACTTGCCATAGAATAATCGTCTTTATAAGATGTAACGTCTAAATACCCTTCGGTTAAAATATAGTTTGTTTTTTTACCATCTTGCTGTATTAAATTTCTTTTAACATTTTCATCTGTATTAACTAATAATTGTAAATAATCATTAAAATATTTACCTATTTCTGTAATTTTTTCACCACGTCCAATTTTTAAAGGAGATAAAAATTGCCTTTCACTAGGTTTTACAAAAAGAAGGTCATTGCTATCAATTGCTGTTTTAATTAATTCTATTTTGTTTTTTTCCATTAATATTCACTATTCCTCCTTGATATATTGATATTACCAACACTGGATATTGTTGATGAAATATATGGTTTTTCATTATATAATCCATACATTTTTGATGATATAAATTCTCCCTCTTTTTGAGATATACCACCTCTATAAGCTTTTATGACACCTTGTCTTTTACTATCTAATTTACTTAAAGAAATACCATAAGACGATTTTAATAAATTTCTAGTAGTATCTACATTACCTGTATATGCTCCAATATTTGTAACTTCAATAGAATTAGGCATATTTCTTTCTGGCATAACAAATTCTTTATTGTTATAATAAGCTTCTTGCCTAGCCCAAATTGTTTCTAAAATTGTAGACATTCTTTCATTAGAAGTAGCTAATATTTTTTCCCTAATATTTGCATTAGTTGTATTAACTAATTCTTCGAAATAAACAGCATCTTGTTCATTTAACATATCAGAGAATTGTCTTAAATTTTCTGAACCAGTCATATTATAAAAGGATTTTTCTCCAGAAATAAATTTAATTTTTTCTATTTCGTCTTGTATCTTAGTATCATCTTTATAATCAGATGATGTGCTTACACGTCCTAATATTGAGTTTAATGGTGATGCAATCATCCCAAGCAGACTTAGGTTACCTAAAATATTTAATTGGCTAGAATTACTATTTAAAAAGGCTTTATTAGTTTGCATTAAAAAATGAGTAGCTGTAGCTATACTATTTGAAGACATAGTATAGTAAGGTTCAACGAACGATGAAATTGGGCTATCCCAATCTCTAAAATAAGGAGATTGAACACTTTCATAAGACCACTCTTGATAAGCACTTCTTGTACCAAATACTTTTTCTACTTCCATTGTACCAGCGGAACCGGCATAGACAGAAACTGCACTTTTTACAGCAGTACCAATAATTAATCCCAACAAATTTGCATTTGGGCTTCTATATACATTTTTTTCAACAGTTAATTTATTACTAATTAAATCACTATCTACTCTTAAATATTCTCCCTCTGAGTCTGTTCCTACAGCAGACTCAGGATTTTCTGATATTTCAAATGTATAACTATCACCTACATTAAATGTAGCATTTAATTCGTCCATTAACTTTCTTGCTCTTTCAGAGCCATAAGTTTTGCTTAATTTATTAAAATCAGAAGTTATTCCAGAAATTTTATATCTTCTGCCATCATCTCCGATAAATTCGTTTAAAGATAATTTTTTCTTTATCGTAACATCTATTTCTTTAGAAGGATTAAAGATATTAAACTTTTCATTATAATCACGTTTTCCGTAAAAATCTGCATAACTTAAAGATTCATAAAAATATTCTCTTTCTTTATTAGACATAGAATTTAATTCATTCAAGAAGTTGCTTTTCATTATTTTAAAGTTATCACTTAATGGAGCAATCATAGATAATGTCCTAAATTCTTGAAGTTCTTTACTTATATCTCTGTTTTCTTTTGCTTTTTCAAAAGATCTTCCAGGTATTATATATTCTGCATAATCTAAATTACTATAGATATTATTCCCATTTTGGAAATATTCTGGCATCCAATCAGCAGTTTTTTGCTTTAATGGATTCATTTCAATTGTACCTAAAGAGTTTCCATTGTCAATCAATCTTCTAATTGCCTCTGTTGTCCCAAAAAGACCTCCTAATTGTAACTTCTCATAAGCTCTATAATAACTTGTATCATTATCTAGAGATGATAATGTAACATCATTATTATAAGGATTAGTAGATCCAAAAATAAATTCTGTAGCTTTAGTTATCATATAACCTGGTAATCCTGAAAAAGTTTTTAAATCTTCTATTCCTTCAAATATTGATTCAACAAATCTATTTGGGTCTGTAAACTCTATATATTTAGGAGAATATGGGTTACGTGAATCATAATTAGGATTAATCATTAAATTATCAGATACTCTCCAATATTGTTCTCCTATATATTGAGTTGGCTTTATGACTTCTCCAACTGTAGAAGACAATAAATGCCCAAAGATTGGAATATCTTTAAATAATTGTTCTGTTTTTGGGTGAACAAGTCCAAAATTTTCATAAGCTTCTCTTTCTTCCTTATAAGGATCCAAAATATACCAAGGATATTTTGTTAGTAGAAAATCTCTTCTAAAAAATTTCTCAGCTTTATTAGAGTAAATTCCAGAACTAGGGTTTCCCCATATATATAATAAATGAGGTCTGTATTGTCCAAATTCTTCTCCTTCAGCAGATTGACGTCCAGCAGTAAACCAGTTTCTATTTTTTTTAACTTCTATTGGCTTTCCGTAAAAATATACATCTATCATTTCAGATGGATCCATTAATGGATCAAAGAAATGAGTGAATCCATTTTCTATTACACCAGGAGCCATGTTTTCTATTGTTCTTAATACGCTTAGCATCCCTGTATATTTTAGTCCATATTGTAATCCTACTCTAGCAGTAGCATAAGCTCTAGTCCCTACTCCAACTATACCATTACCAATTATAGGCACTTCATCAGGTACGATCATATCAGAAAAACTATTTAACGCAATAGCTCCAGTAGTTAAAGCCATTAAAGGTAAGTATCTATATTTAAAGAAATTCTTAAACATTTCTCCTGTAGTATTACCTAATTGTTTATTAGTTAATCTTTCTATTCCTATAACTTCAGCAGCATCTTGAAATTTAGAAAATATATTTCTAGTAGATAGATTTAACGTAGATTGACTTTTTAAAACGGAATCTTTACTAGAAGAAACAATTTTTCTTTTAATATATTGTTCTGTTGCTATATTTTCCCCTTTAAAATATTCTCCTCCAGAAAATCTTACTATAGTAGAATCTATTAGAGATTTTACAGCATTTAAAATACCTTTAGTTTCTAAAGCTTTTTCAAAACTACTGTATATTAAGTTATTTACATATTGATTATTATTTTCCATTTTATAATACAAATTCATATATAAATTCTTAAATTGATTTATATTTTTGGTTTGAAGATCTCTTTTTATCATATCTTCATTTCCTTTTGATACCTTTCTTTCTATATAATCATCAAAAGTCTTATTCCTTATTTTGTTTATTTCTTCATATGTGTTAAAACTTAAATCTTCTTTATTTAGTAGCTGATCAAAAAAAGAAGAATTTCTATTAAACGCATTTGTTTCTTCTAACTCTTTTATTAAAGAATTTTTCTTATCAAACATTGATTTACGCATAATCTCTTCTTGAAAAGCTTTCTCAACTTTTTCTTTATTTCTATTAAGTATACCACTTCTTTTTTCACTAATATTTGGTTGCATTAGTTTTTCATTAATATCTTTATATAGATTTCGATAACCTTCTAAAACCTTTTTATGTTCGTCTTCGTTAAATTCTCCTAAAAAATCGTCTAATTGGGTAATTATATTTCTTTTCTCTTTTTTGATTTTTTTTAATTCTTTTAAGAATAATTCCATATTATTATTATCTTCAAAAAGTTTAGCATTTTCGAAACCTAAAATTTCATTGTATACATTATAAAAAATATTATCTTTATCATTAATATCTATATTATCTAAATAGTTTTCTAAATTATTATTTTTGATTTTATATTTATTTCTAAAAGAGTCAAAAATAATATTTTTTGCATTATCTTTGTTTTGACCTATTTGTTCTATAATATTAAAAAGTTTTTTTGCATATTCTTCGTTTATTTCTTTATTGTTTTTTTGTAAAAAATTAAAAACATTAGAGGCTTTTATTTCTCCATTTTTTAAACCCTTAAATATATTATTAAAAGAATAATTAGGATCTTTAGATATTTGGATAAGAATATTGTTTATTTTTTGCAATGTTGGTTCTAACATTTTCGTTGCATTTTCCGCAATTTTTTCATTATTGATGTTAAAGATTTCTATCTTTTTTAAAGCATCTACAAAGTTTTGATTTTGACCTTCTCTTAAAAAAGTACCTATTGCATTAATATACAAATCTACATTTTCTTTTCCAATTTCTTTATCGAATACTCTAAAATCTTTTACAATATTTTCGAAAATATTACTTTTATAGAATTCATTTAAATCTTTTGTTTCGAAATTATTTTTTAAGAACTCTTTTCCCAAATAATCAAATATTGATTCAAATCTTTGATTATCTTTAACTATTTCTTCATAATCAATTTCTTTATTTTTTCTAAAAATAAATTCATAGGCATTATTAAAAATAGTACCTTCTTTGTAATATCCATCTTTATTTAAAACTCTTCTAAAACCTTTATCTTTTTCATATCTTATTCCAAAAGGATTAAATGTACTTTTTGTTAGACTTTCTAAAGCTGTTTTAAATCCTTTATTTTGAAAAGTGTCATATATTTGTTTTACTGTTTTTGTATGCTTTAAATCAGCTTTTCTAACGTGATAATCTTCATTTAATATATCAGAAGTTGTTTTCTTAAAATCAACTTTAAAAGAAGCAGAATCACTTTTGTAATAAACAGTACTAAATAATTCATTGTTATTTTTTTTATTTGTTCTAAGATCTCTGATTTTAATTTTTTTAGCATTTATATTACTTGGATTTCCATGAAATTTAAATATAGAAGTTCTTCTAGTTTCTGCATTATTTTTAATATTTGTTTCTAACACATCATAACCATAAGCAAAACCATTATTGATAATAACACCATTACTTTCTGTAAAACCTAATAAATTATTATGAATATTATTTTTAATTCTAGCATTACTTTGAATCAAACTAAAAGGAGACCACATATTGATCATTCTTCCTATATGTCCACTATAATGTCCAACAATGTTTTTTTCAAATATGCTAAGTATATTCATTGTTGAATTAAATCCGTCTAATGCTGTATTATCTATTATTCTATTTCCACTTTTTTCAACAACATTAGTAAAAGCAAAATTTTTTAAAATATCATTATTCTTAAATCCATGTAATAAATTATTATTATAATCTGAATTTACAATAGAAGCTTTTTTTCCAAGAAACATATGTTCTCGTATTGATTCATTCAAGTCCTCCATTTTACCATTGAACAAATTGCTGATTTCTCCGTATGAATAATATTTATCATTTTTGTAATATTTATCAACTATATTAGAAAATCCATTATCTATTAAATATTTAACAAAGTTTTCTTCAGTTACTTCTAATTCTTGGCTAGAGTAATCTCTAACAAAATTGTCTGCTAATATATTTAAAGGATTCCCGAAATGAGCATCATCTTCTAATATTCTTGATATATTAGCATTTATTGTAGATGTTTTTTTATCATATTCTGTATATCTTCCAATTATATCTGTAAATATAGTATTTTTTTCTATGTTTCTATATTTTATAAATTTTTTATATTGATCTTTAGTTATATTTGTATAGTCTATTTCTTTTATATTTAAAGAATTGAAATTAATACCCTTAGCCATCATATTTAAAGAATTAATATCGACATCTCTAAAATATTCTTTATAAACTTCATAATCACTATGGTTTATTATGTTATTAAATATATTTTTTAGACCTTCAGTTGCTCCTTTTTCTGAAATATTTTTTAATGGATTATATATAAAAGTATTATAAATGCTAGAAGCAATTGATTTACCACCATCAAATAATTTACCAACTAAATGCTTTTTGTCGCTAGCCATAGCGGCTTTTCCTGCATCACCAAGTGTTGAAAACATAAAGTCTCTAGCATTAGAACTAAGATTGATAGAAAATAATGATATATTTTTATATAACTCATCCATTTTTTCTAATTTACTATAAACACTTGTAAAATCATTTATTGTAGAATAATTAACTTTATGTTTTGTTATCCCTTTAAAACCTTTTAGAGCATAAATTGCCCCTATAGCTCCTATATCAGATGTATAATCATCATCATTGCTTGTGCCAATCATAATAGAAGTAGACAGTCCAGCTTGTACTATATCATTTTGTAAATAATCTATATTTTTAGCCTTGCTTATTTTTTTCAAAGAAGTTCCAGTAATTGCTGTAATTAATCCAGCTTTAACTAATTTCTTTAAAAGGCTATCTTTAGAAACTATATTTGGGTTATATTCATTTTCTCTTAATTCTTTTTGTATATTATTGTTCAACTAAAATAGCCTCCTCTTTTATGATTTATAAATTATTAAGTTTAGCAATTAAGTCTTCTTGTTCTCTACTTACTGTCTGTTCAATTTTTAATTCCCCAAAAATTTTAGTAAAGTATTTTAAAAATTCTTGATCTTCTTCTTTAGTATAATATTTTGGTAAAAAATCATAAAATATCTTTTTTATTTTCTCATCTTTTAAAGTTTCAAAATAAAATATTGTTAATAATTTATTGTAGTCCCATTCATAAATATCACTTAACTTATAATATTCTTTAATAGATAACAACTGTATTAAAAAATATCTAATATCTTCAGAAACTTTATTTGATATATTTATACAACTTTCTAAAAAAGTTTTAGCGTTAGATAAATTTAATTTGCTATAAATGAAAGAAACTATTTCGTATTTTATATCAGAATCCATAGATTCTATTTGAAGCTTATCAATATTAGTGTAAGTTAAAATAAATTTTTCGTATTTTTCTTCTTCAGGAAAATAAGAAATTTTATCTTTTAAATTATATTTTAATTCAAAACCTATATCTCCTATGTAATACATAAATTACACCTCTATAATTTTATATCTTTTATTTAAATCGCTCATATTAATTATAGTATCGTATAAACTTAGAACTTCTCCACTTGTAAAAGATTTATTAATATCATCTTTATTTATAGGAAACAACACACCTTTTTCTATTACAAATTCCATAAATTTTATAGGATTAGCTTCACGAGATTTGTGTTCACGTATGAACTCTTGGTATTCATTTGGGTATATACCTTTAACTAAAAAAATCTTTTCTTTTTTATTTAACATTATGTCATCATATGTATTTTCTAATAACACTATTTTTATATTATTATCTTTCATCTTTTGATAAATAAAAAAGTCATTATCAAAAATTTCTACTCCTTCACTTCTTAATTTATCAAATAATAATATTAAATTACTCGCTTTTTCATCTTTAATAAATTCGCTTTTAAAATCTTTAAACTTTTGATTTGAATATAATATATTTAATGCGTTTTCTTTAACAATTGTTTCATCATTCTCAATATTATTTGATAACTCTATGCTTTCCTCAACATTATCAATTGTGCTTTTTACTTCTTTATGCTCATCTATTTTTTGTAGTTCTTTATTTTTTTTAAATTCTTCAAAAATATTATTTTTCATTTATACCCCCAAATTATCCATTATAAATCATTTTTTTATTAACTTGATCTTTAGTTGCTCCAATCTCTTTTATTTTTTTATCAATATCAGATGTTTGATTTTCAGTATTAATTACTTGTTTATTATTTTCTTTCATAATATCCTCCTTCTTTGTTTAAACTATAAATTTTTACTAGGATTTCCTATAAATTGATAAATTTCAATAATATCATTTTTATTTATATTAATCTCTGTTTGTTTCTTAGTAAAAAGAACATCGTATATTTTTAATGTAGGATTATTTAAATTACCTTCATATACAATTTCTAATTCAAGATCACTAGTATTAGATTTATAGTTTTTATCTATATAATATAAAAGATTATCATTTTTTAATTCCTCAGACAATTCGGCGTTATTTTTAAATATCTCTTCATATTTATAATCTTCAGAATTAATTTTTTTATTTAAATCTGATAGCTCTACTTCAAAAGTTTTAATTAAATTAATTATTTCTGTAGTTTGAGTGTTTATCTTTTTTAATTCGGAAATACTATATTCTAAATCTGAAATTTTAGTAGATAATTGCTCATTTATAATTTCTGTTTTGAATAAATTTAAAAAAGCTGAAACTGTAACTTTTCTTAATGCTATAAAACCAGTAATTATTTTCTTGCCATTCAAATATTTTTTATATAAATCTGAGTTATATGAATAAACTGGAATTTTTTCATTGCTCTCTTCTATATTCATAACGACGCTATTTGCAACTATAGATTTGTTATTTTTATCTAAACTTAAATAAATTTTTGTAGAGATAGGCTTTGCATAAAAACCATCTTTTATAAATTCTTGTCTAAGTTCTTCATCAAAAATACTATCTTGTTTATAATACATTACACACCTCTTAATTTTGTATAATTTGTTAACATTAATCTGCTATCTTTTCTAGCTTGTTCTTCTCCTATTTTATTTTTGAAATTATAAAATTCTTTTATAAATAATTGTAATTTTATAACTGAAGAATCATTACTAGTTTTTTGTCTAGAAACATATTCGATAACTAAATTGTTAAATATATCATCTAATGCTGTATTTAAAATGTAAGAAGCTCCATAATCTAAATTTATTTCAGGTTTGTTAGTAGGATATAATATATTTATATATTTTTCCAACATACTATTTGTTATAAGCGAGCTAACGCTAACAATATCTTTTTGAATGTTGGTTATTTCATTCTTATCTCTTATTATGTGATAATCATAATTATCAGAAATGAAATTATTATAAAAATAAGGTATTTGAAAAGGAAGCATTTCGCTACATATAAATTCAGCTATAATTCTTCTTCCATAATTATCAGCACTTTGATCCATCTTTGTACTAATAAACTTTAAATTTTTTAATACAAAATCACCAAATATATCTTCATTTTTGGATTGAACACAATAAAAATCCATTGGATCTAAATCTTCTAATCTAAATTTATAATTTTTTTTAGAATTTGCAGTTTGATTGTGAGAAAATAATAAATCTTGAAGAGGATATCCTGATAGTACTTCAAATACAAAAACTCCACCATTTATTTTAAAAGAATCTATAAAACCCATATTTTCTTTAAATCCAATATGAAATATTGGTTGAATATTACTTGCACTATCAATTTTTAGATATGATATATCTGGTCTAGAAATATTATTTAATCCATTTCTTGTAAAAAAACAATTTAATTCATGGAAATTATTTTTTGTTATGACTACATTCATTTAATTCTCCTTTTTTTATTAAAAAATCCTGCAAATGCAGGATTATTATTTTATTCAGAATCTTCTATAGATTCAGAAACTTCTTCTTTAATAATTGGACCAATATTAGATGCTATAAAGGAATATTGAGCTCCCATCATAGCACTTACTCCGATATCATGTCCTTCATTTGTAAATATTACACCATATATAGCTTTTGAAAACACTTTACCTGTTGTTGGATTAAACAAATATATATGAATAGAACAAGGAGGTAATTGATCTAAATATTCCAATTTATCTAATTGTTCTATAGTAATTATTCCATCTGTATCTAATGATAATGAAGATGCACTTACTGGTTGATAAAAAGACAATTTTCTTCTTAATATAGTACCTAAACTTTCATTTTCAGTTGAACCAGTTATGAAACCTGTAATTTGTCTAATTCCATTTGAAACACCAACAGGATTAGCACTACCCATTACATATCTAGGAAGCTTTGGTTTTGAAGTCCAAATTTGAATAGAATTTAATTGTAACAAAGGTATATTATATATTAATAAATCATCATCTTTTTTAACAGAAAATTTAATAAAAATTTTTGCATCTTTACCTGTTCCAACTTGAAAAGAAAGAGTTTCTTTAGCGAATTCAACTTTTTGCATATTTTTAAATCACCATCCTTAAAAAGTAAAAACTTCTTCTTCTGCTTGATTTGAAGATCCTTCTTCATTTTCGTTGCTACCTTTAACAGGTTTGAAACTATGTAATTTTTTAGCTATAAATTGATATTGCTCACTTACAGCTAATTGTGTTACCCCTATTCCAGATGATCCGCTGGCGAATTTCATACCTTTTATTTCTAATTGTACTTTTTTGTCTGGGTCATTTTCTTTGACTCCAAGTAAAACTAGATCAATCATAGGAAAATCATTTATAAATTTTAAATCATTATATCCAAAAGATGGTTTACCATCTGTATTTTCAAAAGATAAATAAGTTTTCTTAAAGCCAGCTCTTTTAAATACATCAGTTAATGCTTTTATAAATCCTTGCTCTAAAACAGCAAAAGTAATATTTCCGACAACTACACTACCTCCAGTGGCTATAGATGATGGCCTAGAAAAACCTATATAAACATTAGGAATATTTTCATACTGAGTAACTCCAGAGATCGCAGAAACATTTCCTAACTTCAATAATTCAAATTTTTCAGTTTGTCCATATTCATTATATTTAGTTGTTATTTTTAAATATGCCTGTATTTCTGTTCCATTAAAAGAATCAAATACAGCACTAGGATCTTTATAGTTATTAAAATTAGACATTTTATTCACCCACTATCCCATTATTATCAATTTTTCTCCAAGGCTCAACTCCGCCTAAAATAAGTACCTTAGTTGCTACATTATGAAGAGGAGAACCAGGAGAAATTCCAAATGTTTCAGATAAAAATACAACATCTTTTAATTTAAATTGATATGTATTTCCAGTTTCATAAACTCCTGTGTTAGGATCTATTTGATCTGCATATCCTGTAACTATAATATCTATAGGAGGCAAATCATCAAGTGCTGTAATTTCTTTTTGATATAGATTTATATCGAAATCATTTTGAGCACCACTCATTAATGCAGAATTTGGTTCTGCAAGAGTATAATCATCAAATGAGAAACCTTCTAAAGATGCATCTTCTAATTGTTCTGTCTCATAATTAAATTTCTTAATATCAGAAAACATATTGAATAAAACACCTGCGTCCATACTTTCAAAAGTTATTTCTCCATAAGAATTTCTAATTCCCTTTAAAACTCCAGCAGGAGTAGATCTTCCAGCTACATAGTTAAATGCTGTTTGTCTATTTATTTCTGCAACTATTTTTTGAAGTGAACCTAAATTGTATCTAAATCTTTTGTATTCTGTTTCGTTTCCAGTATTTCTACTTAAAGTAATTTCGCAATATACTTTTAATCCAGAACCCTTACACAAAACTCTTCCTATTAATTGAGTACTTTTATCCATTATTTATTAGTCACCTCTTCCCAATCAGTTAGTTCTCCTATTGCTAAGAAAGTTGTTAAAGAATTTAACTCTAAACTATCTATACCTTCTGCAAAACCATTAGATTCAAATCTGACACCTTTTATTTCTTTTTTGAATATTTTAGATTTATAATTATGGTCTTTTGATTGAGCAATAAGAATGATGTCAAATAAAGGCATATCACCCCATTCAGCCTCTTCTGCATTTTGATGAGAAGGCATAACTAAACTTGCATTATAATCTTCTAAAGATTCAAATGGATTATCTGAAATAAGAGGGAAAACTATTTTATCTCTACCTTCGTTAATTCCTTTTGCTATTTCTGTTTTTAATGCTTCTAAACTATCACGATGGAAAATTTTAAAAACAATTTGTCCTCTTACCATAGAAATTCCAGAAGTTATATCAAAAGGATTTTTTGTACTTAATGTATATCTTGGAGTTACATTTGTAACATTTTCCCAAGAAATTTCTGCCAAAAAACCAATATCATAAAAAACTCTTTCGTTTACATCGGCATAGTTTTTTGTAAAATAGTTTTTAGCAAATGCGAATTTACATTTAAGTTCAATTCCATTAATAGCTGAAGCTACTATTTTTTCTCTCATTAATTAAGTCTCCTTTCTTAAAAAAGGTATCCAGATAAATTAATGGATACCAATTTTAAATTTATTATTTAACTTTAGCTCTAATTCTTAATAATTTTAATGTTTTGATTTCAGTTACTGTAAAGTCTATATATAATGCTCTTAAATTTTTACCAGTAGAATCTTCTTTTAAGTCTTTTAAGAATAATTTCAATTCATAATCTGAAGTTATATATCTTCCAACACCTGGCTTGAACACTGTATCTTCTAGTTCAGTTCTGATTAAAGCTAAATCTGTAACCTCATCAAATCTAGTACCTTTATATTTTTCACCTATAGTTTTTATTCCTTTTGTTAGTGCATATACTGTTACAAGATTTTCTATATCTTGGAATTGAGAATTAGCACCAGTCATAAGTTGACTTCTAGAAACTGCTCCAGAAGTAGTTCCAGTAATTTGATCTAATACAGAATATTTCATTACATTTAATGTATCTAGTTCTTTATTAGAGAATGCTAATTGGCATTCACCATTCCAAGCAAGACCTTCAGGTGATCTATCTAATCCAGCATCAATGCAAACATTTGCCCATTGCATAGCCATATAGTTTCCGTTAAAATCTTTATTATTTACATTCATAATATATTTAGGAATCTTGCTATCTTTTATGTTTTGAGGAATTTCTTTAGATACAGTAATAGTAGTAGTATTATCAGTATTTTGTTTAACTTCAGTTACTGTAGCACTTAAAGTTAAAATATCTAATTTATCATATGTATAAATTTCTACATTATCTCCAACTGAAAAATAACTAGTAGTTTTTGTAGTTAAAGTTGATTCTGAAATGTCTTGAATAGTTATTTGAGGGAATCCTGTTAACCCACCTAAATTGTTATATCTATTTGCTCCAACTGCTACTGTCAAATACATACCTAAGTCTATCTTAATTCCATTTATTGTTTGAGATCTAATATCAGTAAATGCTTGATAAAGGCCTTTTAATTTTTCTATATATTCAGTTTTTGCTTTATTAGATTGATTTCTTGGAGGTTCAGGAGAAAGGAATAACATACAATTGTTTTTAGTTGTAGTTATTGTATGAACAAATTTTAAAGCTCTAAGTAAAATATGGCATTCAGAAGAGTTCTTAGCTATATGAACTTCAGATACAGTTAAATTTTCGTCTCCTGTTTCTGCTTGTCCTAAACTATCTATTTCTAAAACTCCTTGATTTATTTCTAATACATTTTCTTCATCTATTTTTAGTATAAACTTTTCTCCTAAAGTTAATTGTAATCCGTCACCTATAGCAGCTATTTGGTTAGCTGGATTAGATGTAGGAGAAGTTAAACTATTTATAGTATATTTAGCTTCGTGTTCTCCTGCATCAGGATTATACGTAGTATCAATTTTAAACACCATATCCGCTTCAGTTTCTTCATCTGAATTAGTTATACATTTAGCTATCTCACCATTTATTTTAAAAATAATGTCACTATAAATTCCTATTCCATTTAGTTGTTCTTTGGAATTTTCATCTCTTTTTAATTCTATAGTTAAATCAAATTGAGTATTTTTATCTACATAATCAGCATCTCCTTTTTTATGGACATTTCCTATTAAATTTAAAAGAGATGTTTTATCAATAATTGGATCGCTTGATTCTAAATATTCTACAAATTTTTCATTAGGTTTATTAGCTAGCGATTTATCAAAAGAAATATCTGCTAATACTACTTGTCTAACAGGATAGTTCTCTGTTTCTTCAAAAGCAAAGTCTAAAGCTTCATACATATCCATTAAATTATTTTTATCAGGTGATTCTCCGTTTCTTTTAACTATTTTGCAAATAGCTATATTTGTATCTGTAGGAGCTAAAGAAATTATATTAGAAACCTCTCTAGTTATATTTATTCCAGATAATTCTAAAGTTTTTAAAGCTTCATCTTTTGAAACTATTAACATAGGCTTATTTGGTTCTATATACTTATCATATATATTGCCTTCTTCATCTTCGTATTTAAAAGTATCAGGCATTATCGAATAAATAGTTATAACATCACTAGCAGCCTTTTGAGTTTCGGATATAGGTGGATTATCTTCTATAGTTAAAAGAAATCCAGGTAAAGTTTTTAATTCGGCCATTCTTGCCCTCCTTATAAAGTATTGTTTTAAGGAAAACTAATATATTCTCCATTTTCAGGATAGTCTTCCCATTCGTTATTATCATTAATTTCACCACTACCAGTAGTAAGTTCATTGGTGAAAATTTTATATCCAGTTAATATATAATTTTTATCTATGGTAACAACTTCTGTTGTTCTTATTTCAAAAGTTATAATAGTTTTTGTTAATGAATCATCTGTTTTTTTAGCAGATGATTGAATAGAGGTTATCCCTGAAGCAATTATGTAATTACTTTTGATTATATTTGAATATATATTTAAAGCCCTTTCCAAAATATTAATTAATTCTAATTGTTCTTTTATATTTTTTGTTAATAAAATTAATTCAAAACGATTATCAAAGTACATATTCGCATATTCATATATCTTATCGTCAATTTGTTCTCTTTTGTAAAATCTTGGTATACCTGAAATTATATTGGAGTGAGAAAAGGTTTTAAACTTGTTAGATTGGTCTTCGCTGATAGGAGATCTATTTTTTAAAGATATATAAATATTTGGTTGCTTGTAACTATGAGTTATGTTTGAAGCAATATCTTCATAATCTTCAGATAAAACTAATTTTGGAAATAATTTTTCTTTTTTATCACTTTCTAAGGCAAAAGCAAAATTTATATTAGTTTGTATAGTTTCAATTAGATTATGTAATATATTTTCGTTATTAAATTTATAAACATTATTGTATTCTAAAACAAACTCATTTAATTTTTCTACGTTCATTTACTACCTCTAAATTTAAATAGTTTATTTTTTTAGCAAAAACTTCATAATAAATAAAATCATTGTTTTTATAAGTTTCTTTATTTATAATTTCAAACGCTGTAACTAAATTATCTTGATTATCTTTAATGACAATAATGTCATCATTGTTTAAAAAATAATATTGTTCAGGAAAATAAAAAGAGTAAATATCAAATGTGGCTTTATTTAAATCTTCTTTTTCAAAATAACCTAAATTTCCACTACTACCTATTTCGTATCTAATTTTTTGAGTTTCTATAAATGTTCTATGTTTCCCTGTTCCAAAACATAAATTACAATTTATATCTGGTTCAGACATTAAAAGATTATCTTTTTCAAAACATTCACAATCTCCGTTTGATTTTAATATTATTACCTCTTTTCCGGTATTGCTAATTTGATTAAATTTTTCTTTATAGAAATTCATTAAATTTTCTCCTTAAAATTTTACATTTTATTTGAAAATACTCTGGAATAATAATAGGCTTAATATTTGATGATATTTTGTCTTTTTTTACTTTTATAGATTTATTAAATATAGAATTATATAATTTTTGTTCATTTACTTTGATTATATTTTGGATTGCATCATGAGAAAATATAGTACCTTCATTATTTTCTCCTCCTGTTTTAAACTTTCCTAAAGTCATATCTGTATTTTCATAGTTATTCCCTGGCATAATAGATGAGCCATTTATATATCCAAAACTCATAATTGATTTTATACAATATAAATTAACTAACTCTTTAAATATAGGAAATAATTCTATGTTTTTATATTCTTCTTCTGTCAATCCAAATGATTTCTTTAACATTATAGATTTTTCACTTATTAATTTTTTATAATATTCATCTTCCTTTAAATTAATATTTAAATTTAAATCATTAATCTTTTCTTTTAATGATTTAACAGTAGAAAAATGATATAAAGGAGTATTTTCATATTCTAACTCTATTAAATTTCCATTATTATCATTTATTGAAATTACTGTTATAGTACCTTTTTTAATTTCATGAATATAGTTTCTATTGTTAATAATTTCAATTTTTTTCTTAATAGTATTAAATGGAAATTCTGGATATATTTCATTTGTATATTCGTTTATAATTATAGTTAATTGTTCTTTAGTGATTTCTTCGCTATGTATATAAATTTTATTTTCGTCATTAATTATTTTTAAAGTTTTAAACGAAATAATATCAGTATTACTTTCTATTAATTTTTCTTTATTAGTTTCTTCATTTTTAATCGATTCAGAATTTACTAATTGGTTTTCAGAAAATATATATTCGATTCCGTCAGCAAAAAGTTTATCTCCAACATTAAACTTTCCATTAATCAAAATATATTCATGATCTAATATTTTAAAATTGGATATACTTTTTTTTATTGGAAATATAGAGCCATTAATAGATTGGTTAGTACAAATAATAAAATAATCTTTTATATAATATGGTTCATTTTTTGAATATTTATACTTTATATACTCATTATTCCAAATTACTTTCATTTTATACTTCCTTACTTAAGATTAATTCTTTTAGTTCTGCAACTTTTATATTAGATTTAACTTCTAAACCTAATTCATCTGCTATTTCTAATAATTCTTTTTTATTTAAATCTTTTATATCATCTTTTGTATAAAATTCTATTCTCTTAACATTAGATGGAGCTTCAGATAATTCTTTAATATTATCTGGAACAATAATTTCATCAACTATTTGAAATTCTGTAATCTCATCTTCTCTGACCACTTTTAAAAATTTTTTATCTATATATGATTCAAGTTTTTTTAAATTTTCTTCAGTAGCTTCAATTCTTGGATTTTCTCTAGTTAATGTAATACCATTTGTAGAAACAAAATGTACAGTATTTAACTCTATATATTTATTCATTAAACCTCCTGATTAGTTTTATATAATGTTACCGGCTAATTGCCGGTAACATATATTTAATAAAAGATATTTTTATTCCTCAGCTATTACATCAGCTTTTGTGTAAGTAATAACCTCTGGCATTGCATCAACGTCAACTACATCTCTAGTCATATTGATGTTTCTGAAAGCAAATATTCCATGATCATTATCTACAACAAATTGGTAATAAGTTTTAAATTTAATTTCTTCAGTATCAACTAATTTGTTTTGAACTGTATCAGATATAATTCCTTTTCCATTATGAACATATGATAAAGCTCTTGAACTATCAACTAATAAGATATCAGAACAGTTATTAGGAGCACTTGCATGTGCTTGAACAGGTTTTGCTGTATATCTTGTTTCAGGTTTATAAATTGGTTGACCTTTTACATGGAATGAAAGGAATGGAGTGACAATGATTGTATAAGTTTTATTTTGAATTAAAGGCGGATTTAAAGGCTCTACTCCTTCAGCCGCTTTTAGTGTTCCTGAAGTTACAGATTTTAGTTTAGTAAACATATTGTGCCCAATTGTTTGTTTTTTCTTAGGTAATAAGAAATATACATTAGCATTTTGTTTAAAGTACTCTTTAACAGATTTTTCATACATGAAAATATCATAAGCTAAAGGATGTAAGAACATAATATCAACATCATATCCCTCAGTTTGAGTAGATGCAAAGAAATCTCTTAGGTCTCTCATTAATAATGTTCCGTTCTTTAAAGTAAGATTTGTTCTAGATACTCCAGATGGCATTTTTTCAGGATCTAATCCATCAAAATAAGTTTTTGCATTTGCCTCTAATAATCTTAGAGCTTCAACAGATTTATATCTCTTAATATCTGCAATTGCAGCTTCTGTAAGCATTTTAATACCAGCAATTCCTATTCTTTCTTTAGCCTCTTCAGAGTATTTTACTTTTACCCCTACTTTCCATCCAGCAGTTTTAATATAGTTTTCTGCACTTTCTAAAGAAATTGTATTATATTCTCCACCTTCAGCTATTCTTGTAGTTCCGTGTCCATCTTTACCTACAACTACGTTATATATTACAGACCCTTCTTTAAGAATAAGCTCTCTTGAAACAAACATCCAAGCTTCTAATTCTGGTTCTTCCATTTGAGACACTAATCTTGTAACAGTTTGTTGAACTAAAAATCCAAGAGTAGAAGTTGAAAAGTCTTTTGTGATTATTCCGTCTTCTTGGTGAATGAAGTCTTCCATTTGAGCAGATAATTCTGCAATAGTTAAATGTTTTTGAGTTTCTACATCAAAACCATTGTTATATATTATATTAGCAAAATCCTCTATTCTAGAAGTAATCTCATAAACATTAGATACTGTTTGCCCTTGATCGTCTGTGCTTTCTCCTTTTAAAACATCTTTTTTGAATATTTGATTAATTTTATGAAAGTCCGCAAATGATTTTAAAGCCTCTTTCATTGTATTATCAGAATGTTTAAATAATCTTTTTCTTATTTTCAAATTAATTCCTCCTAAATTATAATGTAATACAGAAATCTAAAATAGTTGTTGTATAGTCTGGTTTTTCTAATACTGTACCTATATAATTAAATACATCTCTAGATTGTCCTTTAGTTGCTGGTCCTTGTAAATCATATCCATAAGCAAAAGCTCCATTATAAGCATAATTGTTATATTGTCCAGGATGTCTATGAGCCATAGCTCTAGCAATTATTTCATCAGCTTTATCAGTTTCAGAATTCCATTTAACCAATCTTCCAGCATACATTGCAGCTGTTTTCGGATATTTTCCAGAAGTAGCTTCTTCTCCAGCAAATAATATTGGTAGAGTTCCATCTTCAACTGAAGTTTTTATTTCAGTAGATTTAATTACTCTTAAAGCATCTCCAGACTTAATCTCAAATAGAGCTTTAGTTGCTCCTGCAGTCTTATAAGCAATACCCATTTGGAACATAGCTCCTCTTTGCCATACTGTAGGAGTTAATTGAGACATAGTTTCAGCGTAATTAAGTGCTCCTTTACTAGGAGATCCTATTCCTGAATATTCTCCCTCTTCAGCATCTGTAAACATGCATTTAGTTCCAAGTAATGGTGTTCCAATCATACCAATAGGTTTTACTGTTTCATCAGCAGGTTGAGTATATCCTTCATCATTTATTCCTACAGCTACAGATGTTCCAGATACAATATCTAATCCTTCTGGAGCAAATCCTTCTGTCCATAAAACTGTTAATTTAGGATCAGCACAAGGAATTCCATTTCCAGGAGAACAAATTTGAATAGCGTCTCCTCTGAAACCATTAGGTATTTTATGAGTTTCTTTTTTTATCATTTCTTTTATTCCTCCTCTATACAAGCATTAATTAAAGCTTGCATTTCATTATCTATTTTTGTTTTAACTGTTTTTTCATCATTATTAAAAAACTTAGAGATTGGATTTTCACTAGAGAATTTTTCTTCTTTAGTATCGGTAGTGCTTGTTTGTTCTACAGTTTTCTCTTCTACAACCACTTGTTCATTTGAGTCATTTGTTGGCTGTTCTTTTTGTTCTTCTTTAACAACTTCATTAGTTTCATTAGAATCATTAGTTGTTGTTTCTACATTTTTACTTTCTTGTTCTTTAACTTCTGTTTCTTTAGAAGCATCTACTGTTTGCTCTTTTTTTTCTTGTAATTTTTCTAACAAAGTAATGAAATCTTTTACTTGTTCTGAGTTCATAGAATCAAACAATCTTTGAAAAGGTTCTTTGAGTTCATCAGATAATTGAATTTTGCTTTCAATTACTTGTTTCAAAACATCTTTAAAGTTTTCCACAGGATCCTCTTTACCTCCTTCTTCTTTATTTTTATTTTCTATTTGATTTAAATCTTGATTATTAACTTTTTTATCTTCCACTTTAGCATTATTTTCTTCAACATTATCGATAGGTGTAATATTATTTACATTATTATTTTTTGTCATTTTAAAAACAACTGAAGTGTCATTAGCTGGTAAATTTACAAAAGATAATTCAATTGGTTCATAATCAAATGTATTTACAACGCAAACTTTTTTTTCTTTTTTCCCATCAACTTCAACTTCATATTCTCTACCAGGCAAATGAGGACAAGAATCTCCATAATAATCATTTCCACAGATATTACAGATAGCTTTATTCATAAAAGAACTTTGAGATACAGTTAAATCTATATCGTTTTCTATTCTATTAGATAGCCATTCATCTGCTGAAATTCTTGCGATCACACTAGATGTTCCATTGTTAAAAGCACCTATTGAGTCGTAATAATCTACAACTTCTTCTGGTAATTGTTCTTCTATAGAAGATATAACTTCTTTATTTTGGTGATTAATGTAGAAAGCGTTTTCGATACGACCGTGGGGAGTAGAAAAGTATAAATCATGATTGTAAAGAATAGGTTTTTTATATGGCATTAACCATTTTTTATCTTTAACAGTTTTTAGCCAAGATTGATCATCGTAGTTACGATTATTGATAATTTTATTACTGCTTGATACAAGTGCATAATATACCATATCTGATTTTTTTTCAATTTGAGACGAATCTAGACTACGAAAATCACTAATAGTAATATTTTTTGAATTTTTGTTTTCTTTATAAAATTCGTCTTGCGTTAAAATTGTTTTAGTAGACAAATCTATATTATCGGTAATAATCATTTTGTTTTTTGAATCCAAAAAGATGCCTCCTTTTTTTAATCTTTTTTAGTTTTTTTAGTAGTATGTGTAGTTCCATGTTGATTAGCAGGATTATTTGTGTTTTCAACTGTTCCATCAACTTCTGATTCTCCATATAAAGTTTTAAATGTAAAATTATTATCGATATCTTTAACTAATCCACACATACTTCTTGCTTCTTTTAAATCAATCATTCCAGCCTGAAACAAATATGTAGCATGTTTTTCTTTACGTTCTTTTAAATTAAAATCTTCGTTAAATTTAATAACTATATCATTTTCTCCATAATTATTTCCGAATAAGTCAAAACAAATCTCTTTAATTAAAGTATTATTCAAAAAGTTTTGTAAAGTAACCTTAAAATCTTCAATAATAGAATTAGTATTTTCTTGTTGGGTTTCAGAATCTTGTCTACCTGAACTAGATAAACCTAATTGAGATTTAGATGAATATAAACCAGCGACTATTTGATTTTCTAAACTATCAATTATTTTGTCAGGAGAACTAAATGATTTCTTTAAAGTCTCTACATTTATAGGTACATCAGTTATTAGATCTGAGTCAGGATATGATAAATTTTCTCTTATACTTTTGTAACTTTCTGGAGTTACAGGTTTAGATGTTCCATTTTTAGAAACTCCAACCATATATATACTCTTTTCTAAACTTTGATCATTATAAGAGTCCATAGCAGTATTTAATAAAAAAGAATGTTTTCTTAAAACAGGTATTACAGATATCCACAAAGGCATACCAAAGATTTCATCACTCTCTTTGTTAAAATAATAATGCCATATATCTATTTCATTTTTATATATTTTAGATATATCTAATCCGTCAGGATTAAAGCAGAATTCTTTAGCAAAAGATGTTCCGAAAGATTTATTAACATGCCAACCTTTATTTTGAACGATTAATATTTGATTTAATTTCCCGTTGGAATCTCTAAATGGAATGGAAAAAGAATTGGAATATTTGATTAAGTTAATGATATGTTCTTTAAAAAAACTCTTCTCATTATAGTTTGAGTTTTTTAAAATAGTTTTGAATCTTTCTTCTACTTGTTTTATTTTTTTATAATTTATATTTTCAGAAGTAAAAACAAAATCATTACTAATAACTTTTTGGCTAATATTTTGAATAACTCTATTAAGCATAGTATGAGCATCAAAAGATGCTTTCAGTTTATCAATTACTTCATCCATATTTTTAGTCATTGAAAAATTTCTGTTAGAATAGAAATAAGAGAATTCATTTGAAAACATAGAATAGTTTTTCCCTAAAGTTTTTTCAGATGAGAAAGATTTGTTAAAAATTGATTGAAATTTATTTTTAGTATTTTTTATATCTAATGCAGTTTTGAATTTATCTAAAAATTTCATTTTTTATGAACAACCACCTCCAAAGTGTTTAAATTTCTCCGCCGGCGTATTTTTATTTCAATAACTGTATGATTTCATAATTCGTTAACGGCATATTGTTCTCGTAAACTACATTTTCTATTTCTTCTAATAATTCTTTTTTTTCTATGGCCGTAGAGAAACCTTCGTAATTGTTGCTTATAGTAATACTTTTATAATCAGAGCCAGTAAATTCATTATTAATATTTTTATTCAATATTGAAGAATTTGAAACATACACATTATTTTTAGTTTTAGCATAATCTAATTCTTCAGTCAATTTTGAATAAATTTCATTTAGATTTTTTATAACATTATTATTAGGCATTTTTTTTGTTTGTTCTTGCTCTATCTCTTTTTGTATTTTATTCATTTTATTAACTATATTTACAATTTCATTATTTTGTATATTATTAATAAAATCTCTAATCTGTATTAATGTATCATATTCATTTTCCGTTATTATAGGCTTAGAAACTATATTATCATTAATAATATTATTACTATTATTTATTGAATCATTTTCATTTTTAATAATACTGATATTATTATTTTCTGTTCTTATAATTAAAGATGGTTCATTTTTATCTTGCTCATAAACTATTTTTATTCTATTTCCATCTCCATCTTCTATATAAATTTCTTTATTTTCGTAAATTAATTTTTTATTATTAGAAGAGTTTATTACATTAGATATATCAGCAATATTAATATTCTCTATTTTTTTATTTTCATCAATTGATTCAGAAGAAATTAAACTTCCATTTTTGTCATAATAATTTATATTGATTTCTTCTTTATATTCTCCATCTATATATTTATAGTATTCTTCATCATCAATAAATGTATAAATATCTTTAAAACAATCTTTTAATTCTCCACCATTTAAAACAAGATCATCTATTTCATTCAATATATTTTTTAATCTTTTATTAATAGAGTCTCCTAATATATTTAAATTAAAAATATATTTATTATCAGAAAACTCATTAAACATATTTTTTTCAATATGTTTTATTTGATCCAAAAGTTCAAACTTAATTTTTATAAATAAATTTCTAAATAATAGATCAGAAATAAAATAACATGCTAAATCCAAAAATTTAATTATAGAGTTAATAGAATTATGTTCTATATTTAATAATTTTAAAACCTCTAAAATTGATGGCAAAAATCTCATTATGAAATCATCAAAATTTGATATGTTATTAACTTCAAAAATTAATTTGTCTATATTTTTTTTATTTTCTTTCATTTTTGTTTCATATTCTTTTATGCTAGTATTTAAATAATTTTTATATTTAATATTAGAAATAAAGTAGTTATATTCAATTTCGTCTTCTAATTTAATGTTATTTTCTGAAGAAAAATTAATAAGTTCAACAAATTCTTTATAAAATGAAACATTTTTTAAATTAAATATGCCATCTATTCTCCGTATATTTTTCTCAATAGAATATACATCATCTATTATATTAAAATTATAATTTTTCATTTTTTCAAAATTAACATAATGAATCTTAAAAATATAATATTTTTCAACAGAAGTTAAGTTATTTATTATACTTCTTATATTAGAAATATTTGAAAAATCAAAATTATTGTATATATTTTCGTTACCACTTAAATATACTTGTTTCATTATTCCAAATTGAAGCATAGAATAAAATATAGATAAATCATTTCTAGCATTAAATGGTTCTTGGTAATTATTTTTTGACAATTTATCATTATATAAATTTAGACCACTAAGATCATTCATTTCATAATCATACGCACAATAACCTATTTTCTTAATATCATTTTCTCTAATTCCTAAAGTTTGATAGGCGTATGAAACAAATTGCTCTCTACTAATATTAGAAATTATATTTTCGCCCTGAGCTTTTTCTAATATTAATTTAAGAAAAATCAAATAATTATATATATCAGATAAAGAATAATTGTATTCACCTATTGATAAAAATTTAACATAAAATAAATTTTTTACTGCAAAACTTAATGAAAAATCTAAGACTTGAGCTATAGAATTTAACATCGAAGTAACCATACCTATTATTTCGCTTAATATACTACTTCCAGAATAAATGATAGGTGATTCTAATATATCTAGAATTTCAGATATATTAGAGATAACATCATAAATAGATTTTCCGCCTATAATTTCTTTATTGTACAAAATATCAAATAATATTTTAGAATTAATGTTTTCTCTAAAATACTTATGCATTTTTAAAGACTCTTCATCCATATAATCATATTTATTATTATTTATTATTTGATAATAAGGGTTCCTCTCTCCATTAATAAAAGAATAATAAACAGAAAATACTTTTGCAAATTCAGATTTTCCATAAAAACTAGAATCATATGTCTCTTCAGTTCCAGTTGCCCATCTTGTATCAGTATTAGAAATATTATACATTCTTTGAGATGGATAAAAATTATTATTGTTTTTATCTAAATAAGAATAAATAAATAATATTGTTTTGATTATTCTACATTTATCAGCTGAATTTTGCATTTGTTTTAAATAATTAGTATATTTATTATTAATATTTTTAAGGAATTGTAAATCTGGATTAAAAATATTATCTTCTGTGAACATCTCCAAAACTTTGTTTATATTTTCTTTTAATTCATTTGAATGATCTTCTCCAAAAAGAAATTCCAATAAATCTATTTCAATTGTTGTATTATTCTTTGAATGAAATTTATCATTTGATTCAGAGTCATCTATTTTAGGAGTAGATGAAATATTAACAATTTTAAAATATGAACTAAGTTCTATAAATGATGATTCAAAAGAATTATAATCTCCATCATTTTTATTAAATATTTCAGAATATTTATTTACTATATTTATATTTTTATCACTATAATAGGAATTAGAAACATCAACTTTAACAGAAGGTTTATGAAGAATTTTTAAAGAATTAAATAATAAATTTATAAATTTTTTATTAGCAAATATATTCGCTATTTCTATTAATTCTACAGAATATAATTTAGAATTAAGTAAATCAAATATGATTTTATCAGGAGAATTATGTATAGATATATAATAAGCATATAAATTAATAAAAAAATTTTCTTGATTTATATTGTTAAAATATGTATATTGCAAAAATAAATTTAAAAAATATTCTTTATTTTCAAATTTTGATTCATTGAAATAAATTAAATTATATTTAGATATAATATTATTTATATTAAGAAAATTATATTGATTATTTAATTTATATTGATTTATTTCTAAAAAATCTTTAAAAGATAAAATTCCGTATTTATCAGAATAAATTTGGGTCAATAAATCTATGTACTTTTGATCATTCATTTTCATTCACCGAATATCTTTTTTCAAAATCATTATATTTCTTTTTGTTATTTTCTCTTTTTAAATTTCTTAATACATCTTTGTCAGAAGATATTATTTCTAGTGTATTTAATGGTTTTAAATCTATCTTAGAATCATTTGAAAGAAAAAAAGAATAGATATAATTTGCACTTTGTAAATATAATGGATTCTTGGTAACAGAAGACATTTAAACACCTCCAAAAATATTAGCATTATCTATAGCATAATAACATCTTTTTTTAACTTGTTCAAAAGCGTTGTTTTCATAGCCATTATATGCTAATTCTCTTTCTGTATACAGCAAACTAGTTTCTATAGAATTATCATATTCACTTCTATTTCCTGATTTATTTAAATAATCATTTATAGTTTTTATATTTTTATATTCTTCAGTTTTATTTCCTAAAATTTCATAATATTTATTATTATTTATTATAGAATTATTTATTTCTTCAGAAGGTATAAACATACTAGAAAACATTACGCAATCATAAAAAGATACATTATTTCTTTCAGGTACTAAATATTCATTTTTATCGTATCCAGAAAAATCATAATATATTAATCTTGTTTGAATAGAAGATGTGCCGTCTCCTGGAGTGTTAATAATGCTTTCTCTTTTGCATTTATCAAAATCTATAGATTTTAATATATTGTTCGAAATTAAATATTTAAAATGATCATAAAAATAAGTAATATATTCATATTTTTCATATCTATTATAAATAGAATTATCACTTTGATTATATATATTTAAATGATATTCTTCCATTGTAACAAATTGAGATATCTGATATGTTAATTTAGATAAAACTTCATTTATAGCTGATTGAATTAAAAAATCCATAGAATTATCTATATCTTTTAAAGATAACAATACTTCTTTTTTCATGAAAGCATATTGTAAATCCATAAGTCTTCTAGTTATACTATCTTCTCCTAATGCGTTTGTATTAGATAAGATATCTTGTATAATAGGATTATTATACATATTTTCTATAGTTGAATTATTAATAGTTGAATTTATTTGACTTTCTACAAAAGGTTTACCACTCCAGCATTTATATTTCCATAAATATAAATCTTTTAATCTATTTTCTGGATCAAAAACAAATATACCACAAGCATTTTCTTTGGCTCCAGTTATTTCTGTTGGAACTATATTCACAACAAATTTATCTCCAACCTTTACACTTTTGATTTTATCTAAATCATCTAAACTATCAACTGAACTTCCATATTGAAATGTTTGATTTTCAAATCCACTTTGAGTGCAATCGCTTATCATTTTAGATGGTATACATTGAAACAATTCATTGATTCTAGAAGAAATTTTTTCTTGCCATTTGCATAAAAACATTTCAATTAAACCACCTATACATAAACCTGGAAATACTTGGAATTTTTTATATCCAATTAGTGGAGGAATATTAGCGTTAAATAAACCAAACATATTACAAAACGAATAAATATATTGAATTATCCCTCTCTTTACTCCAAGTTTATTTGAATCAGAATACATACATAAATGACCAGTTTTATAACTTTTACTTGGGCATCCGTTTCTACTTGTGCTTATAGTTGAATTAGCACCGCTATATAATACTGTACCATCGCTTTTAAATACTATATCTTTATTAGAAATTGTATCAGAAGCTAAAGGTTTAACTCCTCTTTCTCCTCCACCCCAAAATAATAATGAAGTTAATTCTGAATAAGGTATATCTTTAAAATTACATATACCTAAATTTGAGTAATCTATATTATATTTTTTAAATTGATCTATAATATTAATTCTATTATCATCAGAAATATTTTCAAAAATATCTCCTAAATATAAATCTTCTACTGGTAATTCAATAAGTTCTTTTTCTGATTCAAAAATTGGAACTCCGTTAATCGTTGCATAAATAAAATCATTCTTTGTAGTTACATTTTTATTAGAACTAAAATATTTATTATTGTATATATTATTTAAAATATCTGAAGCTACTAAACTTTTATTATTTTCTATATCTTTTGTTTTATTAGATAATGCATCTTTGAAATTTTTATTAATAATATCATTTTCTTCTATAAATTCTTTTATAAAATTGTCAGGAAGATCAATTCTTATGCCTTCTTCTGTTACTATTTTTTTATTTAAAAGATCTATATATTTAATTTTTTCTGATGGTTCGTTTGAAGCAAAAATTATTTCTCTATTAGGATTATATATGTTTCCGTCTGAATCTATTGAATATCCATTATCAAAATTAATTTTACTATCATTCATAATTCCTGAAATGTTATTGTTAGAATATAATATTTCATCAATAGATACAGGAAGCTCATTTTTAATTAAATCTCTTGCATCTAAGAATGCTTGTCCTGACACATTAAAATTTTCATCATAATATTTAGGATAATTTGGAATATAAGAACTTATAAACTGATGCAAATTATCTAATGCTTTAATTAACTCTTCATCAAAAAAAGGATCAACCTGCACTTTAGAAGTTTTTATTTTATCAATTACATTTTTTTCAACTTCGTTTATATTGCTCAATAGATTGTTTATTATTATATTCTGGTCAATCTCATTAATTATATTATTTTTATCTTCTAAGTTATTAGAATATTCAATTTTTTTTGAAATTTCTAAAAATTTTTTTATTTCAGTTTTATTGTTTTTATATTTTTTAAAAAAACTCAAAATTATGCCTCCTAACTCTTTTTTTCTTATTAATTATTATACTTGTAGCATAATTTAAATTATTAAGCGAATTAGGTTTACTTTCTTGCTTTTTAATTATACTAAACTCTTCTTCGTTATTAGAAAATTGTTTAATATAACTTTTATCAATAGAAGCTACAATTGTACCAGTTTTTCTATCAAATATTGCGTCGTTATTTTCTATTATTGCAAAATTAGCTAGCAATAATCCATCTAATATATGGTCATCACCTTCAAAAACAGGATCTTCTCTTGAGTCGAATTTTTTTATTCTGTAACTTTTTATTTGATCTATTAGTAAATTTTTTCTTTCAGGTTCTTCTAATTTACTAATAGATATTTCTTGCATTTCAAATCTTTTTTGTAAAAAATATACCATCATTACTTTTAGTCTTCTTTTCTTGACTTCTCCAGTATATATATCTTCTGTCTCATAAGAACTCGAAAAATTTACACCTTTAAATACATTATGTTTTTTTATATCAAAAAAATATTTGCTTAAAACTTCATTTTGCATAGAACCATGTCCTTCATCTACATAAACATAGTTTGCATCAAAATCATGATAAGTCTGGATAATAGTTTGAACGGCTTTAGTTTGAAGATTTTTTATAGGTATTCCATCATCAGAAATAGTATGAAGAGAAATTCTTTTTAATATTTTGAATGGTTTATTAGAAAGGTTGTATTTATTAAATCCAAGAACAACTATTTGTACTCCGTTTTTATATTCGTTATAGTCTACACCAATAGATATAATCCAGTTGTTTGGATTAGTTAATTCATTTCTGTTATTAATATAATTATAGTTTTCAGAAGCTGATTTAATATCTTCTGACTTAAAAATGTTTTTATTACTATCAGCAAACTCAGCTAATACTTCTAATTTAAAATCTTCTTTAGTATAGTCTCTTTCTAAAGTTCCTTTTATTTCATTATAATGTGGTAATATTGTAGAAGGAAAATGAAAGTCTTTCCATTCTGGATCTTCTAAACACCACTTCTTAAAATTACCTTCTATGGCAACAGGAGTAGAAGTAGCTATCATTTTTACATTTTTGTTATCCAACAAGAATGCTAATGTTGTTCTAAACGCTAATGCAGGAATATAAGCTGCCTCGTCAAAAATAACAACATCTGCAGATTGACCCCTTATTGAGTCTCCGCTGTTACCTGTTGTAAATCCTGTTATTGACGATCCATTATCAAATACAAATTTATTAGGTTTTCTTTTTCGCTTAAATTTATTTTTATATATTGAATTTTCATTTGAAAGAACAGATTGTAAACGTTCAAAAATTTCATCGATAAGATTTTGGAATGGACCTATGATAAGTATTCTTGTTCCAGGCTCATTTATTGCAGTATGAAGACTTTCTATAATTATATATTCAGTTTTACCCATACGACGACCACAACGTACAACTTTCATTTTTGCAGTACATAACAATATTTGCCTTTGATAGAATTGGTCAAACCCTCTGTCAGGATGTTTTGTGCTCCAACCTAACGTTTCTTTTGCCCATAATAATTTGTTTTTACTTAATTGCATATCTATTTTTACTTCTTCATTTAATGAGTCATAAGTATTAGCATCTATCACTTTGTCTAACGGATAATATGGATTTTCAAAACTATTTAATGTTTCAGCAAACGGAATGCATTTTATTTTAAATTCGCCTTTGTTTTTTATATGTCTTTTTATACATTCTTTACAAATATTAGAAATTTCGTAATTTATTTTAAAATCACCTCCTATTCTCTAAAAAATTGTAAAATTTTTAGAGTCACTTAATTTGAAATCTATTTGTATAGGATCAATATCTCTTAATGAATTTTTAGAAATATTTCTATTAGAAACTATATTTGAATAATCTTGATAATTAGATTGATTTATAGCATAATGACTACCAAGAGATGTTATCCCTTGTTCTGATTCTATAAAATCATAATTATTATAATTAGACATAGAATTATTTACAAAATCATTAATTGATTTTTCTTGATGTGCAACACTAATAGCAGATGCAACACCTAATGCTACTTGAATACCAATTCCTACAGGACCACCTAATGCTCCTGTCAAAAACATACCAGCTTTATTCCCTAATAAAGTGTCAATGACTCCTGAAAATTTACCACTTACTCCTATTTTCGATATTTTCTCAGCAGTTTCTTTAACATTATTTACAATTAATTCATCTAAAACATCATTACTTAACGAAGGAATAATACTTTCTTTTAACCCTTGTATTTCCCTTTTTTTAAAAATATTTTTAATAACTTTATCTTCATAATGAAAATTAAATATATCTTCTGATAATATTTCTATTTGTTTCCCGCTTAATTCTTTAGATTCACCAACAATTTTATCAATAATATTCGCTCTAGATTTAACACTATCGTGATCTTTGAATAAATCATATAAACTTATTTTAGAATTACTATTAATAAGATTACTTTTTTCTTTTACAATATTAATTAAATCTTCTTTAACATTTGATTTTGAAAAATCTATAGATTTCAATTCATCTTCACTTAATATATCTCTAGTTAATAAAAATGCTTTTCCTTGATTTATTTTCTTTTTATTATTTATAGATTTAAAAAAAACATCCACTCTTTTATTGAAAATTTCTATATCTTTTGGATTATTAAGGACATTATTAGTAATATAATTTTTAGATTTTATTTTTTCATAAATATTTTTAGACATTTCTTCTTGTATATTTTTTGATGAATTAATTTTATTTTTACCATAAAAATTATTATATATAAATCTATCTTTATCTGTAAAATTATATTTTTTTCCAAAACCAAATCCAGATTCTAACATATCATTAGCATTTTTTATTCCTCCAGAGGTAACATAATTTCTAGTATTTTGTTTTGGATTAATATAATTGAAACTAGTATTTCCTTTTATATTAAATAATTGTTTATGAGAATCCAAATTAGAATTAGCATAAAGCTTTTTTATTCCTGGAATTTTTCTTAAAAAAGAACCTTCTCCGCCAAATATTGTATTTCCTCCAAGAAAAGTGTAATTGCTATAAAATCCACCATTATTTATTGCATTATATATAGCTGAACCCGTATTCCTAGAATAAGCGTTTTTTATATACGATTCAATTAATGGTTGATATACTAAACTTCCAAAAGCAACTCTTCCTATACTGTAATTAGGATCGATATATTGATTATCATTTATTTGTTCATCTATAAAATTTTTATGTTCATTCATAATTAAGCCTCTATATTCATTTCGTTATTTATTTTTTTATCTTCTTTTACATCTATAACTGAATTTATAATAGAATTTATATCAAACTCATCTTCTTGTTTTTTTATTATCTCAGAAGTATTAGCTTTTACATCTTCAATTGTTTTAGTATCTTTAATTTGTTTTAATCTAGCTTTATCATCTCTATTTAAAATTAAAGATTTTCTTAAACTTTCTATTGCACTTAATGTCGTTTTTGCTATATTAAAATTTTCGTTAATTTTAGTATCATAAGTAATACTTCCATTTGAAATTTTTTTAATTTCTGTAACTAACGGAGCATTAGATAGACCCGATATACTTCTATCATATATTAAATTCAATCCAATTAATTGAGATAACAGAATTTGATCATTTATATCTTCTTTTTTTATATCTAATTCTATTGCTAATTTTTGAGTCTTTATTTGACATTCAGCAAGTTCAATTGGACATTTCATTCCTGGTTTCAAAATATTATTTAAAAACATCTGGCAATTTCTATGATTTGGGCATTCTAAAGAATTTTTTTTTATAATTCTATTAATGCTTTTTATCTCGAATTCATCCATATTATCGAAATCTAAAGAATCATAATCTATATATTCTATATAACAATTTTTTACTGCGTTTATATGTCCCTTGCATACAAAATTATCTATCCATTTATTTATTTTTCTATTTAGCTCTTTATTATTGATAATTTTATTTTTTATTTCTTCATCGATAATATCATATTCCAATATATCTTTTAAATTTTCTTCATAGTTAATTATATTGTTGTTCAATTTACACCTCCACTAAAGAAATTCTAATTTATAAATTAATTCTCTTGTAAATATTTTATTAATATCTTTTTTAGAATATTCTTTTAAATCAATAATATTATTTTCATGAAATTTAAGAACTATAAAAATAGAATTGATACCATTATTAATGTATATCTGATTAGAATCAAGAAATAAATTTATATATATTTTTGTGAGTTTATAAAAATCATCTATATTATTTATAATTTCTTGGTTTGTAATTTTATATTCATAGCATTTTTGCTCTAAAATATTATTTTTTATTTTTAACAAAAAAGGACTCTTTTTATAAATTCCATTAATTTTTATTTGAGTAGATATTTTTTTATTTGAATTTATTTTATTATTAGAAAACCTATAACAATTAATATTACTATTTGAAATTTTTAATATTTCTTTGTTAGCAATAAAATTATTAGAAAAATTACATTTAAGAGAAATTTTTCTAGAAAAGATACTTTTGCAATTTAATATAATTTTTGACATATTTATGTTTACTCTCCCTATTTAAATTTTATAAATTGATTATTATTTTTTATTTTTTTATTCATCTTAGAAATAATTTTTTTATATTTTGTTACTTCAATATTGAAATCTCTTAAGAATTCTTTAGAGGGTTTAATAAAAGGTATTTCTGGATATTTATTAGAAAGGTATTCAAATAAATTACAATCAAGAGTATTTGTCCAAATAGTAATTAGGGTTATATTATTTTTTTTGCAAAAATCTTTCTTTATCTTATCTCTTAATTTTTGTTCTTCATAATGATGTTGTTTACCGTTAAATTCAAATCCTAATTTTAACGCTGGTATATATATATCAATTTCTAATTGAGCATTAGTATTTTTGTTAATTATACCTAAATTTCTAACATTATAATAATGTCTATTATTAGGAAGAATCCTTTTGAGATACATTCTCAAAAGGTTTTCTCCTCTACTTATATTAAGATTCATAATTAGAACTCCATATTATTAAATTAATATCATCTAATACTATATATTCATCAATATCACTTACAGTATATTTATCTGCTATCATATGTATTATTATATCTAATGGCATAGATAATACATTTATCAAAGATATTACACCATTCTTATCTGGTAAATATTTAACTTTATTCTTATCAGTAAAATAAAATTTTAATCCAGGATGATTATCTTCTACTAGATAATATCCATCTTCTTCAGAAGGTTTAAATTGATATTCATATTCTCCAATAACACTTCTTAAAGAAAGCTTAATATTATATTCTTTTCTGTTAAGATTTGGAGATATCTCTAATATTTTATTAACATAGCATCCATCATACAAATCTACATTATTGAATAAGAAATCTCCATTATCATAACTTCCATCATCATTTTTTTTTCTTAAAATTATATTATTCAATATTATCCTCCTTAATTTTTATATAATAATCTTTAATCATTTTAGATTCAGAATCAATGCATTCAATTTTACAAGGCATAAATCCTGAAAGAATAACATCTTCTGAATCTTCTATTATTATCTTAGTAAAAGTCTTTATAGAATTTTCAGGCATTATAATAATTTCATTTATTCCTTTTGATTTAAAATACAAATTACTTTTATTCTCTAAAGTTATTATATTATTTTTAATATAAAAGGCTTTTTCATTTTTAGTATTAAAAGAATATAATTCTGGATGAATATTATTTATATGTTCAATCTTATTGCTATAAATTACTTTAGATATAAAATTATCAATATAAATATATTCAGACTCTCCATTAAATTTATCAACTATAAATTGTATTTCATTATTATTAAATTGATATGGAATATATTCTTTTATTTTTTCACCATTTAACCAATATTCAATTTTAGGATTTAAAATTTCTAAATCATATTTAACACTATTATTTAATATTATATTCTTTACAAAATTATACTTTTTAAACGAAGAATTTCTTATAAAAATATCATCATAATAGTTTTCAACTACATAGATGTAATAAATATTTACAATTGTTTTTCTGCCTATATATTCTACAATATGTTGTATTTCATATAATCCTATTTGATCTAAATTAATACTTTTACTGTTCCCTTCAATTAAGTACTCTTCTATATTCATTAAAGGGGTAGTTATTTTTAAATAATTATTATAAGAATTTAATTCTTTGAAATTTATAATTAGACTTTCATTTAAATTCTTTATATTATATTTTTGTAAGTTTAATATATCATTAATGTAATCTTTATAATTGTTCTCAATTAAAATTTCACAATCATTTAGTGTTAATAATATATTATTCTTATCGATTAGCTTTGTTTTAAATAAAGTTTTCCCTTGTATATTTTTATTATCTATTATAATTGGCATTTCTTTATTTTTTTCTAGAAGCACATTGTTTTTACTATATATACTTGAATCATTTGCTAAAATTTCAATATTAAATTCTTCAGAAATACTTAAGTTATTTTTAATTTTAGCAATTATTTTATCATTATATTGGAAATAATCTACGGTTAAATCATATACATTTTTAGATAATTGAATCAAATTATTTTCAAAAAGTTTTTTTGTAATTTGAATTAATACATCATAATCTATATCTATTAGGATATTTATATATGAAGGATTTATAGGAGATATAATATCTTCTATTACATATAAATTGTCATCTTTTTTTATAGCACTCTTTTTCCTTTTGTAAAAATCTAATTCTAAGTCATCGTAATAATAAATGCTTTTTATATATTCAGACTGAAAAGTTTTTATATTTAAATCAAAAGAAGGTTTCAATAAATTACCATTATCATCTAAATAATTTTCATCTATCCAATATTCGTGAATTACGTTGTCATTATAAAATACTATCTCTACATTTTTGTGTTTTGAAATAAATATATTTTTTTCATCATATATAGTTAAGTGAATATTTATAACTTCAATAAAATGATTGGCAGATAATCTTTGAACCTGTAATATTCTATTTTTATCACTAGTTGATATATCTGTAATTTTAAAATTAGTATTATCTGTGGCATAACTAATTTTGGCGAATTCATTAGTTTCTAAATATAAATAAAACCTATCTGTTCCAGAAATATTTTTTTCGTTAAAATTTATAAATAATTCATTAACTAAATGTACATTAAATGTCAATAAAGGAATATTAGAATTTGAATAAAAAACATTATAAATCCCATCTTCTAAATTATATAAATTAATAATCGAATAATGAATTCCTTCTTCTCTAATTATTTTATATTTTATATTTTTATTTTCATTTAAAATTATATAATCATTATTATCAGAATCTAATTTTGTTTCGTTATTTATTATTAATTTAAAAGTTAAAGATTTTTTATTAACATATAAATCTATATATTCTTCACCTTTTTTAAATATAATGTCATTAGAATATTTTTCATCAAATGTTATTTCTACAGGATTAATTTGTTTCTCTATATATAATTCTTTATTATTAGTGTTTTCAAATATATCAGAAAAAGTAAAAGTATAAGTATTATAATCATTTTTAACTGGTATATTTAATTCAAAATTATATATTCCATCTTGGATAAAATTTAAATCAAAATAAATAATATTTTCAGGTATACCATTTATTTTTAATGTTGGATAAAAATAAATATTTGCAACATCTTTTAAATTAAGATTATTATCTGTGAAATTTATTTCTTTATCTGCAGTAAAAAATTCGTTTGTTCTTAGACTTAAAGGAATAATTGATAAATTATCTATAAATATAGGATTTTTATTACTAACTATTTTTTTATCATTAGAAACGATAATTTTATATTCATCATTAAAATTTACAAACAACAGTTTACTTTGTTTAAAGCTTAAATCAATTTTTTTCTTAAAATCAATATCACAAGAAACACTGCTTTTTTCTATATATTTAATAAAATTATATTCAAATCCATCTATTATTAAATCTATATTTAAATATTCACTAAGTTCTTTTTTAACAAAAACTTTAAATAAAATTTTTGAACCTATCTCAAAAGTTTCATATTTAATAATGTGATTAGTTAAATTTTCACGAATAATAAGTTCGTTATGCTCTATAATATTACGTTCGTAAGTACTTAATTTATCTTTATCAAAATATATAAAAAATACTTTTTGATTGTCTTCAGAATAGTCATTTATAATTTTATAATTTGTAATTTTATTATAATCATAATCGTGTAGAGTAAAATTATGAGTTTCACTATCAATTAAATAATAATTATCTAATTTATTTTGTATTTTTTTGTATTCTTCGTTCTCTTTTATAAAATAAATTTCTTGTTCAGAATAAATAATAGAATGAAAATTAATATTCTCAAAATCATATTTTTTCTTATTTTTACCTAGATAAAAAATATTATTATCTTGAATTTGTCCGTTTAAAACTATTTCAGTATTTTCTTCTTTTATTAATAAATAATCATTTTCTATGTTATTAAAAATTATATTAGGAAAAGAATTGTCATAAATTAATTCTAATTCACTTGAAGTATTATTTCCTCCATTAAGTATAAAGCTTATATAAATTTTATTAGATTTATCTAATTTTTCAGAAATAGTTTCAAAATGATCACTTAAGACAAAAGAAATCATGTTTTTACTATTATTAGAAATCGATATTTCTTTTTCAGAAGAAATCTCTTCATTTGAATCTCCGTATTCTATTTTTATTTTAGGCTTAATAGTTGTTACATTTTTTTGATTATAAAAAAAACTCAATTCGGTATTGTTACCTAATATATTATTGTTATAATCTATAATATCAAATACTTCTATTACTTTATTTTTAGTGTTAATTTTGTATATCTTATATCTTATATTTCCAAAAGAATCCTTTAAGAAAAAATGTAAATTAGTAGAATCATTTTTAAAAATATTTGTAGCAACTATATATTCAAATTCTTTTTTGTTGGTACCAAGTATAGAGAATTCTTTATGTTCTATTTTTTCTTCACTATTAAATGAATAATAATATTGAAGAGTATTATTTCCTTCACTTTCTACAACTATTTCGAAGTTTATTTTTTCTACTTCATCATCTTGCAATTCGTAAGAATCTCCTAAATAAATTGAATTTTTAATAGAAATATTAAAGTCATCACACACACTCTTGAATAGTATAGTTATTGGATTTTTAACACTGGTATAAACAAGTATTCCACCTTCGTAAAATTCTAAATAGCAATTATATTTTATATTAGAATCATTGATTAACTCTTTATTTAATATACATTTATCAAATTTTATATACCCATCAAATTGATATCCTTCAACATAAGAATCTTGTATATAAACTCCATTAACTTCTCGTTCTAATATTAATTTATAATTTGTAATTTTATTATATTCAATATTTATATCTGATGTAAAAAATTTCAAATCGAACATATTTAAATTTGTGTTATATATTTCATTTTTAGTACTGTCATATATATAATATTTTTCTTGATTTGCCAAATTATAAAATCTAAAATAATATTTCAATAATTTATCACCTCTCTTATGAATTTTATAACAAAAAAACAAAAAATAAAAAAACAGCACTTTTTAATGCTGTTTTACTTTTTTATGATAAAAGTGTCATAAATAAATCCAAAGGTAGTTCTTTGATTTTTATATTAACTTCACTTTTATGGCATTCAAATTTATTTCCATTAATATCGGTGAATTGAAACCTATCTTTTACAGCTTTAGCTTTAATGATCATACTAGGATCAAATTTTCCAAATACTAAAAACTTATTGTTAAATACTATATCTGTATTTTTAAAGAAAAATCCATTTTTAACTGTTGGAGTTAAAATATGTAATTCCTTGCATTCAACAGTACAATAATAATTGTTATTTTCTACCTTTTGAATAAGTTTATCAATACTTTCTTCAGAAGTATTTAAATTAAATTTATCAGCAATATTTTGAATAACTTGATTAATTTGATCATAATCTAAAACCATTTATTATATTCCCCCATTATATTAATTTTTAAGAAATACAGAGTAATCTTCTTCACCTGCATTATTAGCTATAGTTTCTTGTCCTATTAAATAAGAATTAATTTTAAATTCTTTTTTATCATAATCATTTAATAATGTTTTTATGTATTCTGGAGTAATTAATTCTAATAATAATTCAGAAAACTTTATCATAGATTCTTCATCACTTATAATTTCATTATTATCAATAGAACATACAGAACTTAAAGCGTCGAATAGTTCTTTATGATTAGGTATATCCATAATAATTAATTCTGATATATGTTTTAACTCTTCAATATCTTTTATTAAATATTTTATTTCTTTTAAACGAAATAATAATGCAGTAGTAACAGTTTTTTCAGAATATACGCTTAGCAATCTTCTTACAGTTATTAAGTTAGATTCAAATTTCTCTTTTTCTTCCTTAAATTTTTTTGATTTTCTCATTTTTTTATCTCCTTTTATTTTAACATACAATATTTTTTTAGTCAATGATAAAATACTATTTTTATAATATTTTTATATATAAAATATTATTTTTTTGTTTATTTTTTTAAAAAACGAATTTTTACAAAAAAATATATTTCTTATTGTTAGGTACTGGGGGGTAGTGTTAACGAATAGCTAATAAAAAATTGATAGGAGGATTTTAATAAGTTACAGGAAGAGAAGATAGAAATTCTTATTAGCTTTTAAACTATTAAACTTCTTTTGAATTCTTTAGTTTATTTTAGCTAAAACTTTTGTCAGGAGGATTTTTTATTTTTTTTTATTTTAGCTTTGACGATAATGAGATTAACCAGGTCGCATTTCGCTCCCCCGTGGCTTTCGAAACAAGTTTCGAGCCACCGGGTTCTCTCAAGTGCTCCCTTGTAGAACTTTCATTAACACTACTAAGGAAGTTTAACATGATAAGTTTGAATTAACAAATTTAGAGTTTTTTTCTAATATTTTTAATTAATTTATTTATTCCTTCGCTTCTTTGCTACGAATTATCTAAATTCGTATCAAAGTTTATATATACTTTAACGTTTAAAGAAACTTTACAAAAGATTTACATTATTTTTTAAATTCAAAAAAAGCAATAAATATAATTCAAATTATTGTTCTAATGATAAATGAATTAATTTATATACTTGCCCAAGACTTTTTTATAAATTATTTAAATTTATAAAAAAGTTTATATTTAGATTTATCTTAATATAACTATACAAAAGATTAATCTATTTATTTCAATCTACAAAGGTTTATATATATGATTTGCTTCTTATCTCTACCTTCGCTTCTAACAAAGTATTAATTCAGAGATAAAGTAATAAGAATTTTCTTCTGTAATTCTATTGTCATATATAAATCTACTTATTAATTAAAGTGATTAGAAGAATTAGTTTTTTATTAATTCTTTTAAATATAAAATAAGAACTTATCAATAGTTGTACTCATAGACTATTGGTAATATGGAGGTGATTTATATGAGTAAAACAATATTAACATTAGCAGAGGTTGAAAAGGAACTTCAAGAGCTTAAGAACAAAAAAGGAAGAAAGTCTAAAGCTACATTGGAGAGAATTGAATATCTCAAAGGAATAGCTCAAGGATTAATTCAACCTAAAAAGGAGATTAAGTTATCTTCTTCAATGATGATTAAATTGGTTAATTCTAATCCTAATAAGATTTCAAACGAATGGGGATTTACTAGCTTATCATCTTTAAAATGGAGAGAAATTATCATTAGAGAAAGTAATATAAATACTAATGAAAAGTTATTGTTGTTGGATAAGATACTATTAGCTATTAATATAATTCAAACTAAAGAATTTACGAAAGAACAAATAATAAAAGTAGCAAAAGCTTTAGAAGAGTTAAAACCAAATATAGCTATAGATTTCTATAAGAGAATAAGAAGAACTCTTAAATCTTATTGGAGTCTTTGTAAAGATTAATAGTAATAAAAAAAGAGATAGAACATCCGACCTTTCTATCTCTCTTCTCCTGAAGATAGTCATGAGTATCGACTAAAAACTACTCCAGATTTCGCCGTCTCTGAATTGGAAAGTACGGCTTTAACTTTTAATTTTATTTAAACCTATAAGGAGGTTTACTATGTTATTTTTTATCATTGTTTTATCTGTTGCTTTTAATTTTTTATCTTTTGTACTTTTCAATAACGAAAAGTATGGAAGACTTCCAGAGAAAAGAAAAGAAATATTCTCTGGAATAAACTTATTAATTTTATTATTAATAGGTAGCCTTATAAATGATTACCTATTAATAGGATTTATTTCAATCCTTCCAGGAGCAATCTTGGAAGGATTAGTATTCTATAAAACTATTATTAAATAGTCTTATAAATGTCCTAAACAAGACATTAAACTGTTTAAATTTAAAAAGAGAGGAGGTGATAGTATGAAACTCTCTTCTTTAGAACTAGTATTTATTCAATTACTAGCAAAAGGGATTACAACTAATATATCTTACAAGGAGCTCGAAAATCTTGCAAGAGAGGAAGTTATAGTAATCCCACAAAAATAAAAGTTTGTCCTGAGCAAGACATTAAACTGCTCAAAATTCATATTACACCAAGGAGGTGAATATAAGTGTTTAACATAGTAATTCTCTTGGTAAATACACTCAAATACATACCAAGAGAAAAAAGGTTTAGTGCATTTGTTATTTCTATAATAGCAATTCTAATATTAGCCGTATTAGAGTCACTTAAATAACAATAGCTGAATCTTTTTAAGGAGTGACAGCATACAGTTGCTCCTTGTTACTATGTTTACATTATATCACAAATTTGTGTAATTGTTAATAAAATTTTTAAAGGAGTGATTTTATGAATATGTTAATTAACCCTATTGATTATTTTAATCAAAAAGAAATTATTAAAATAAATAATATTTTAGAAGAATTAAATACTTCATTAGAAGAAATTTTCTCTTCTAATAACATCAACATTGCATTAACTGGAGCATTTAGCCAAAGTGGAGCTTGTGTTAAAACTAAAAACGAATTTATATTATTCTTACCAGGAGAAGTTTTCTACGGATCCATTATTGGAAAGAATATCAAAATAGCTTTACATGAATTAGTTCACGTTTGGCAACATTCAAATAGAAGTCTTTCATTTAAGTTTAAGACAACTATTGGAAATTTAATTTACAAAATATATAAATGTGAATTTACATACAAAATATATAGAAGATCTCCAGGAGAACTTGAGGCAAATTATTTTGCTAATAAAATATATAACTTTTAATATAAATTTAGATTATTTATGAGTTTTTTATTAATATTTTTAACTTTTAATTTTTAATAAAAGGGTTTCTTGTCCCGAGGATAAAACAAGGTTAAATATAAGGAGGAATCGTTATGTCAATGTTTAAATCAGAGGAATTATTATCTAGACTTGGAGTTACTGTAGAAATAGCACAAGATGTAGCTATTGATACACTTGATACTGTTAACGCAAGTTTATTAACAGTAGCAGAAAATAAAGAAACAACAATATCAGTAGTAGCTACAGGTTTAGCAATAAATGATATGATGAGTAATGGTGTAGGAGTAGGAAATACACTAGTTGCTATTATTGCTGGAGGGAAAGCCCTTAAAGGTGTTGATAAAATGAAAAAAGATTTTGTCAAGAATCAAGAAAAAGTTAAGAAAATGTCAGAAGATAAATTAAAAGCTTTACAATTAGAAGAAGATGAAGACGAGGAGTAATCCTTGTCTTTTTCTAATAATACTTTTAAATAAAAATAATAAGGAGTGATTTATATGTATAATTTCAGAGAGGTAAATAAAACAAATTATTCTTGGGAGGCAATCGAAAACGTAGAAATAAGACTTACAAAAGAAGATACTTTCATATTAGTTGTTGCTAACCCAAGAAATAATCTAGAGTATACTAAATTAAATACTTTATTTGCTGAAACACTAGAAGAGGCAAAAGAAGAGGCTACAAATCTTCTAAGAGGATATAACAAAAGATCCTTAATTAATATGTACTAATATAATTTAAGAGAGTAGGAACTTAATTGTTCTTATTCTCTTTTTTTTATTTGGGGGACAACTAACGAGTTTTCCCCCATACCCCCTTTCATTCTTTTTTTAATGATATTTAATCCTTAAAAAAAGAATTACTTTTCAACTTTTCCTTTCTATATCTACTCTTCCTCTAATCTACTTTACATAGCCAATATACCTTTCCTATCTCATCTTTACATTATCTCTAATATAGTTTATAAAAGAATGCTCATCGGTATTGAACCTCTTCGCAACTATCTGACATTACTACAATGTTTCTTAATTAACTTTATTTAGACAAGATTGTTATTCAAGAAGTATTTACTTTACCTTTTCTAAATCTACCTTTTTGTGAAATTTTATTTACTCCTGCCTATTTCTATTAAAGCACACTTAAAATTTGAAATTGTGTTTTTTTACTATTAAAGCACAATTTAATTTTTATTAATACCTCTAGAAGAGTTTTAGAAAGTATAAGATGGCTAGGATGGGATTTATATTTAATTGAACGAAGTTTTCAAGGAGATTAAATAATAAATTAGGCTATTATATTTTATATAAGAAATATATAAGGAGAGTATAAAGTCTTATATAAGATATTTTACGCCGGCGGAGAAATGCATTAGATATATATAAGAAAATTATAGTATACTACCCCTTAGATATTTCTTGGCATACTCAATATTATTTTAGAAATATATTAGGCATACTATATTTAAAATAATATTAATATTAAGTATATAAAATATAATTTATATTTCTTAACTCTTTTAGAAGATATTATCTCTTTGCTCCTATCTTATCTATATCCTATTTATAATTTATTCTTTTATTAATATGTTTTTTCACAAATGTGAAAAAATATAAAAATTATTTTTATATCTCTCGGGGAGAAAAGTAATAAAATATTTTATTCATTTTCTTAAACCCTTATTTTTTCTATATTCTCTTTTTTTATCATTTTTTTAATAATTTCACTTTAATGAAAATATCTAAATAAATATAAGAAAAGTATAAGAAAAATATAAAATTCTATATAAAATAAGATAAAAAACTATATTTTGAAAATATATTTTTATTTTTTAAGATTTATTTTATATTTCCTCGGAGATTTTTTAATAAAAAAATAAATATAAAAAAATTATGAAAATAATTTTTTATAAATATAAGAAAAATGTAAATAAATCAGAAGAAAAATAGTGAGAAGGCTTTAAAACTATTATATTTTTTTCAAGAAGATGTAATAGAAAACGAAGAGATGAGCCTGGTCTTATATATATAGTATTTTTATTTAAAATATAAAACAATAAAAATATATAAAACAAAATTAATTAAAATTATCCCAATAATAATTATATTATTTTAAAATAATATTTAAATATATATACATAAATATAATATAATCTTTATATTCAAAGGATAATTCTTGACAACTTACGTCTTATTTAATATTTATGTTCAAAAAATATTATTTTTTTGATATAATATCAAAAGTTATCAATTAGATTTTTATTAATACTTTTAATATAATTTATTATTAAAAGGAGAGCGATATTATGAATTTAATTTGTTTGTCTGGTGGAGCAAAAGGAAGTGATAATCTTTTTGCAATACTAGGAGAAGAGAATGGATATGTAACATATAATATGTCATTTAATGGACACAACTGTTGTAAAGAGGGTAAGAGAATAATATTATCTTCACAAGAGTTAAATAGTCGTGTAGGAAATTATAGATATATATGTAATAGACTTGGTAGAAAAGAAAGCTCTAATATATTTATAAGAAACTTAATGCTTAGAAATACTTATCAAATAAAAGGTAAGAAAAGTATAAGCGATTTAGTCATTGCTATCGGTACTGTTGTTGGAGAACACGTTGACGGTGGAACAGGATATGCTGTTGACTATGCTAAATACTTTAATATTCCTATTGTTTTATTAGATAAAGTTTATTTAAAGTTTTATTATTGGAATTATGATAATAAGACTTGGGATATTTTAAATAGTAGAAAATTAGAAGAGATTATTAAAAGTTTTATTCATAAAGAAGAAATATTCTTTACAGGTATTGGAAGTAGAAATATAGATATGAATACTTGTAGAGAAAGAATTACTAAATTAATTAATTACATCAAGAATTACTAGAGGAGAGTTATGAATTTATTTACGGAACTGATATATTATTATCTGAGTTTTAATATATTTTTTGTATTTAATTTCATAGCTCTTTTTATATTTATTAGTACTCACAACGTTTTAATTGTGGGTACTATTTTTTTTATATTTTTTATTAAACGTTATCTTTATTGATAGCGTTTTTTTATTAGTTTTTTATTAATCTTTTTAGTTAATTTAAAACTATTATTTAACCTTTTCTTTGAATTTAGGTTATCTATTAGTTTTTTATTAATATATTTAATTTTAATTTATTTTAGGGAGGTTGATTTAGATGAAAAGATATCTATATCAAAATATTGAAAATTTAGTAGGAATGAACAAGGAGCAAGTCGCTGAACTTAAGTTGGCTAAAGAGGAGTTTTGGTCTGCTTCAGAAATTTCTGCAATTAACAATTTACTTTATGAAAATAGAGAAATTGGTAATGCAGTAAGAGATTTGCTTTGGAATGGAGAAAACGACATTCCAGCTATTGGAGATTTAATTAGATTTATTAATTCCAAGAGAGCTTTTAAATTTAATTGGAATGGAGAAATAAGAGCTATTGGTATTCCTAAAGTTGAAGTTGGAGATACTCTTAATGCTTTTAGTAGAACTTTGTTAAATATTGCTATTACTTATATGAACTGGAAGAATTGTTCAGATGAAGAGGATAAGAAATCTTTATGGGATAAATTCTTAAATTTAACTAATAGTTTAAGAATAGACATAGCTAAGAGATTTTTAAGTAAAAATTTTAAAGAAAAATATCAATTTAAAATGATTGGATATAGTTCGGTAGCTCTTCCAGGACATCTTGGAATAAATGAAATTGCATTACCAGAACATTATTGTTTAAAGAATAATATTCAAATAGGAGATCTTTGTATAGTTAAAAGAGACCCTGTTCAAAATATATTCTTATGTTTAAAAGTTGACAAAATGCATTATGCCAATATCATAAGAGTTAATCCTAGAACTATTCAACTTGTTGACGGAGATTTTGACGGAGATAATATTGCCGTTATTCCTCTTAAAAGCATGGTTAAGCATAATAAGAAATTTTTCTATAATGGAGAAGAATTTAATATTGATTTATTTAATCAAATAAAAGAAGAAGTTAGCGAATTATTACCAAGCAAAATTATGGCTAATGAAAGCTTACTTAATCTTACTAGAGAATATGTTGAGGGATTTCCTTTAGGAGAAATGGAAAAAGTTAATATAACTAAAATTAAAGATATATTGGCTAACTCTAAGAAATCTCAAAAATATTTAGATAATATTCCAGATTATATGAATAGCCATATAGAAACTGTAAAGAATATGATTACTGTAAAAGAAGGTACTGCTACTGCTGGTTCTTTTTGTAACTGGATTATGGAGTGTTCAAGAAATGCAGGACTTGATATGGTAACAGCTAGAGCTCTTTCTAATAGATTACAGAGAGTTGCATTAGACAGTAAGCATGAGGGAGGTAAAGGTAGTTATAAAGACCTTCCTTGGTATAAATTAGCTACTCTTTGTAATCAAAGAAGAAAATTCTATTCTGTTGATGAAATTTATGGTGTTATTGAAAGCATTATAAATGAAGATGAATTAGAGTTAATTTCTGATGAAGAAGAAGAAGAAGATATTCTTTAAGTTTTTTATCAATTCTTTTAATTTACTTTTGATTTTTAATTTTTAATTGTTTTGGAGAGAAGAGTATTATTCTCTTTTCTCCTTTTTTATCTTATTTTTAATTTTTAAGGAGAGTGTTATATATGAAAATGTTATCAAATTTAGAAAAGAGATTATTAGCTGAGGCTGTATTATTTAACCAAAGTCAAAGAGATATTAGTAAAAGAGCGTCTCAAACCAAGGATCCTAAAGACTGCTGGAAACAATTCTATAATAACGAAGTTGAGGGTAGAAAAATTCTTACTCCAGTTAGTTTGTCTAAAGAATGGTTTGAAATTTATACTCAAGCTAGTAATACTGTTAAAGAAGAAGTTAATGTAGTAGGACATAGAATAAAATCTCTTGATAGTGTTATAAATAGAATTAATCTTAATCTAGCTACTATTACTGAAGAAGTAAATAGAAAAGAAGAAATTAACTTTAAATTAGTAAAACAAATTAATTTAAAGAACAAAGAAATATTTTTTAATTATTTCAAGTTTCTTTCACTTTATGAAACAAAGGCTATTGATATAATAGTTAATTTGTATGAAGGAGAAAAAGCTGGAGAAAAAATTACTGAAAAGAGAGTTCTTATCACTTTTGCAACTAGGAATACTTTTCTTTGGAAAGTGGAATTCCCTTTCGTTGATAAAAACGGATTTTTCACTTTAAATGGAAGTGAATTTGTTTTCATGTATACTCCGAAGAATTTAGAGGAGTATTTAACTGGTACAGAAGATGAATTAATTCTTGTGCATCCATTCGAAAAACTTTGTAAAGAAATGTGTATAGCTTATAGAGATAAGAATGGATTAGAAGTTTTACTTGATAAGAAATATTTCTTCCAAAGAGTTGAAAAGTGTGGAGGTAAAATCTCCCAAGGATTTCAAAAAGCAGTAAATAAGTTTGTTACTAATGCTAAAGATTTCTATTGGGAAAAGAACTCTACTTCTCCAATTGTATGGTTTGATAGATTTAACGGGGAGATGAGTAGACATTGCTTTACTAATAATATCTTACTTGATATGGGATATGAAGATGTTATAAAATACGGTAAAGTAAGAGGTTTAGACCTACTTACTGGTTCTACTTCTACTCCTGCTAAAAGGGTTCAATTGGCATCTAATTATGCTATTGCCAAAAATGATAACGGAGAATGCGTTGTTAAGAAAGTAAGAAATTTAGGAGATTTAGCAGATTATCTTTCTGCTGATAAGACTGCTTATGTTTTCTATAATCGTACTTCTGGAAAAAGACAAAATTCAGCTACAATAAAAGATAGTTGTAATCTTGTCAATCCTGCTAATATGATTAAAAGAGCTTATATTAAATAAAATAATTTAAGTTCTTCTGTTAGGAGAGGAGTTTTCTCTCTTCTCCTTTTTTATCTTTTTTTATTTTAATTTTTAATTTTTAGGAGTGTGTTATATATGATAAGAGAAATAATGAATAAAAGTGTAAGACCAATGTTAGTAGCTAAAATATCTTCTGATTTAATACCTAATTGTTTTGACGGTTGGGAGCCAATTCTTAACGACTGCTTTCTACTTTCTTGGGAGGCTAAAGAAAATCTTGCTGTATATTATCAAGGAGAAGTTGTTAAACCTCAAGAGGGTTCAAAATTTATTGGTGCATATAGAGACAAAGGGTCTATATCAGGAGTATTGAGTAGATTTTTACCTTTCTGCTATTATAGACTTAATGATAAAGAAGAGGTTGCTAATTTTTGCGAATTATTGAAGAATTTAAACAAAGGATATTATATAAAAGAAGAAGAAAATACTGTTATATTTCAACTTGACGTTATAGCTGATGTATCTGTTGGAAGAGATAATGTAACTTCTTTATTAGGACAGAGTTGTCTTGATTTAAAAGCTAATATTGAGGGAATTGATTTAGGATTCACTCAAGAAGAGCTTGATAACCTTGATGTTGAAGAGCTATTAAATAATAGAAGTTGGGATCATAGAGTAGTTATTATTGATTCTGTAACAAAATCTATTGTATATGATTTTGGAGAATGTGCAATATTGCTAGAAGATTATTTCTGGCAACCATCTCATGATAATAGTTTAGTAGCAGGAGAAAAGGAGATTTCATTTAGTTATCACCAGATGAAAGACGGAATGGCAGTTCTTACTCCTACTCTTTATAAAACTTTTATGGCTTCTATTGATTTTACTTCTTTAAAAGAAGATATGTTATTAACTGGTATTGAAGTACAAGAAATGCCAGAAGGATTAGCTCCAGAAGGAGTGACTAATATCTCTTCAGTTTCAAATGAAAATGAAGATGATTTATTAGCTTAAAATAAAAAAAGCCTGTTCTGATATCTAAAAAGATATCGAGCAGGTTTCTTATCCTACAACATGGTAGGTAAGCAAATATATTATAATATATTTATTTATTTTTTCAAAAATAGAGTAGAATAATATCTACTCTATTTTTTTTATTTAAAATGTAAAAAATCATTTATTAATGATTTTTCTTTTCTTATTCATTTCTAATTTAATTTTCCTTTTCTCATCTTAATTTATTCTTAAAGTTATATTTTTATCTTTTTTTAATGTAGAAAGTAATTGCTCGTTTCACATACGCAATCACTTTCTTTTATTTATTAATGGCGAAATATTTGGATAATTTAAAACTTTTTAAATATATTGGAAAAATATAGTAGAAATACTACATTTATTATGTTAAAATTTAATTGAAATATACGAAGAGTTGTGCAAGAAGTATATACTTTTAATTTCTTAGAATATTTTTAAGAAATTAGAAGAGTATATAAAAAATTATTAAATATTAAAGCACAGAAAAAATAGGAGGGATTTATGTTTCAAAAATGTAATTGGGATATGTTTTCAATGGAATTTCAAAATAAATTAATGATGATGAAATTTAATAAAGAAAATCCTTTAATAATAGAGTTTAAACCGTTATTAAAATATTTAAATGAAATAATGTTTGATATAGTAACAGAAGAAGATATTATTCAATATCAAAATGAATACAGAAGAATTATTAAATTAACTGAACAATATTCAGAAAAAGAAAAAGAAGAAGCAATTTTCTATTATTATTATGAAGTAGTTTTAATGTATGTAAGTATGTTAATGACCCTTGAATTAAAAGATCCAGCAACTGAAATTACATTAACAGAAAATGATATTAATGAATTAAAAAAAATAGAAGAACAAAATTTAAAAATGATTGAGGAGTCTAAAAATAATAATTATTATGCATAAGAATAAGAGCTGTTAAAAGCTCTTTTTTTATTTATTAAAGCACAACTGTATATCTTATAATTTATAAGATTTTTATCTTTATACTGGTTATTTTATATTGAAAAGAGTATGCCTTAAATATAGGTAGCATAAATATGGAATGTGTTGCCTATATTTTATATTAGTGTAATAATAGAGCCTTTAATGTGAATAATTAGAGGTTCTATTTTTATATTGATAAAAAAAATAAAAAAAAGGAGAGATATATGAAAATATTAAATTTAAGCAATCACAAATTAACAGAAAAACAAATTGAAGAATTAAAAGAGAGATTAAAATTTACAGAAATAGTAGAACTTGATAAAGAGGATAAAAAAATATGGAATCAATTAACTATAGAAAACTATAAAAAAGAAACAAAAAGAATAATGGAAAAATATAATGTAGATTCTTATCATATATCAGGATTCGCTCCAGCAGTAGTTTATGCTGCAAATGAAGCAGATAATAATATGAAATTATTTTGCATTAGACTGTTTTAAAAAAATAGCTGAAAAAGAATATTTATTTATATTAATACAATATAGAACCTCTAATTGCTACTGTTAGGGGTTTTATTATTTTATTAATATTAGGAGGTTTTATGGATTTAAGAAAAGAATATACGGAAGAAATGTTAAATGGACCAGGTAGTGATATCAAAGATAGTTTTCACACTATGGCTGAACTTTATTACAATAGAATGATATTATTTGCAGTATTGGTTAATACTTATAAGGATAAAGCTTATAAGTCAAAATTACATGCAGACGGAACTATGTTTGACGATTTCTTTGTTGTAGGAATAAGTACTCCTGAAGGAGATTTCTCATATCACTATCAACTTAAATATTGGGACAAATTCCAATGTAAAGAATTGGATAGAGCTCCAGAATGGAAAGGGGAGTCTAAGGAAGACATTGGAAGATTATTTAGTTTAATAGGAGGTTAGTATGCTAACTGAAAACATGAAAAAATGGATAAAAGAATCCACTTCTTATAATTTAAAAGATGAAGAAGTAAATAAAAAATTAGAATTAGTTTCTTTAATGATAAAAGAATTTAAAGAAATTCCAGAAATTTTTAATTTTGCTGATGAAGCACAAAGCTATCTTATAGAAGAATCAAGATATAGAGCTTTTATGAAAGAAGAATCAAAAAGATTTTTTAAAGAAGAATAAATTTAAAAATTATAGTACACCTAACTTTATTTTAATATTAGGTATCTTATTAATTATTAAAACTTTAGGAGGAAAACTATGAAGTTGATTATCAATGAATACCAAAATAATTTTTTAGTTAATAAAAGTGTAATGCTAGATATCGTTAATGTTGATGTCTATAATTTTAAGAATTCTTTTGGTTTTAATTTTAAATCAAAAGTAATAAATCTCAGAATTTTTCTATTTTAAAAAATGCAAAAAATCATACTTTAGAAAATATTACCGAAAATGCTTTGATTGATTTAATGGATAATATTGATACATTAAAAACATTAAAAATTGATTCTTACAAGTACGAAAATGATGATGAAACAATAACTGAGATATATATTAATATTTCTTATTAATTTTAAAAGGAGTGATTAAGATGAAAATATACAGAGGAACTTTAGTATCAGTAGAAGATACAAATGGAAGTATGGCTTATGTTAGCGATGGTTTAGGTAACTCTTTTTGGGTTAGAGAGGAAGAATTATACTAGTTTTTTAAGATATATAAATTAGCCGGGATTTTTCCCGGTTTTTTTATATATTTAGGAATATTTATTTTACTTTTTAAGTTTATTAAAGCACATAATTTTAATGAACTTAAATGGTATGATAAATACCACAAGAAATACGCCAGCGTATTTCATTAGACGCACCTTCTTATTAAAAATTAAAAGTTAAAAGTAAAGGGAAATCCTAATAATTATTTATTAGGGTTTCTTCTTATTTTTAAAAATAAGTAAATAAACGAATTAATTCGTATTTTAATAAAAAAGGAGTGATTAAGTAATGGATTGGAGTAAATGGCAAACGGTGGCAGCAATAAAAGATACTGGTGGAGCTATAGAAAAAATTGATGAAATAATGGCTACAGCTATTAATGCAGCTTCTGAAACTACAAAAGATATAGGTACAGAAATAAAAGTTGCTGGTGTCGGATTAGGAATATCAACTTTTTCGCCTCAAATAGCATCAACTTTAGGACTATTTGGTTTCGTTACAGATGAAACTCAAATAGATACTATTGGACAAGCTCTTATATTAGGAGCAAGTGCTAGTGCAGCAAATAAATTTGTTGATAACTTCACAAAGAAAAAAGAAGAGAGTAAAAAAAGAAGATCGAATAAAACTGATAAAATTAAAGCAATTGAAGCAGAACTAGTAGATGAAGATTAATTCTTTGTCTACTAAAATATTATTTAAAAATTAAAAGGAGTGATTAAAAAAATGGAAAAAAGAACTGTAAATATCAAAATAGGATTTGATTCTAAAGGAGAAGAAATTAAAAATTTATTAAACACAAGAGAAACTTTAAAATTCACCAAAAATTCTACTGCTGAATGTGACAAAAAATTAGAAGAAGCTTTTAAAGATTATTTCTTTTCTCCAGTTAAAAGAACAAGAAAAGAATTCTTAACTGCTAAAACTAATAAAACAGAAGAAGAATTAAATGAACTTAAAACTTTAATCGAAGAAGAGATGAATATTAAAGAAAATTCTGTGTTAAAAGATTTTTGTAAAGAATTTAAAAGTATATTTGGGAATAAAGCTTTGAAAATACATAAACAATATAAAGCTAATAAATATAATGGAAGAATTCAGTATCAAGAATATACTTACTTACCTTCTACATTAAAAAGTTTTATTCAAAATCCAGGAGATGAACTATTAATTAATTCATCTATCTTTAGAATAGTACTAAAAAATAGTTATTCAGCAGTAAATAATCAAGAGATTATCGAAATGGTTTTTGTATCATTGTTATATGATGAAATGACTGACGAAATGGTTAAACATCAATGGAAAGTAATAGCTACACTAGAAGATAGTATTGTTACTGATGAAGATGAAATTGAAGCTGAAGAGTTAGCATAATTTAAAATTAAACCACTAATACCTAAATGGTGTTAGTGGTTTTTTTATTTTAAAAGATATTTTTTTGATGGAATTTTTTGCAAAGCGATAATTTTTTTTAAAGCACATAATTTTTTTGGAAGGGATTTTTTTTGAAAATAATTTATAACATTAAAATAGAAGAAGAAAATAATAGACCATATTTAAGATTAAGAGATTTATATGAGGAACTAAACGATGAATTAAGTTTTGTTCCTTGGAGTAAAAAATTAAATTTTAATAAAGCTTCAGAAAAAGATATTTTAAATATAAATGATGAGGTATTTATTTCTTTAACTTTAGCTAGAGTAGCTTTTAAAGAACATAGATTAGATAAATATAAAAAACTTTATGAAAAACTAATCAAAATAGAAGAAGAATGGTATTCTGATGAAAATTTTAGTATTAGAATAAAAGAATACATTGACAAAATATTTAATCAAAATAACTTATTAAAAACTTTATTTCCAGCTATAAAAGATGCCAAAGAAATAATAGATAAAAATTATAATCAAGTTTATAATTTGATAAAATAAAAAAGACTATCAATTAGATAGTCTTTCATATTTTATGTATCTTATGACACACAAACACCAAGTGTAATTATACATAAAATATAAATAAAAGTCAAGAAGAGATGTTTAAAAAATATCTCTTTTTTTTATTTTTAGAAAGGAAATTAAATTATGTTTTTATTAAATGGGAAAAAATATATTAGGTCTACAGATATAGTCCAATTATATGGAATAAACAAAGACCAAATTAGATATCTCTGCAAAAGAGATAGAATAAAGTATATATTACTATCAGGCAAAGAATTAAGAGAATTTAAAAGAAAGAATGATATTTATAACTCTTATGCGTCTTCATTATATTTAATAGAATCAAATTCATTGGATTTAATTTTATCAATTTATTCTAATAAAAACAATAAGGCAGGTGATATTTGTTGAAAGATTATGAATTAAAAAGAAAAGAAACTTTTGAAGAAGTTATAAAAATGTTGGAAGAAGAAAAAGATAATATAATAGAGTTATTTGATAGATTATTATATGCTCAATGTAATCCTATTACTAAGACAATTTATAAAGGATATAATAGATTATTGTTAAATAGTTTAGCTATTAGAAATAATTTAACAGATAATCGATGGCTTACCTTTAATCAAATTAAAAATAATAATTGGAAATTAAAAAAAGGATCAAAATCTGTAAAAATAGAAAAATGGAGTATGTTTTCTCCAAAAGATGAAAAAGATAAAGAAAATAAAAGTCTAATTCCTTTTCTGAAATATTTTGATATTTTTAATGCCAAAGATATAGAAGGAATTCCAGAAAAACCAATTAATGAATATAAGCCTGATATTTATGATATAATATCAGAACAATTTAAAGAAACAGCTAAGATACAAATTATTGAAAGAGATGATTTTACTCCTTATTTTGATAAAGATTTAAAATATATAAAAATGCCTCTTAAAATACAATTTAAAGAGCCTAAATTATATTTAAAGACATTAGTATCTCTTTTATCTTTAGATATAGCTCAAAACGAAAATAAAGAGCTTAGAGGTATTTACAAAATAAGTAGAGAAGATTATAATAAATTATTATCAGAATTATCAACAATTATTATATTTAAAGATTTTAATTTTGATATTAAAGGAAATCTTTTTAAAGAATTTTCTAACTCTTTAAAGAAATGGTTACCTATTTTTAAAGACGATTATAGAACTTTATATGGAGCAATAAAAGATGCACAAGAAATAAGTGATTTGGTCATGAAAAATTATAATAATTAAACGGAGGATATTATGCTAAAAAAATTTATCATTTCGATAATAGGATTAGTAATTTTTATTATTTTTTTTAAGATATTTTGGTCTTTACTCCCAATTTTACTTTTTTCCTTTATATTATTAATTTGCTATAGAATTTTTATAGTTTATTTTAAAAATAAAAAACATAAAATTAAAAGTTATAATAAAAAATCAAATATAAGATTTTAATATAAATAAATCAGTTATATCTGATAAAATTAAAAAAAATAACATTTTTATAAGATATAACTGATAAAACTTTCTTTATTACTATCTCTATATTGTTGACTTAATATTTTTAAGCTGATATAATTTTATTAAGAAAGGAGTGATTAATGTGAAATTGAATCCATATACTCCAGGAGCAGGGGTAATGCCAGGATATTTATCTGGTAGAGAAAAAGTAATAGAAGAAGCTAAAACAAATATTTTTCATTTAATAAATGGTTATCCTCAAAGACCAATAATTTATTATGGACTTAGAGGCGTAGGAAAAACTGTTCTATTAAATAAAATTGAAGAATATGCTTTTTTATCAGATATACTATATTGTCATATAGAAGTAAAAGAAAAAACAGATTTAATATTAGAACTTATTAATGAATCTAATATATTTTTACAAGAATTGTCAAATATAGAAAAAATTAAATCTATGTTAAATAAACTAAAAGAAGCGATTGATAATTTATCAATAACTTATACTGGCGGAGATAATTCTTTAACAATTAATGCAAATAAAGAATTTAAAAATGTAGTTTTATCAAATAATATTACAAAATTATTTACTACATTAGGTATGTTAGCTAAAGAATCAAATAAAGCTGTAATATTTTTTATTGATGAGATACAATATGCTAAAAAAGAGCAATTAGAAGCTTTAATATCTGCTCAACATAGAATAAATCAATTAAGGTTACCTATTAGTATTTTTGGAGCAGGTTTAAATAAAGTTTTAAGCATGTTGACTATATCAAAAACATATGCAGAAAGAATGTTTTTATTTAGAGAAATTACTTCGTTAAGTTATGAAGAAACTAAAGAAGCAATATTAAAACCAATAGAAAATATGAATTTAACATTTGAGGAAAATGCTTTAGAAGAAATATACAAAATAACAGAAGGTTACCCTTATTTTGTACAAGAATTATGTAAAACTATATTAGATAATATAGAAAATAAAAATAATATAACATTAGAAGATGTTAAAAATAATATAGATATATTTAATAAAATATTAGACGAAGGATTTTTTAAAACAAGAATTTCTAAATGTACAGATAAAGAATTAGAATTTTTATTTGCAATGAATTCTTGTGGAGAATTACCATGTACAATATCTAATGTTGCTAATGTACTTAAAAAGAAAGTAAATTCTATATCTCCTATAAGATCAAATCTTATTAATAAAGGTATTATTTATTCTAATAAATTTGGAGAAATAGATTTTACAGTTCCTCAATTTGATAAATTTTTAAAAAGATTAAAAAAATAATTTTTATATTAAGAGAGCGATTAGCTCTCTTTTTTTTATTCAAAATAAAAAATTATAAAAAAGAAGAATAGAATATGATAAATATTTTAGTAAATTTAAATAATCACAAAGAAAATTTTTTTACCATTAAAGAAGATATATCTAATATAAAGTTAAAAAAGGAAGAAACATTAAAATTAGAAATAACTTTTAAAAGAAACGGTTTTGTTCAAAAAATAGAAATAAATAAAAAATATAACGAAAAAATAGAAGAAAAATTATTTTACTTTATTAATAATATAAATATAAAAGAATATAGAAAAGCATATAAAATAATTTTTAATGAAAAAGATATTGAATTAGAAATAGAAGAAAATAATATAAGCAGTAATGAAACAAAAATATTAGATAAAAAAATAGAATGGAGAAAATAATATGAAAAACAAAAATGAATTATATAGCATAAATAAAGCTATAAAAAATTTTAAAGATAAAATAAATAATTTAGAAAAAAGAAAAGAAAGAATAATAGAAGATACCAAAAGTGGATTAAAATATAAAGCAAATAATGCTCAAAAAACATTAGAAGAAATTAAAAAAAAAGAAGAAATATTAAATAAAGAAATAGAAGTATTTTTAGGAGAGCAACCAATATGTATAGAGTGTTTATATGGAGAAGGAGAAGATTATCCTGATGAAAAATTAGGTTGTACATTAATGAATTATTGTATGTATTATAACGGAGATTTAACATTAGACGAATTATTAAAAAAAGAAATTAAACAAAAAGGAGAATAGTTTAATGGAAATAAAAGAAAAAGGATTTTTATACAGAGATATAGAGTTAGGAAAAATTTATGGAAAATATAAGGTGATTGGATTTGATTTTCATAAAGAATCAGAAATGTTTATATGTATAGAACATGAAAAATATAAAAAAGATATAGAATTAGGAGATAATAAATATATATCAATAGTATTAGAAGGATATAAAGAATGTAAAAATTATAGATGGATAAGTAAAAAATTATTATTAGGAAAATAAAGAAGAGAATAAAATGGCAAAAATTACAACTACAGAAGTAGGAAAAGTATATTATAAAGTAGAATATGAGGTGCCAAATGAAATAGCTGAAGAAATAGAAAATTTGGACGAAGAAGAAAAAACAGAAGAAATTAAAAATATATTAGAAAAATATGGAGAAATAAAATATTCAGAACAAGAAAATGATGGAGAAGCTTTTGAATTTAAATTAGAATCTATAGATAAAATAGAGATAGATTAAATAAAAAAATTAAATTATCAGAAAGGAAAAATATGATATGAAATTAAAAAAAACATGTAGAACTTGTAGTAATTTATATCCAACTACTTATAATGATGGTTACTATGATTCAGAAGAAACTTATTGCGAAGAAAAATATCCTTGTAATTGCGATTATATAGATGATTCTTATAATGTAGATTCTTTAAACAATTGTGAGAATTATAAACAAATAGATTTAAAAATTATATTAGGAGAAGAATAATATGGGAATAGAAAGAGAAAAAGGATATGAATACAAAGGATTTAAACTTGGACAAAAAATTAAATTAAAAGAAGATAATAAAATTTACACAATTATTGGATTTAACGAAAATAGAAGTTTAGAAGAAAGTTTTATAGCTATTAACAAAAATGAATCTTTAGCACGTTTAAAAGAAAATATAGCAACTTCATATTTGGGAGAATATAAAGATTCTAAATCATATTGGATTGGAATAAGAAATTTAAATATCGAATTAATAAATAAAGGAGAACAAGTAGATTTAAAAGAATTACATGAAACATTAAGTAAATATTATGATTTAAAAAATTTTAGAACTCATTATATTGAATTAGGAAACGATTTAGAAAAATGTTTAGGTAAAACAAAAGTAAAATTCACAACAGAAACTTTCAACGGTAGAGGAGATAAGGAATTGGAAGTTCCTAAGAAATATATAGAAAAATATATAGAAGATGAATTAGGAGAAATTAATGAGAAAATAGATAAAATAGAAAACAATTTAAAAGAATTAGGATTATTAAAGGAGTGATTGAGATGATAAAAAAAGTTGTAGTAACAATGTATCATTCTGAAGAAACAGGAGAATTAATAAAAGTAATATTAGAAGACAATAAAATTTATTTAAAAGAATTAGAAGATAGAAATTACAGAATAGAAATGTATGAATCAGCTTGTATAGGAATAGAAGAATTTAATCTCTTATTAAAAGTAATAGAATATTTAAAACTTTCTAATAATAAAAATAACAAAATGGAATTTATGGATAAAAATGATTTATTTGTAATAGATTATAGATAAAAAGAGGTAAATTGTGAAAGAAAAAATAATAAATTATTTAGGGTTAGAATTAATTCCTATAAGAGAATTAAAAGAAAAAAAAGATATTAAAGATTTTAGATGTAATTTAGTTACAAATAATTTATTTGAATTAGAAAATTATAATCATAAAGAATTCTATAATATAGTAGAAAAAATAGATGAAAAACTAAAAAATATAGATATTTTTAGAATAAATAATACAGGAATATTAAATTCATTAGTAGTAATTCCGACTAATTATAACTTTATGTTTTATGTAGAGAATAATGAAGAACTAGAGCTAATAAAAAATATATATTTAATATTAGAAAAAAATCCTAAAGAAAATAATTTAAAAAACGATTATCTAATAGCTTATAAAAAATCAGGATTCTTATCTGAAGAAGTAAAAATAGATTTTAAAAATAAAAAAATAAAATTTTATTTAGATAATTATAAATTTCTAGAAACAGAATATACAAGCAATATTAAACTGAATAAGATTATAAAAGGTATAAAAAATATTTATGAATTTGAAAAAGAAAAATTTATAAAAATTAAGATAAATGAATTAAAAAAAGAATTATAAAATAATTTTATAAATAAAGGAGATAAAATGTCATATACAGAACTATTCTTTATGAACAAAAATAAGAAAGTAATAAAAAGAGAAAAAATAGAAAATGCTCATAGAGGAGCAAGAATGATATGGGAACAACTAATAGAACTATATTTAGATAATACTTCTTTAAGAAAGTTAGCTGAAAAAGACGAATATGATAAATTATGGGATTTATCAAATGATGAAAGACTAACTAGACACGAAAGAATATGTTTATTACATACTTTCGATCATGCTTTGATAGATAGAGAAAATATAGAAGAATTAGTAGAAGCTTTAAAAAGTATGCATATATCAGAAAATTATGATAGTTTATTTGAACAAGCTTCAATTATAGAAAATGTATTTAAAAATAATAAAGATATTTATTATTTAGGAGTAAATCATAATAGTGTTAGTACAAATTTTTGGGAGGATCAAGAAGATATTGATAAAAGTTGGTTAATGTTCAAAGAAGAATGTTTAAATATTAAAATTGATGATAATAAAAGAAAAATTATAGACAAACACAATAAAGCTATTATTAAACTTTTTAAAATAAAAAAAGAATTAATAAAAGCCAATTATGAAATAGACGTAAAACCTATAGATTTTGAATATTTAATAAATAAAATAAGTATCGAAATAGAAGCTATAAAATTAAGAAGAGATTTCTTAATTAAACCAAAAGAGGATAAATAAATGAAAAAATCAATGTTAATATTTGATGAAGTAATAAATATATCAAAAGAAATAGAGGATAGTTTTAAAAAAATAATAAAACATAAATATAATTCAAATATAAGTATAAAACAAAATATAAATGAAATTATTATATTTCACGAATGTATTATAGATAAAAAGAAAATAAAAGAATTATTAAAATTAATGAAATACAATAAACTTATAAGAGTAGAAACAGAAAACAGAAAATTTAATGTAAAATTTTAACAAATAATAGGAGGGAACATTGTATAAAGAAAATTATTTTGAAGATAAAATTTCAAAATATTTGTTAAAAATGTTAAAAGAAACTTTAAATAATAATATAAATAATAATAACAATAATGTGAAAAACAAAATAATAACAAATAATAAATATGGTAAAAATACACATTATAACAAAATTAATTATTTCAATAAGAAATAGGAGAAATTATGAAAAAATAAAAATAGAAATAACTAAAATTTAAACCTCGATTTGAAAAAGTTGAGGTTTTTTATTATATTAAAATAACAAAATTGGGGGTGATTAAAATAAAAAAAATTATGATTATATTTATAATTTTTTCTTCATTGACGTTTTCGAAAGGATATAATGTTAATCCTAAGGATATAACTGAATCAGTAAGGATTGTAAATGCAATCATATTTGGTTCGGAAAATATAGAACATTACAATAAATTAATTGCTGGAACAATTTCAGCAGAAACTTTGTACGGTAAATATAAAGGAAAAAGTACTTTAGGTATTACTCAAATCTCTCCAGCAGGTTGGGGATATATAAATTGGAAAATAACTGATGAAGATAAATTCAATTTAAGGATGTTAGGTATAGAACATTCAACAGTTAAATTAAAAGATTTAACAAATAATCATATATTAGCAATAGCGTATTGTAGCTTGTATTACAAATATAAATTAAATGGAATAGTTCCAAATAATTTAGATGAATATGCAATTGCTTGGAAAAAATATTATAACACATCAGCAGGATCTGGGACTATAAAAGGATTTAAAGAAAAATATTTAGTTTATGGAAAAAAATATTTAAACAAATATTAAAGGAGTTTTTATGAATAATATATTAAAATTTAGCGTAGAAAATTTTTTATCAATTAAAAATAAAACTGTATTAAATTTATTATCTTCTAATGAAAAAAATTTATCAGAACATATCGTTAATTTAAAAGATGACATAAATGTTAATTCCTTACAATTTTTTATAGGGAAAACAGCAGTTGGAAAAAGTAATATTCTTAAAGCTATATATTTTCTAAACTTTTTAATAAAAATAGACGCAGATAGAAGATGTAATCAGGAAATTCCTTTATTGTCTTTTAAAGGACTAGAAAATGAACCTACATCTTTCGAAATAATGTTTAACGTAAACAAAAGCATCTTCTATTATAAATTAACTTTAAATAAAGAAAGAATATTAAAAGAAAAATTATTATATTTAAAAAATGTAAAAATGGCAAAGATATTTGATAGAGAATATATAAAAGAAGAAGATAAATATAATTATTTTTATTCTAGAGATTTTAAAGATTTAAAGGGATTAGAAAATAAAACTTTACAAAATAAACTATTTTTAACATCAGCTTCTCAATGGAGTAATAATCCAAAAATTAGAAATGTAATTACATTTTTAAATAATTCTTTAATATATAATAAAGATTATTTCATTGATAATAAACTATATTTATTTGAAAATATAAATAAAGCATGTTTTAAAGAAGAGTTACTTAAATTATTAAGTTTAGGAAATAACAATATTGATAATATAGAGGTTAAAAAAGTTAATGAAAAAATAATAGTAAATATAATATATCCAAATTTTAAAATAAATATAGATGAAGAATCATCTGGGTTTATACATTTATTCAATTTATCTATATTAATTTTAAATGCTATAAGAGATAAAAAAATATTAATAATAGATAATTTTGATAATAATTTACATATTCTTTTAATAAAAGAATTAATAAACTATATTTTAAAGAAAAAAATACAATCATTTATTTCTATAGATAAATTATCAACCTTAAATCTTGATTGGTTAAGAAAAGATGAAATAATTATAGTAGATAAAAAAGATGGGAACACTAATATAAAAAATTTAGCAGAAGTAAAAAATATTTATAAATCAATAAACATTGAAGAATTAATAAACTAGGAGGATAATATGAGTTTTTTAGGAAGTAAAATAAAAAAATTAGAAAACGGAAGAGAAGTATTAGAAATGCAAGATTCAGTTAATTTTGCAATGGTAACAGATGATAATTATTTATTGCTTGCTTCTCAATTTAGAGCTTCTAATCAAAAAGAAAGTATAAATCTTTTTGGAGGATATATAGAAAAAACAGAAACTTGGAAAGAAGCATTATATAGAGAAATGCTAGAAGAATCTAATATTTCAAAAGAAGATGTCTATGATATTGATGTATTATTTGAAAATAAATACGTTTCTATGGGGTATACATCAGAAAAAAATACTACTTGCATAGTATATTTAAATAAATCATTACAAGATTTAAAATTAAAATGCAATGATAAAGATGAAAATATAACTATTATTAAAACATGGATAGATACTAATTCAATAGAAAAATTACTAAATAAAACCGAAGGATTAAAATTATATTTAGTATTAAAAGAATTATTTAGAATTTCTGAATATAAATAGGAGGAAAAATGATATATGCAGTTGTGGATAAAGGGTTAGGTAGAATTTTTGAAGATGTTAGAGAGTTTATGGACTTTATCCACATCAGAAAAAATAGAAAAAAGATATTAAAACCTAATATAAAATTTAAAAAATTTGATAATAAAGAAAAAGCTAAAGAATGGCTAAATAAAGTAAATGGCAAAAATTTAAGTGAAACAAAAAAGTTAGATGATAAAACATTATACTTTGATGCAGGAACTGGAAGAGGTGTTACTGAAGCAAGAGTAACAGGAAAAAGAGGACAATCTCTAATAAAATATTCTGGATTAAAAAATATAAAAATAAATAAGCATGGAAATGTAGAATTTCCAGGAAAAACAAATAATTATGGAGAGTTAGCTGCATTCTATATAGCTCTTAGAATAGCTTTAAAATATGACTACAAAAAAATAGCAGGAGATAGTAAACTTGTTTTAAAATGGTGGACTAATGGTAATTATAAAAAAGATAATCTATCTGAAGAAACTATTAAATTAATAGAAAAAACAAGAGAATTATTAAAAATTTTTGAAGGAAAGCAAGGACATATTTTATTTATATCAGGAGACATTAATCCTGCAGATTTAGGATTTCATAAAAAAAAGTATTAAAGGAGAAAAAATGTCAATAGCTAACATACCAAAATATAAAATATTTTATTTATTAAAATTAAAAGATGAATATATATCTAAAATAATTATTAATAATGATGACATCTATTTTAAAACAACTAACAAAATTAATAAAGCAAAAAAATATATGGATATGCATTATCCAATTCCTAAAAATATTAAAAGAATTTTCTATAATAACGTAGTTATAATTAATCCAAAATTTGATTTTGTTAGAGCTTTAGAACATGAAACACTAGAAATTTTTGGAGATAAAATTTTTAATCTTTATGATGAATTAGTAGATAAATTATATAAGTTAGGAAAAAATATAAATGATATAATCCAAATAAGAAAGATCTCAGAATATGGAGATTATATAATAAATGACATGAATACAGAAATAGAATATTGGTTTGAAAAATTTAAAGAATGTTATTTTTTCGAAGATGATAAAACCATATTTAGGAACTTTGTTATTGTTTTAAAAAATGGCACTAAACTAATAAGAGTTTACGATAATAGAATTTATAAAGAAATATGGGAATTATTATAATAACTTGCAAAGAAAAGAATGGAGTTGATAAATAATGGCTAAATTTGATAACGCCAAAGTCGGAGATAAAGTTTGGAGCGTAATTTGTGGAGATGGTATTATTGTATCAATAAATGTAAATTGCCAATATCCTATTACAGTTAGATTCAAAGAACATCCTAATAAGAGTTTTGATATGGAAGGTAGAAGTTATATAAATTATAATCCAGAATTATTTTGGAATAAATTTAAGATCCCTACAGATAAAGAAGATACAAAACCTTTTGATTTAACTGAGTATTTGAGAGAGAATTTAGAAATAAAAGAGTTTGAAGAAGGAAAAAGAAATATATATTTATATTATAATTATGAAGAACAATATATAGATTGGGATCATCATATAATTGCTGAAATATTTGGAACTATTTATTTTAAAGAAATTTCTCCAGATAAAGCAAAAATAATATATAAGGAACTAAATGATAAGCAAATAACACCAGAACAATTAAAAAATTCTTACAAAACACTTGGATGGTTATAGAAAGGCGGTTAGCATATGGATATAGATCAAATTTTAAAAGGAAAAAGAATAGAGTCGTATAATGTTATAACACCAACATATGAAGAGGAAGGTACAATAAGATTCAAAGAAAATGAACAAATATATTTATGGAAAGCAGATGATTGTAATTATTATATTTCCCATATGATAGAAGGAAAAGAAATAACAAGAGAATTAGCTTCAACAAAATATATTGGACAAATAAATTTTTTAGATATATATGATCCTATAAAAGATAGAATTAATAAACTTAAATATTTGATTTCAGTAGAGAAATCGGAAGAAGAAAAAGAAGAATTATATCCGATATTAGATACACTAGAAAGACATAAAGAAAAACCAATAGAAAGAATAAAAAAAGATTTATTAAAATTAGAAAAAGAAATTAAAAATGATATTAATGAAGATAGAGATCCTATATTTTTTAACGAGAAAAAATATCATAAAGATTTAATCAAAAAAGATACATTAAAATGGCTAATTGAAAATAGATAACCTTCCGACATAATGTCGGAAAGCGAAAGGAGATAATATGTCATATTTTTATTGTCATACTGGAGATGTTTTAATAAGCAAAGATGGAAGAAATTTAGTAAGATTTGTATATAAAAGAAGAGAACAAAAAGAAGAATTTAAAGGAGAACTTTTAGAAACATTAGATATTGAGAATATACATGAATTAACAGGAAATACACCATTATATCATAATTTTAAATATGAAAATTATATTGATATAAGAAAAATAAACAAAGAAGAAATAGATAAGAAATTTGAAAAATATATAAGAAAAGAATATAGACATTTTTTAACTTTAGAAGAGAAAATTATGAAAGCAGAAGATGAATTAAATGACATGAAAAAAGAATTATTTTTAAAAAAACTTAAAGATGATTCAATCAAAGAATTTGAAATAACACTATCATTGGAAACGCTTAATAAATTAATAAATTTCAATTGCATAAGCAGAGATATAAAAAATAAGACATTTGAATATATTGTTTGTTATATAAAAATAAAAATAAGCATTTTTGGTTCTAAATTATATATAGAAAAAATGGAGGCTTAGAATGGAACTAAAAAATTCTGTATTTATAAGCAAAGTTATTTTCAGCGATAAACCTATTAATTATGATTATTCTGAAAAAATTAACAAGTTAGAAAAAGATGAATTAGAAAATTATTTAGAAATAACTTTTGATGAATTTAAATTATTAAAAAAGAAATTAAAAATAAATAAAAATAAAGAAATATATGTACAAAATGAAAGATATGATTTAAAACAAGAACAAGAGTTAATGTTATTTTATATGATAACTAAAGATGAAGATATATTCAATTTCAAATTTAAAGAAAAAAATATAATAAAATTTAGAAGTTATATTAATAATAGTTTTATAGCAAGATTTAGAATTTGGTTTGAAAAATAAAATTATATATGGAGGAAATATGTTTAATATAGGAGATAAGGTTTATTCTTGTAAAAGTTATTTAAGAAATCTAGAAATTATTAAAATTGAAGGAATTAAAATTATTTGCAAGGGCGAAGAATATATGGAAAATAGAAAAGATTATGAAAAAGGATGGCATAATAAAAATGATATCTTATTATATCCTTTCGAAATAAGATTAGAAGAATTTAAAAATACTAAAAACTATAGGGTAAAAAGCAAATGGGATAAGATAATCCAAAGAAACCAAAATATGTATATGGATTTAATGCACTTATATAATCAAATAATGACTAAAGAAATGAATTTAAATCCTTTTTATCAAAGAGATTTAGTGTGGACAAATGAGCAAAAAAAGGCATATATAGAAGCTTTGTTTTTAGAGAAAGCAGAAATAAAGCCTACAATAATATTAAACTGGGAAAATCATGATGAAAACTGTTATGAAGTTTTAGATGGAAAGCAAAGAATTTCTACAATCTTAGAATTTTTAAATAACAATTTTCCAATATTTGATAATATTTTCTTTAAAGATTTATCAGCCAGTGACGTTAAGTTTATAACATCGAAAGAAGTAAATTATACAAGAATAGAGAAATTAAATAATAAAAACTTAACAGATGAAGAAAAAATAGAATTGTTCCTAGAAATAAATGAATTGGGAACAAAAATGAGTAACGAACATATAGAAAAAATTAAATTATTATTAAAAAAATAAGATTAATAGCAGGCCTAAAAAAGCTTGTTTTTTATATGGAGGCAAAATATTATGAATAATTTATTAAAACTATTTGAACGAAAAAAAGTTTTAAATAATTTTAAACAAAATAAATGGTATTTAATTGGTGGAGGTTCTGCTTTTTCAGATACAAATACTTCATATTTTAAAATATACGAAAAAACACTGTATTTAATTGATTGCGGAGAGCAAAATATACATAAGATAATAAATTTAATTAAAGAACATAGAAGTAAAATAGAGAATATTATAATAAGGATTACACATATGCATATGGACCATGTAGGAGGATTAAGTACTATTATTTATGCTTGCAAATATTTATTTAATATTAAACCAGAGATAATTGCTAATTCTTTTACTCATCTAATGAGATTAAAAGATTATTTAAAAATAGCTGGTAATAATAAAAATGATTATAGAGCATATTATTATATGTGCAAAGAGATGGAATGTATTTTTTTAAAAAATAATATAGAAAAAATTACACCAATAATTGTAACTCATTGCAAAGAATTTGATAGTTATGGTTTTTATGATGAAACAAATAGAACATTTATAACTGGAGATTGTAAATCGTTTTCAAATGATATTTTTGAAAAGTATAAAATAGAAAATTTATTTATCGATTTTACAGATATATTATCAGATGTACATATGCATTATTTAGAATTTAAAAATAATATATTACCTATATTACCTAAAAATATAATAATAAGATTTATTCATAATGATATAGAAATAAATAATAAAAAAATAAGAGATTTTGAATATATTTTAAAATAATGAGGTGCTAAAATGTTTACTGTTATTTTAGCATTTATAGATGCAAATTATAATATTAACTTCGATTATTTGTATTTAGGAACGTTTATAATAGATTTAGAGATGTTTAAAACTATAATGAATTATTCAAATAATAAAATAAAAGAGAAATGTAATCACGATTGGGAAATATTCAAAGAAAATAAGTTAGTAGATGAAAATGGACATTATTTAGAAACTGAATATATTCTAAAATGTAAAAAATGTGGAGATATAAAGAAAAAATAAAAGGAGATAACTTTAATGGCGATATCAGATTATGGAATCTTAGTAAATATAAATGGTAAAAAAATAGATAGTGGAGTTTATATAAATCCAAATTTAACATCAGAACTTAACTTTAAATATAATGAAGATGAAAATTTAATTATAGACTATGAAAATAAAAATATAAATAAATTTGAAAATAAAGAATATTATTATGATTTAAAATATCAAGCTTATTTCGGGGATTACGATTTCACGCCGTAAAGCCCCCGACTTCAGTCGTGGGGATATAAGGCGTTTTTAATTTTCTACAAAATATGATATAATATCAATGTTAAAAAACAAAATTAGGAGGTGATATTCTTGAGTAATTTTATAGTTCAATTTCCTTTAGTAGTTGAAAAATGGCAAGCTGATATCTTAAATAAAAGATTTGAAATTGGTAGAAAGATATATAATTCTTTAGTTTCAAAAACTTTAAAAAGATATAAAGAGATGATTAAGACTAATGAGTATAAAAACTTAATTAACTCTTTAGAAAGAGATAATAATGGAAACTTAAAACCTAATAGTAAAATCAACAAAAATATTTTCAAACAACTTAATGAACTTAGAAAAAAATATAAAATTTCAGAATATAACTTCCATACAGATGTTAAACCATTCCAAAAATATTATAAAAAACATATTGATTCATTCACAGCTCAAAAGATAGGAACTAACCTGTGGAAAAGCTATGAGAAATTTTTATTTGGTAATGGTAAACATATACATTTTAAAAAATATTATACATTTAATTCATTAGAAGGTAAATCTAATAAATCTGGTATCAAATTTAGAAATGATAAAATAGAATGGAATGGATTAATCATTCCAGTTAAAATAGATTATGATAACTATTATGAAAATGAAGCTATGAAATCTGATATTGCTTATTGTAGAATAGTTAGAAAATTTATTCGTGGTAGATACAAATTTTATGTTCAAATAGTTTTTAAAGGTGTTCCTCCTGTTAAAATAAATAGTGAAACAGGAGAGTTTAAAAGAACAATAGGCGATGGAGATGTAGGTATTGATATAGGGACCTCAACAATAGCTTATTGTTCAAAAGATGAGTTAAAAATTCTTGAACTTGCTAACAAAGTTAGGGATACTTCTAAACAGAAAAGAGTTCTATTGAGAGCTATGGATCGTTCAAAAAGAGCAACCAATACAAATAATTTTAACAAAGATGGTACAGTCAAAACAGGAACTAAAAATTGGATTTTTTCCAATAGATATTTCAAACTGAAAAATAAACTTAAAGATATATATCGTAAAGAATCCGATATTAGAAAATATCAACATGAATGTTTAGCTAATCATATCATATCTTTAGGAAATAAAATCTATGTAGAAAAAATGAATTTTAATGGACTTCAAAAACGTTCTAAAAATACCGAGAAAAACGAAAAAGGTAAATTTAAAAGAAAGAAACGTTTTGGAAAATCTTTAGGTAATAGAGCACCATCTATGTTACTAGAAATTATAGATAGAAAATTAAAATATTTTGGAAAAGAACTCATCAAAATAAATACTTATTCTGTTAAGGCAAGTCAATTTGACCATACAAGTCAAACACATAAAAAAATATCATTAAATCAACGTTGGAAAATTATTGGTAATAACAAAGTTCAAAGGGATTTATACTCATCATTTTTGATAATGAATATAAATCCAGATTTAGAAAGCATAAATATAGAAAAATGTAATAATAGATTTGATGATTTTATAAAACTTCATTCGTTAGAAGTAAATAGACTTCTAGGCAACAAAAATTTAAGAAGTATAGGAATTTAAAATAAAAATAACGGTCTTGACGTGGGCCGACGCTGATGTTAATGGGCACAATAGTGTTCTTGTCAGCAAAAGTCTTTTGGAAAATAGCCATTGATTTGATTCAAACCATTGGTTTGTTCAAATAGAAACTATCTACAAAAGAACCCCGTGACTTTAGTCATCGGGAGTGTCAGGATTTTTATGTAGCTGTATATAAATTTATGATAATATTTAAAAGTAAAAATGATGAAGAAATAATAGACAGAATTTTATATGATTATATGACAAAAAGATATACAGATAAAACAATGAGAAAAAAAGTTTATAGATTAAAAGTAAATAATATAGACTTCAAAATAAAACATTGTTTTGCAGAAAGATATTTATTAACTTTTAAATACAAAAATAATAATTATAAAATTTATTTTGGCTATGGAGTAGATAAACATATGGAAAAATTTATTGGACATTATTTGATAACCAAAAAAGAAATTTATAAATTAAAAAAAGAAAATTTATTATAAGGTGATTAAATATGGCAATGATAGATTATGGAGTATTATTAACTAAGAATAATAAAAGTATAGGGAAAGGAGTTTTCGTAAATCCATTAAATACTTTAGGAATAGAAATAAATGATGAAGAAATAAAAGGTTTACAAGGATATCTTGGAGATAAAGATTTTTTTGTTTGCATACATAGATATACTCTGATATTCGTTATAAAAGGAAAAGAGAAAATAGAATACAATTTATATGACACAGGAAGCAAAATAGTTCATAATTTAAAAATAAATGGAATAAATATAAAAATAAAATTAATGTCTAAACTTAGATATATAATTAAGTTTTTATATAACAATAATCATTATAAAGGTTATTTTGGTTGTGGAACAGATGAAAATATGCAAGATTTAATAGGAGAATATTATATAACCAAAAAAGAAATTAACAGACTCAAAAGAGAAAATTTATTATAAAAAAAGAGATTAAATGAAATTAATCTCTTTTTTTATTAACAGGAGGAAATTATGTTTAAAGAAGGTAATATTTTGATAAATAATTTAAAAAATAATACTACAATAGTTAAATACATTTCTAAAGAAGAAAATAAAGAAGCATTTATAGGAGAAGTTATATTTTCAGAAAAAAATTTATTCATAAAAGGACAATTAGTGAATAACTTAATAATAGATGCATTTTATTTAGCTACAATAGATAATGTTCCTGAAAATTTATTAACAGAAGAGTTAACGGAAATGATTTATTTAAATAACATGAATATGGTAGAAATATTAAATGATGAAAAAATAATATTAAAAGAATTATCAGAAGATAAAAGAAATAAATATATTATAAAAACGTATAAAGATATATTGGAATATATTTATGGAAAAAATAATGATAATATAGATTTCAAATTAAATGTTGTTGCAGAAGATACAACTCTGATAAATGTTGAAACAAATAAAAAAGCTTTAAAAGAAATAAGAAATGACATATTAAGTATTATAAAAAATGAAATAGATTATTTTATAGGAGAATATTAAAAAATGAAAAATAAAATTATTTACCAAATATTTTCATTAATGATGTTAAAAGAAATAAAAGATAAATATTCAGATGAATACACTTATGAGGAAATGTATATTTATCTCAAATATAAAAGAAAAATGACTAATTTTAAAGTAGTTTATAACAAAGAATATGATTGTTATACATACGAACCAAAAGAATTTAAAGAAGATCCTATTATCATAACATCTTGGGAAGAATTATCTAAATTAAAACCAATAGGTGATTTTTCTATTAGAGTTAATTTTAAATATTATAGCGGAGATCTATTATATAAAGGAAAATATTTTGAATATTTAACAACACATTTTTTATATAAAGAAAATGTAGAAAAATCAGAAAAATTATTAAGATGTTATGGTTTTAATATAAAATTAATAGGTTATTAAAAGGAGATGAAAATGAGAAATAAAACTAAATATAATTTTAACAATCCAATGATATTAATTTGTTCTTTAAATAGTACTGTAAACGAAAAGACTAATGAAGATATGATGAATTACATAGATCAATTATTTTATGAATATAACGCACCTAAGTGTTCTTATAAATTATATACAAGTACATTGACAAAGGAAGAAGCTAAAGAAAAATTTTCAAATCAAATATGTCCTGAATGTGGAACAATTTCAAATAAATTTTTTCCAAAATATGTAGAAGATTATGGAATAATATCAAAAATTGTTAGATGCGAAATTTGTTTTCAATTAAAGCCATATTTTAATTCTAATAAAAATAATTTTAAATCTTCTTTAAAGTGCATAAAATATAAATCTACTAAATCTTTTTTAAACAAATATAAAAAATTTACAAAAAAAATAAGATATTAAAAGGAGAAAATAACAGTAAAAATGATACTTAATAGTATTAATACAAAAAATAAATTTTTAGAAAAAGAAAAATTTTTTTGTTTTATATATCAAGATAACTATGTAAAAGATATACATTCTTTAAACGATCAATTATATATAGAATTAACAGATAAACTATCTGAAGCTTTTTTAAGCTCTAAATCATATTTAACTATAATAGAAGATAAAAATATTTTTTATGTAAATCATAAAAAAGTAGAAGATATAAAATTAATGTGCAAAGAAATAATAATAACAAAACAAAAAGATATTATTCAAGATAAAATTTATAATTTATATAATGAATTAATTATAAAATTAGATGAAATTGGAAAAAATAAAAATGATATTAAATTAATAAGTACAGAATTATTTTCAATAGATGATAGTAGAACAATAATGGATTTATCTTATTTTAAAGAGATTTCTTTTAAGCAAAATGAAAAATTAACTGAAGATTATTTTATTTTTTTAAAAGATGGAAAAATATTAACAAACAGTTTAGATTCAAAAAATGAAATATGGGAGTTGATATAAAAATGAGTAGATGGATAAAAGTAAATATATCTTTTGTTCTTCATAGTTCTGGTTCTATGTTTGATAATATAGATTGGTATAATTGTAAAACAGAGGAAGAATTAATAAAAAAACTAACTCTTCATAAAACAGAAAGATGGAAACTAAAAAAGATATATAAGGCTTTAGACAAATTTAAAGATAGTTTGTTGAAAAAATATAAAGGTTTTTATAAATTAGATAGAAGCGTAGATTTTAAAATAAATCCAATATTTGATGAAAATTTTAAATTTAGAGAAGAAGGATTTTTTAGACAAGAGTATGACTCTAAAATATTAGTTATTTTATATGCAGTTTTAAGAGATGAGAATAACGATGATAATCACATTCAAAAAGAAATAAAAAAACTATTTTATCAAAGCGGACTAAATATAGAATCTGGAGTAGCTTTAGTATCAGATTCATATCTAGGTAGTGATACATTAATATACAATTCTATGAAAAGAGAAATAGAAATTTATCAAAATGAAATAAATAGATTACATCATATTCCTTTTATGATAGATTCAGAAGTCGATTTTAATTATGATGATTCTGGAGATGATACATGGTTTGAATTAAACGGAATAAGATATACAGTAGATGAAATAAATAATAATAAAGAATATTTTGAAAAATTATTTAATGAATTTGGAATATTGTATAGATTTATTCCAATTGAATATTAATTGAATATTAAAAATTTTAACAAATAAGAAAGGAGTATTATATATATGTTTAAAAAATTTATAGGTAAAATAAAGTTAAAAGATGAAATAATTATAATGGATCAATATAGTAATTTAGATCAAAGATTTAGCGAAATAGATTTTTTAAAATTAAATATAAAACCAGATAATTATAAATGTTTTATAAAGAAAAGAAGAAAAGGAAAAATAAAAGAATTAATATTAAGTATAGATAATTTAATTAATGATGAAATGTTTATGTTTAATTATAGTATTTTTCTAGATCATGGAGTTTTATTTCTATGTAATAAAGAAGATTTTAAAGAAAATAAAGCTAAATATGATAGTATAGATTTTGCGAAATATATTTATAATAAAATAAATAATAAAAAAAATAAATTTAAATTTTTATTAAATGATTTTAACTTATTTTTAAATATAAACAAAAAAGATATTTGTTATAACGTATTTGTTAAAAAAGAAAATAATCAAATAACTGGAATTAAAATAAAATTTTAGATAAAAGGATAAAATAAAAAATAATATATGAAATACTATTTAATTAAAGATAGAGAAGATAATATAGTAATATTAAATGGCATAACAGATGTAAAAATAGTTAAAACTACTTTTGAAATATTAAAAAAACATTTTAATTTAATACAATATTTAATTATAGACAAAGAGACTGCAGAATATAGAAAAGAAGTTTATTCAAAAATTGCTAAAGAAGATTTTAAAATAATTGAAGTAAATATTGAACTAAGTGTAGAAATAATAAAATAAAAAGGAGAAGTAAAATGGAAAAAATAGCATTAGAAAATGTAATAAGTTTTATTGAAGCTATAAAAGATAAAGAAATAAAAATTTTTAAAGAAAAAAAAGATGTTTTAGATGAAATTATAGAATATTATTCAGAACCTACAGATCCAGAATATGATATTTATGAAGAATTTTCAAGAAATACATTAGATGGAGAAACAAAAGAATCTTTTGAAGAGTTTGTAGAAAAAAATTATTTCGATATAGTTTATGAAAATGATAATTTATATTTAGTAATATTTTCAGATATTTTAGAAGATGAAGAAATAGATGAAATATTAGATTTTATATACTATTGTATAAAAAATAAAGATTACAAAAATATAATAAAATTTTGTGAAGAAACATCGGAAAATAAAATAAAAGAATTATTAGAAAAATATAATAATCAAGAAATGAAAGATTTAAAAGAAATAATACAACAAATAATTGCTGAAGAAATATTTGTTTATTCATCAAAAGAAGAAGCTATAAATTCATTTATAAATTATTATTCTGAAGATATGGCAGATAATATATTCCAAGAATTTGCTAGATACATAGAAGAAGAATCAAGATATAATTTAACATTAAATAATTATATAGAAGAACATTATTCTGATAAAATATTAAAAATTAAAAATATGTATTTTATAAAATTTGGAGACGAATTAGATAATCATTCAATAGAAAGATTATTATATATATCAAAAGCAAAAAATGTAGAAGAATTAATAGATTTTTGCGAAAAGAATGGAGATTAATATGGATAAAATTTTAAAACAATTAATATTCGAAATAAAAGATGGAACAACTGAAATAGAAAATTCAGAACAAGGAGCAATAAATGCTTTAATAGATAGATATAAAGAAGATATATTTGAAGAATTTTTAAAACATGTAGAAGATGATAAATATGATATGACTTTTAATCAATATATGAGAAAAACTTATAGTCATAAAATAACTAAAGTAGATAATTTATATTTTATTACTTTTTATGATGAAGGATATGATGAAGACACAATAAGAGAATTATTAAAATTATCTAATACAAATGATATAAAAGAGATTAAAAAGTTTTGTGAAGAATGTGAAGTAAGTATATATGATATATACTAAAATGATTAATTTAATTGTATCAAAAGAAAATTTTAAAATTTCAAAAAATAATGACTCTTTCAAAATAATAGGAAAGAGTCTTTTTTTTTGAAGAAAAATAAGAGTTTTATAAAAATATATTTATCTATACTAGAAGCCCAGCTATTATAGATAGAATAGGAAAATATATTTATAAAAAACAATTAAATAAAGACGATATAACATTAAAATTAGATAATTTAAAAACTAAATATTCCGAAGATGGAGGAATAGAAAATTATCCTATTAAATATTTTAGTTGTCCAGAATTAAAGGAGTTTAAATTATGAAAAATACTTTTATAGAAATTAAAACTTATTTTAATGATGATCATTCAATAATAAATTTGGAAGAAATAAAAGATATAGAAATAAATAAAAATGAAGAATATACAAAAATAACACTAACACATAAAGAAAATAATAAAAAAATAGATTTTACATTAAACAATGATTTAGCTCAAAAAGTATTAGGATATATATTTTTAAAAAAATATGAAAAATTAACTATAATTTATGATTTCAAAGGAGTGATAATCGAAGGAAACGATAAAGTACTAGAAATAGATAAAAGCAATTCTGAATTATATGATTTATTTAAAACATTAACAGAAGAAGAAAAAGATATTCTAAAACAAATAGATTACAAAAATATTAAAGTTTATTCTTATTATAAAGAATTTTTAAATGATAATTTAAAGATTATACTAAATAACTTTGCTTCAGTAGATATATTTGAAGATTACAAAAACTATATGCTAGAAAAAAGCAAACCAATTTCTTTATTAGATTATATATCATTAAAATTTAACAATAAAATAATAAATGACTTTGGAATTTATTGCTTAGATATAGAAGAATTTGGAATAAAAAATTTATTTAATAAGATAAAAAAAGCATTAGAAAAAGAAGTTGATTCAATAAATAATCCTAATTTTATATACGAAATTATAAAAGTGTATAAAAAATTTTTAAAATATGAAGCAAAAGGATTTTTATTAGAAAAAGCTAATGAATTAAATATAGATATAACTGATGATAATATAATATATTATTTAGAAGAAATTGATAAATCAGAATATACAGAAATAAGAATTTATACAAATGATATATTCCAAGATGAGATTTGGAGTATAGAAGATGATAAAACATATTCTGTAATAATTGATGAAGATACATTATATGAAATTTATAATGAGATAAAGGAGAAATAACTATGATTAAGATAGGTAAATTAGATTTAAAGGATAAGATTGTTATATCTGATCCATGCTATTGTGATTTTGATAATCCTTGGATAAAACAATTAAAAATAGTTCCAGGAGAATATAATTGTTTTGTTGAATATACAGAAGATGAAACAAGAGTTTCATCTATGTTATTAACAAATAAAAAAACAAATGATAAGAAAATAGATGAAGAAATAGCATATGTAGGAGTTGATTCTGGGACAATAGCTATTTTTACATTAGAAAAATATGAAGAATTAGTTAAAATGAAAAAAAATTATGAAGAAAAATTTGATGAATATTATTTAAAATTAACTTCAAAAACTTTTTTAGAATTTAATGAATGTATGGCAAGTGTTTATGATAATATTTTTGTATCTTCTACTGGTTATGGTGACGGAGATTATATAGTTTATGTAAAAAGAGATAAAGAAGAACATATAACTGCTCTCAAAATAATATTTATATACGAAGAAGAATGCGAAGACGAGTAATAATAATGATAGAACTTATATTTATAATATTAAAAATTTTTTTACATGTTTTACATAAAGCTACATTGAGAATTATATGTTTGCTAAGATATATAAACCATAATTATTCTTTAATCGAAATCATAACTCCAGAAGATAACGTAAATATAAATTTAACTTATTCGGTTATTCTAAATATATTTGGTATAAGGTATAAATGTAGTTTATGTGGAAAAGAAAAAACAATATCATTTGCAACATATTTAGGCTCATATAAAAAAATAGTAATTCTAGACTACAAAATAAGTGAAAGAACAGAAAAATATTATTATTATGATAAAAAAATGGGTTCTTTAACTCATGTTAATTTTCTTTTAGGAAAATTAAATAATGGAATATATAGAATCCCTTTAAGTCGTTTAAAAGAGATTAATGTAGAAGAATTTAAAAAAGAATTTATGAACAGAAAAAATTATGTAAAAGCTATTGTTGAAAAAGATTATTTAACATTTGCAATTTTTAAAAAAGATGGAGGATTTTAATGTTATTAACAATAGGATTTAGTACAATAAAAAAAACAGAGAATATTATGGAATTATCAAAAGAAGATTTAAAACATTGGGACTTTGAAAATAAAAGAGTATTTGAATATGAAGTAACCGATTCATATTTATTTTTTAATGTAATAGAAGATTTAAAAATACAAACATACAAAATAATCAAAGAAAAAAATAATAAGAAAATTGAATTTTTATGTTATGAATTTCTATGCCAAGCATTTGAATTTTTATGCTATGGAATGAACTATAATATAGAAAACGATTTATCAAATTACTACAAAACTCAAATAATTCAAAATAAAGTATTTAAACATAATATAATAAATTGTTTTCCTTATATAGAAGCTTCTTGGCATAAACCAAAAGAAACCATAGAGCATTTTGCATTTAGAGTTAGCTCTTTTTCTGATGTATTACAATCATGGAAATTTGAAAAAAGTTTGCTAGCAAATTGTGAAGTTACTAAAAAAGATGAAAAATATATTATTTATCTTTATGGTTGTGATGACGCCTCTTATACTAAAATAGTAGATTCTGAAGAAGAAGCCTTAGATATAATTAAAATGATAAAAACAGAATATAAAATAGATACAGCAAGATTAGTTAAAGAATTAAATTTTATATTTACAAACTAGAAAGGAGTGAAATATGGAACGTTTATTTTCAACAAAAGATTATATTGTAACAGAAGATGAAAAAAAAGAATATATCAAAATGCTAGAAGATGATGGAGAATTAGATAATAGAGATATAACAGACGATGAAATATATGATTATTACAATATGATGTTAGAAGATGATTTAATAGAATTATTAAAAAACAATAAATTTGAAGATATAATGTTGATAGGAAAAATTCAAGTATGGAACGGAACATATACTGGAGTTAAGTATATATCTAATAATGATAGTTTAAAAACATTAATCTCAAATTATGATAACTGTTCTTTCTACAAAGAAGATAGAAAATTATTTTTATATCTTTATCATCACGATGGAACTCATATCTTAGAAGTTAGAAGATTAAATAAAAAAGGAATAGAAAAAATAGATAATTTATATAATAAATCAATAAGTGTTGATGAACATTTTTTAGAACATTTAGAAAATTATGAAAAAAAATATACAATTAATTTTTTTAAAAGTAAAAAAGAATATTTTAATTAAAGGTGAAATAAATGAATTTAAATATAGGAGATTTAGTAGAAATAGAAGATTATAATGGAGAAAAAATAAAAGGAATAATTACATTTATATTTGAAAGAGTAGAAGAGATAGCTATAAGATTAGATACTCAATCAGAAGATGTTCCTGCATTACATATAAAAAGAAAAGATTTACATAGAGTTAAAATTTTAGAAAAATTCAATTTAGAAACATTTTTAGCTAATAATTTAGTTCCTAAAAAATTTGAAATAGATGAAGAAAATTATTATATAGATAAGTTTTTTTTAACAGGTAGTTTAAGAATAAGAGTTGAAAAAAGTAATGAAATGTTATGTCCTTATTTTGAAAAACCTTATAATGAAAAAACAATTGAAAGAGTTTTAAATGATCATATTAAAAATGCTAAAAAACTAAAAGAAATTTTTATTAAACTAGGTTTTTATAATTTTTAACAGGAGGAATAAATGGAATTCATTAATGTAAATATCAATAAAAAACTTTATGAAAAATTAAAGTATTTATCAGAACAAAGAAAAAAAGAAATTAGCCAGCATAAAAATGCTGGAACTATCTTTCCTATTTATATAGTTCAAGAAAAATATGAAAGAATAATTAATACAGAATTCGAAGATGGTGGAATAGAAGTAATATATGCTTATAATAGGAATGAATTAACAAAATTTTATGAAAATGAAGAAGTAATAAAATATATAGAAAAAGAAATGGAAGATGGGGAGCTGAAAGAAGATATATTAATTAGATTAAAAGAAAAATATATAACTCTTGATGAAATAGCTATAATATTGGAAAAAAATGAACTATTCGATTGTGCTAATCAAGTATTTGTTGATATTGAATTTCAAGATAAAGCTTATTTTTTAACAAGAGAGGAAGCAGAAGAATATATAAAAAGACAACATTATAATCTATATAATCCAAGAATATATGTCAATTTTCCAGGATATTCTAATTATAGCAGTTTAGAAGAAATTTTAAATATATTAGATAACGAAAATATTGAAAAATTAGATAAATTCAAAGGAGAAAAATGTGAATAAAAATAAATTCTTAGAAGAAATAAAAATATTTAAAGAAGAAATAAAAAAAGTAGAAATAGATAAAATAATAGAAGAATTGTATCTTAAATTATATTTTATGAAAACTATGGAAATTTATTTAGAAAGCAAAAAAGATGATGAAGAAATAGAAAAACTATTAATAAAATATAATAGTATTTATGATATTTATAAAAAGTTTTTATCTTGCTCAGAATATACTATTCATACAAATGGTGATATAGAAGAAATGTTAGAATATTAGATAAAAAAATTGGAGAGTTATTTTAACTCTCCAATTGCTATTACTCTTATTATATATTCTTTTATAAAACTATGATAAATAGAAGGGGTTTTACTTTTCATAGATAATAAAAAATCGACATCAGCATTAATTTCTTTTGAACAAAGCTCTAAAGCTCTTTCTTCAATTTTAAGTTTATCAAATTCATCTAACTTTTCATATTTTTCTATATAATAATTTTCTGTTTTTTCATTATTTATTCCATTGCTTTCTAGAGAAATATTTTCTGTTTTTTTAATAACTTTTTCATTTTTTACTTTAGGGACATCAAATATCTTTTTAGGAGGATTATCTTTTAAATTTTTCATAATTCCATTTATATACTGCACTAAAGTTGTTTGTATCTCACTTTTGAGTCCTTTATATAATTCATTTAAAAGATTAATTGTATATTGTTCTCCTTTTTCTTTTAAGAGTTTTGTTATTTTGTTCTCAGAATGTTTAGGATGTTTATTCCAAGCTTTTAAAACATAAATATTTCTTTTAGCTTTTTCAACATATTTTATAGCTTCTGGATAATCATTTAAAACAGGTTTAGAAATAAAATTAACATCTTCTATTACTTCTAATTCTACTGTCTTTTTCTCAACTACTTTACGTTTTTTACTCATATGAAATCTAATCTCAGTAAAAGCCTTTGCTGGATATAATTCATAACTAACTGTCATATCTGTAAACTTATTAACTTCTTCGATAGCAGGATCCAATATCCTTTTCTTTAAATTATTTGAGTTCTTTTGACAAGAAACAGGAACAGAAAAAATATCAAAAAATACATTTTTCTGTATTGTAATTTTAGGAGTTACATTAACATATAATCTTAGCATAGTTGTTAATGTTGAACTATATAAAGAACTCATATTTTGAAGTTCTTTTAAATATATTCCAACATATTTATCTGGTAACAAAAGCCTTTTTAAAATTGGCTCAGATAATTGCACAGTAAGAGCCATTACTTTATTTTTTTTCAAATAATTAAAAGAAACTGAACTAACTATTGAAGAAGTAAATTCAATATTTCCGTTAATTGACATAAAATCCAATATTAATCTTGGAAGTAAAGAAATTGCTTTTTTAGCATCTGTTGGATTTTTTATTCCTAAATCATTACATAATTTAGAGAAATTAATAGTTATTGCTGGCAAAGAATCAAATATTGTTGTTTGAAAAGAATATTCTTTTATATCTTTGATTATATTGCAAATATCTTCTTGGTTAAATTTAAATTTAGTAAAAGATGTATTTTCATTAATTTCTACATTAGGATTAACATCTAGCTGTGTTTTTATAAACAAAGTATCCATTTCTTTTATTTGCTCATCTGTAAAACCAGAAATATATTTCTTTTTATAAATATCATTATATTTATATACAGAAGAATAAAATTTCCCAATCATTTTATTATTAGGTTTTAAATTTTTAAGCAACTCACTATCTATTTGGAAATCATTCTTATAAGAATTTTCAATAAAATAATTCAAATTATCATTTCCTACTCCTAATAAATTCTCTAACAAAGAACTATATTTATTTGTAAATTGTTTTCTCATAGTCGTTTGATGATATTCAAATATAGCAGTTTTTATTTTAGAAACAACTATATTTCCTTCTTTACCTTGTTTTATTTTATATAAACTTAAATCTCTATGTAACTTAAGCTCTTTATCATCAAGTACTATATTTCCGGTTTTATCTACAGTAGTTAAAGCTAATTCAGCTATATTATTGTCATTTTTATCATTATTTATACCTAAGGACTTATCCAATGTACTTATATCAAATAATGTAGGATTAACTATGTTTTCATCTTTTTTATCCAATTAAATTCACCAACCCTTTGTTGTAATGTTATTACTGTTGTAATGTTGTAATGTTTCTCCTTTGATTAAACCCAATAAAATTAAGCATTAGAAAGAATTTATTGCACATATTTCTAATGATATTACACATTTCTCTAATGATATTGCACATTTTCCTAATAATTTTTACACATATTTCTAATGATATTGCACATTTTCCTAATAGTTTATTTATTGCACATATTTCTAATGATAAATAATAATTTTATAAATAATAATAAAAAATTAATAACCAATTACATAATAATTAAATTATTTTTATTTGGAACCTAAGCCAAAATATAAATTTAATATAAAAAATAGAGTTATTTAATATAAACTATTAGAAAAAAGTGTAATTTATTATTATATGAAGATTTTAGTAAAATTGTAAATATTTTTATATATTACAGAAAATATGTTGAAAAATCTATATTAAAAAAGATATTTACACATATTTCTAATGATAAAACAATTATTAATTATACTTTTATAAATGTAAGTTTAATTTATAGTTTAATTATATTTTGATTACTATAAACCTTTTAAAAATAAAACTTTTTAAACTTTATTGCACATTTCTCTAATGATAAATGTGTAAGGAAAAAATATTTGTGCACATATTTCTAATGATATAAACAAATATATTATTTATATATTTTATAATTAGAGTTATGTGCAATAACAGATTTGTTGCTATGATTATATCATATTTTTAAAGAAAGATAAATATATAATTAAAATATTTGCACATTTCTCTAACGATAAAATATAAACTTAAAATATTCTTTCATACACATATTTCTAATGATAAATTTGCACATTTTTCTAATGAATTAAAACAAAATACAAAGGAGTGATTGAATTGAAATATTGTAAATATCAAGGAAATTATTACATATTAAAAGATAATCAATTAGTTAATTTTTATGACAATGATTATATTATTAAAAATTTTAACCAAGATGAAATTATAATTATGGATTTTGAAATTTTTCTATTATCATTAGATGTACCTTTATATGCAGAAAATTTTTATATTTTAATAAAAAAGTATGGAGAAAAATATAAATTAAAATTTAGTTTAAGCAAAATAATAAAATTTTTAAAAGATTATGAAGTTAGTATAGATATAAAAAGAATTAATAATAAATTTTATATTTTGGCTAAAGATAATCAAGAAAATATAGAAACATTTTATATAACAAAAGATTTAGATAAATATTTAATATTTGATTTTGGATACAAAGTCATAATAGAAACATTTAATTTTTATAAAACTAAAGATATTTTAAATAAGCTTTCCGGTTATAATTTTAATATTATTTTCGAAGAACACGAAAATTTTGGAAACTCTATTAAATATATATTTGAAATAACAAACTTATCAAAAGATGAGTTAGAAGAAATCTTAGTTGATTTTAAAAAAGAGATGTTTTTTGATATATATTATAATAATAATTTAATTTTAAAAATAGATAACGAATAGGAGGAAAAATGATAAAAGAAAATAAAGATATTTTAAAAATGATTAAAGATAAAGGAGATCAGATTAACAAAATTATATCAATAGAAGAATTATCAGAGTTACAGAAAGAAATTTGTAAAGACTTAAGAGGATATGAAAGAAGAAATGAAATAAAAGAAGAAATGTGTGACGTATATATATGCTTACAAATGCTAAAAAATATTTATAAGTTTAATGATGAAGAATTAGAAGAAGAATATAATAAAAAAATGAAAAGAAATATAGATAGAATAAAAGAAAAAGAGTTAAAAAAAGAAGAGGATTTATTATTTTCTTCTCCTGAAGAGTGTTTAAAATACTTTATAAAAACAAAATATGAAAAAGGATATATTTTATTCAAACAAGCAGCAGAAAGATTTTTAGAAAAATACAATTTAATACCTAAAGAAGAAAATAAATTTGATTTTATAAATAATTTATTTAAAAAATTAGTAACTGAAAATATATTAGAAGAAAAATTCAAATTTAACAGGTTGAATTATTTTTATGATGATGTTGAAGATTTAATATTTGATTCAAAAAAAGAAGCATTAAAACATTTTAAATGGCATATAGAAGGTGCAGAATCTTACAGCAAAGAACCTATGTTAGATATATTATATTTTGTTAAATAATAGAGGAAACAATTAAAAATAAAAGGTATTAAATATCCTAGTTATTCTTATAGCAAAGAATTTAATTGCATTTTATACGCCAAAAAGAGTTAAAATTACAATTATAGTATTTTTGATATATAATCTAAAAAAAAAGGTGATTATAAATGAAAAATTTAAATTCTGAATCAATTTTATATAGTAAAGGCTCTAATGATGAATGTTATACATTAGATTATGCTGTTAAACCAATATTAAAATATGTAAATAAAGATTGGGTTATTTGGTGTCCTTTTGATAAAGAAGATAGTCAATTTGTTAAAATTTTAAAAGAAAATGGAAATAAAGTAATTTATTCTCATATTCATAATGGACAAGATTTTTACAAATATGAACCAGAAGAAAAATGGGACTGCATAATTAGTAATCCACCATTTACTAACAAAAAGAAAATTTTTGAACGTGCATTATCATTTAATAAGCCATTTGCTCTTATAATGAGTAACACCTGGTTAAATGACTCAGCTCCTAAATTATTATTTAAAAATAAAGATTTGCAACTTTTAATGTTCGACAAAAGAATGAAGTTTAAAAATAATGGAGTAATACAAAATAAAATAACTTTTAGTTCTAGTTATTATTGTTGGAACTTTTTACCAAAACAATTAATAATGGAAGAGTTAATTTGTAAATAATCCGCTGGCGTAATTTAAAAGGAGATAAATTCTCCTTTTTATTTTAATATAATTTTAGTAATTAAGAAAGAAGGCGATACTTTTGATAAGAACAAGTTATATATCTAATGTAAAAAATATAGAAAAAGATTTTGATGAAATAATTTTTATAACTAGATATCTTCCAGAAACTATAAAATTAAATTCAAAGTATATGTGGTTAAAAAATTTAAGCCCTAATCAAAGAGTTTTAAAAATGTATAAGGATAAATTAATAACATTTGAAGAATTAGCTGATACTTATCTAAAAGAATTGAAATTATATAGTTTAAATACAATTAAAGAAATAATTAAAAAAAGTAGAAATGGAAAAAAAATATGTCTATGTTGTTTTGAAAAAGATAGAGAACAATGTCACAGAAAAATATTAGCTGAAGTTATCAAATATATAGGTAAAGAAGAAGTTAAAGAGGTGTCATAAATATAAAATCTATAACTAAACAAAATGTTGTTTTAAAACTACTGGAAGATAAATTATATGAAACTAAAATAGAATTAGAATATTTAAATGGTTTAAAAGTACCAAAAGGTTTTAAAACTAATTTAACTTCTATACCTAATATATTAGAAGGAGTATTGCCACATGATGGATTATATTCTACAGCTGCAATTTTACATGATTTTTTATATTCAGAAGAAAATACCTATGGAATCAACAAAGATACAGCAGATGCTATATTTTATCAAATGATGATATTATCTGGAGTAAATAAAATAACTGCAAAATTATTATATAAATCAGTAAAATTATTTGGTAAACCTTTTTATAAAAAGATAAAAAAAGATGGAAGTATTCCGTATGAAAAAAGAGCTTTAATTGATAAAACAAAAGAACATAAAGAATATCAAGAAAAAATGAAAAAACTATTAAAAGAATGGTATGTTAAATAAAAAAGGAGGAGTAAAAAGTGTTACAAATAAGAAGAGGAGTATTTGAAACAAATAGTTCTTCAACTCATAGTGTTACTATTATGGAAAAAGAAAAATATACAAAATGGGATTTAGGAATTTATTACTATAATTATGATTCAGATTCTTTTGAAACAATAGATGAAATAATTAAAAAATATGAGAGAGATACAAATAAAAAATTTAAAAGTATTGAAGATAACAATTTTCAATATTATTTAAATGATAATCAAATATATAGTATAGATGATTTCTTTGATAAATTTGAAACTGCAACAGAACATTACACTACTAAATCTGGGGATGAAATAGTTGCTGTTTCTATTTATGATTATAATTAACAGGAGGAAAAGTGTTACAAGTTAGAAATTCTATTTTTGAAACAAATAGCTCATCTACACACTCTTTAACTTTAAGAAAAAAAGAAATAAAAGAATTAACAAAAGAAGAAATAAAAGAAAGCTTAAATTGTTTCTTAACAAAAGATAATTATATAAAAGTTGATTTAGGAGAATATAATTGGGGTTGGGATATATTAGAAAATCCAGCACAAAAATTAAAATATATTTTAACTAAAGGAGTATATAGTAATGGTCCTTTAGATTATTATATGTGTACAGATGAATATTTTTCAATAGAAGAATGGATAATTAAAGAATTAGGCTATGAAGGATTAATAATAGATGATTCTAATGATTATTATGTAGATCATCAATCTGCATATAATGAATTAGATGAATATATAATAGATATATTGACAAATCCTAATTATGTTATTGTTATTGGCAATGATAATAGTTATGCTCCAGAATTTATAAAAAAAATAGTAGATATAGAATAAGTTCTTTAATTAGAGCTTATTTTTTAAAGAGGTGAAAAAATGGATAAAATAATAGAAAAAATTAAAATGTTAAATAATAAAGATTTATCAGAAATAGAAATAGAGATAGATAAAAAATTAAAAATAGAAGAAGAAAAAGAAATAATTAAAGAAAAAGTAAAAGATTTAATTCCTTTAATAAAAAAACTACAAGAAAAAGAAGTTATTATAAAAAATAAAATAACAAATATAAATGGAAATTATGAACTTTGTAATCAATGTTTATATGGAGACGGAGCTCACGAAATAGAATGTCCAATGTATGCATTGTGTCAATATTTAAATAATGATTGTTATTTAGAAGATATAAGAATTTAAAAGAGGTAAAAATTATGTTGCAAATTAGAAACTCTATTTTTGAAACAAATAGCTCATCAACTCATGCTTTTACTACTTTAAAAGAATTGAAAATTTATTGGTTTTATACAAAAGATATAGAAATTCCAAAAACAGAAATGGATACTGATAATAATCTAATAATATCATATAGTAATATTCAATCAGATAGCTGTATAAAAACTTTTATTGGAATAAACCAAAAAGTATTATATATATTATTTTTATTATTAAATTACATAGATTATTATAATAATTATTTAGAAGATAATGACCAAAATAAAATATGGTTAGAAGAATTAACTATAAAAGAAATAGAAAATTTAAAAATAATAAAACCTTTATTTGAAACTATAAAAAAAATAGGATTTGATGGAATAAATATCAAAAGAGATGAGTCAAAATTAGATGAAATAGAAAAACTTATACCTTTTACGATAAAAGAATTTCTATATAATTTATTTAATAATATTGATGGAGATTGCTATATAAAAGATATAAAAGATTTAGAAGAAATAATAGGAAAAAATTTAGAAGAAATAATAACAAATGATGAAATAGTATTAATTGAAGCAGAAAGATTTTGTGTAAAAAATAAAAAATTAATAATTTCGGAGGATTAAAATGTTACAGATAAGGAAAAAAGTATTTGAAACTAATAGTTCTTCAACTCATAGTTTTACATATGATACTACTGGAAAAGAATTAACAAAAGAAGAGATAATAGAAAGATTTAATAAAAAATATAGTCTTGTTTATATATATTGTGGAGATTTAATTATAAAATTAGGTGAATATGGTTGGAATTGGGAGACTTTTAGAGAACCAGATGAAAAAATATCATATATACTAACAATGTTAAAAACTAACATTTTAGATAATATGATTTCTGATGATAAATATGAATATATGTATTCTTTTAATTTAAAAGAAGAAATTAAAAATAAAATAGAAAAAGAAATTATAAATTCTTTAAAAGAAACATTCACATTTAAAGAAATAGAAAAATTTTTAAGAGAATTAAATTTAGAATTTGATAATATAATTTTTGAAAATTTACAATATTCTTATATAGATCATCAATCTATAATAACGGAAAAAGAATTATTAGAAAACGAATTAAATAATGATGTTATAGGATTTATTACAAATCTATCATCAAGTTTTCAAACTGGAAATGATAATTCTTCACCTTGGGATTATGATGAATATTAAAAAATATAATATAGTAGGATATGATATAGATATAGCCAATATAAAACAATTAGAAGAAGATTTTGAAATAGATATAGATACAATAATTTTTGATGATGAAATAGTAATAGAAGGAAACGCAGATAGAGATAGAGTATATGATGAATTAACATATACTATTAAAAGATATAAGGAGCTAAGAGAAAATGAAAAAAATATTAAATAAATATAAAAACGGAGATGTATTAGTAATATTATTAGAAGATGGGACTAAAATAAGATATAGTAAATTAGAAAATCCAAAAGTAAAATTTCCAGAAAGTATAGATATAAAAATAACAGATTATTGTGAAATGAATTGTCCATATTGCCATGAGAAATCAACAATAAAAGGAAAACATGGTAATTTAGATATGGAATTTATAGATACTCTTCCAAGTGGAATAGAATTAGCTATTGGAGGAGGAGATCCTTTGTCGCATCCTAAATTATTAGATTTTTTAAATAAATTAAGAAATAAAAATATTTTCCCTAATATAACTATAAATCAACATCATTTAATAACTAAATGGGATAAAATTAAATTTTTAAATGACAACAATTTAGTGTTTGGAATAGGTATATCAATAACTAATCCAACTGATGAAGTTATTGATAAAGTAAAACAACTAAATCATCCATTATTACACGTAATTAATGGTATAATTACAATAGAACAATTTAAAAAAATGTATGATAAAGGATTAAAATTATTAATACTAGGTTATAAATCTTATACAGGAAGAGGAGAAGAATATTTTAAAAATAATTCAGAAGAAATAAAGTCTAAATTTATTACTAAAGATTTATTCAAAGAATTAAAAAAACATTTTGATGTTATATCTTTTGATAATTTAGCATTAACTCAAATACCTGTAAAAGATAATGTTGACGAAAAAACTTGGAAACATTCTTTCATGGGTGAAGATGGTAACCATACTATGTATATAGATTTAGTAGAAGAAAAGTTTGCAAGAACTTCTACAACTAAGGAAAGATTTAAAATTAAAGACAATATAATAGATATGTTTAATATTGTAAAAATATAGAGTTGCTAATTGTAACTCTATATTTTTTTATTTAGGAGGAAAAAATGAGAATAACAGAATATTTATTTGATTTATCAGAAGGATTTGATGAAATACTTGATAAAAAAATAGATAATTTTTTAAAAATTTTAGATATGGAACATAAAGTAGATGATATTTGGGAAATTATAAAAAATTCTTTAAAAAATTATAGAGACATTTCGGAAAATGAGATAATAATAGAAGCTTATTATGGAATAGCATATTTACTAGAAAATGATTACAAAATAGATTCAGATAATATAGATATTTTTATAAACGGGCTAACAGATAGTTATTTACATATAAAAGATAAAGAAGGAAAAAATATAGAATTAGGAAACTTTCAAAACAATAAAGAATTTATGGATTTTTATTTTGAAAATTATTATTTAACAAAAGATAAAAAAGAAAAAATTAAAAATATATTAAATAAATTAGATTTTAAAGATTATGAAAAATTTATTTATGAAAAATGTAAAGAAACTTTTTTAGAAGATTTAACAATTGATTAATTATTAGAAATTGATTTTAATGATTTTTTAGAACTAATAAAAAAAGAAATGTAATAAGGAGTAATAAAGATGACAGGAGTAGAATATATTTTAGATTTTCCAACTAATTTTGCAGAGGATTTAGATAAACAAATTAAAGAATGTTTAAAAATATTGGATTTAGAAAGCGAAGAGGATAATATTTGGGAAAATGCAAAAAATAATTTAGAAGATAGACCAATAAATGCTGAAAAAATATCTTTTGAAATTTATTCAGCATTAAAAAATTTAATTATACAAAAATATAATATTCCATATGAAGATATAGAAGTCGAAGGATATGGAGCTTCAGATTTTTCTATAATGATTAAAGAAGATGATGATAATTATATTGATTTGTCATCAAGTTTTAATAATTTTCAAGATTTTTTAGAATTTTATATAAAAAGATATCATTTTGAAGATGAAGAAAGAGAAATATTAAATGAAATAATAGATATAGTAAATAAAGAAAATGAAGATATTGGAACAGATATATTAAATGATTTTATAGAAAAAAATTATAGTTATTATAACGCTTTAGCATTAGAAGTTTTTGAATTATTTATAAATGAATTTTTAAAAGATATAAATCAATATTTAGAAGAAGACGAAATAGGGTTTAGACTATACTTAGACGATGAATTAAATTTAAAAAAGGAGAAAATATAATAGATGGGATATATAAGTGAAGTAAATATTTATATTAGAGAAACAGATGAAAATGGAATTATTTTAGAAGAAATTATAAAGAAATCAAACCTAGCAGAAAAACTAGACGATTATCATTTCACTATAGGAAAAAATTCTGAAGGAAACAGAGTATTACATTTTGAACACCAAGAAATCAAATGGTATTCTCATTGTAAATTAATTCAATTTTGGACTTTTTTAATGAATCAATTAGATGAAAATGATTATTTATTTGTAAGACTAGGAGAAAGTATTGGAGATTTTGAAACTGAAGGAGAATATGGAGAAGCCAGTGCATATACTACTTATGAAATACATACTGATTTTGAGGAAGAGATATAATGGAACATTATAGCATTATTGATATTTATATTGAAGAAACAAAAGAAAATGGAATAATTTTAGAAGATATAATATATAAATCAAACTTAGCAGAGAAATTACCTTCTAATTATTTTGAAATTAAAAAAAATACTTCAGAAAATAGAGTATTACATTTTAAACATGAAAATATAAATTGGAATAAAGAAAATCCATTATATAAATTTTGGACATTTCTAATTAATCAATTAAAAAAAGAAAATTATCTTTTAATAAAAGAAGAAGAATCTTTTGATGATTGTGAAATAAAAGGAGAATATGCAGATACAAATCCATATATAGAAGATGGAATTTTTTTTGGAATAGAAATAAATGGATTAGATTTTTTAAGAAAGGATTGAAAATGAATTATTTAGAAAAAATATATGAGATAGTACAAATATATTATGAACAAGAATTTGATGATTACAAAGAAATATACGAAATAGCAATAGAGCCAAATAATATTGGACTCGCATATACAGAAGATTATGATGAAAATGCTTTAGAAGTGATAATGAACTTAGAAGATTTAACAATAAATTATTATAAAAATAAAGAAATAGTAAATCAAGAAAAATTTAATACATTAGAAGAATTATATGAAAATATTAAATGTGGTTTAAATTATGAAGAATTATTATGTGAATGTCAAGGAGAATATGATGATTAAAAATAAGTAAATTTGAAAAAAACATTGATGTTATATAAAATAAATCAATGTTTTTTTTATTTTTAAAAGGTGAAAATAATGAAAATAGAAAATTTTAAAATGATAACTACAGATGATATTTTAAAATTGAAAATAATGAAAGCAAATATAAAAGAAAAAAAGAGATTCTGCTATAGAATTTGCTGTGAAAATTGTTTATTTGAAGGAAAAGAATGTTATGAAATAAAAGATAGTGAACTTTTAGAATTTATAGAAGAAGTTTTAAAAAAATTTCCAGAAATAGATAAATTATATAAAAATAATTTAGATAAAATATCAAATGAATACAGTTCTTTAAAATCATTATTAAATAAAAATACAGAAAATAATAGGAGGAATTTTAAAAATGAATTTAAAAGGTTTAACAGACCAACAAGTAAAAGAAAGTAGAGAAAAACACGGAACAAACTCATTAACAGAAAAGGAAAGAGAAAGTTTTCTTGATAAACTTAAAGAAAACTTAAAAGATCCTATGATTAAAATTTTAATATTTGCATTAATAATTAGTTCTATTTTTGCAATGTTAGGAAAAGCAGACTGGATTGAAACTTTAGGAATATTATTTGCAATATCAGCTACTACTTATATTTCAACTTGGAGTGAATATAAAAATGAAAATACTTTTGCCAAACTGCAAGAAGAAGCTTCTAAAATAATGGTAAAAGTAATGAGAAATGGAGTATTAACAGAAGTTAAAATAGATGATTTAGTAGTAGGAGATATTATTAAATTACAAAATGGAGAATTAAAATTCCCAGTATTTATGTTATTTATTACAGATGGAGATAACTATGATAAAACAGAAACACAAAAGATTTTAAGAGAATTAAGTAACTATGATATATATATTCAGTTTGTAGGGATAGGAAATGATAGTTTTAATTTCTTGAAATCATTAGATAATCTATATGAAAGAAAATTCGATAATGCAGGATTTATTCAATTTTCAGACTTAAAAAGATTTAACGATAATGATATTTATGACGAATTATTAAAAGAGTTCATAGATATTTATAAAAAAAATACTTTTAAAACAGGTAAAATTAGTTTAAAAAAATAAATAATATAGAGCCACTTAATTGTGGCTCTTATAATTTATAAAAGGAGTAAATATGGGAAGAATAAGAAAAATAAGTAAAATAGAATATATAAAAGAAGAAATTAAAGATTTAAAGAAATTTTTAAATAATATAGAAAAAATAGATTATTATACAGATGGAACAATACTTAAATGTAAATTATATGATGAAGAAGAAGTCTTAAGATATTTTGAAATAGATATAGAAGAATTAAAAGGAGCTTATAATATATATATAGAAGAAAATAATAAAATAGAAGAAATAGAACAATTATTAAAAATAGCAGAAGAGTTAAATGATAATTGGTTAATAGTAGATTGCAATTAACAGAAAGGATAATTAATGCAAGAAATAAAATTAGGAAGTATAACAAAACATTCTAGAGTAAGATATTTAAATAGAATATTAGGAATAAATAATGTAACTGATACAAACTATGATACATGGAAGAAAAATAACGAAGAATTAATTTCTCAAATAGATTAAAAAATAAATGAACTATTTAATAATTCAGATTTAATGATAGAAGCTAATTATAAAACATTTCCATTTTCTAAATTTTACATAAATTGGGAAAATTTAATGTTGTTAATAGTAAGTAAAGAAAATAACCTTATAACACTATATAAATTAAATTATGGATTATCAGAAGAAAAAAATAAAACTATTTTAGAATTATATTTTAGTGAACTTCAAGACAAAATAAAGATTAAAAATGATATAGAAACAAATAGAGGAAAAGAAAAAGAAGAAATAGATCAAGAAATTAAAGATATAAATCAAAATATAAATGTATTGAAATCAAGAATAGAAGTTCTTGAAAAAAATAAGGATATATTAAAAGGTAGAAAAGAATTAATAGATAGTCAATTAGGATTAGTTGATGAACAAATAAAAGAATTAACTAATTTCATTATGAAAAGGAGTAAGTAAATATAGATAAATTTGATATAATAAAAAAATAATTATATTATAATATATAATAATTTAACATTCAGACATTATGTCGGAAAGAGATAAAGAAGGTGATATTATTAGTTTTAAAGAATTTATATTTAATGAATTAAAAAAAGGTAGTATATATATAATATTTTTTATATTACTAATAGCTTTTATTAAATATTTAGAAAAAATAGAATATGAAAATACTAGAAAAGAGTATATTAATATTAAGATATATGATATGAAAAATTTAAATGAAATAGAAGATATAATTTCTAAATATAGCAACTCATATGAAATTTATTTTAAACAGGATTATTAATCCTGTTTTTTTTATTTAGGAGAAAATATGGAATTAATATTAAAAAATAAAGATGAACAATATAAAAAATTTATATTAACAAAATATGATTATGATTATTATGAAAAAAATTTTACTAATATCAATATAATAACCAAAGAAGAAATTTTCAAAGATTTGGGATTTGATTTTAAAAATTTTAAGATTCAAGATTTAATATTAAATGAAGAAGAAATAAAAGAGTTTAATAAAAATATTTTTGTAGCTTTTAACAAAAATAGAGATTGGAAAAGAATAATAGAATATCTTTTTTTGAAAAAAAATATAGAGTTAAACGGAGGAGGAATGTTATGGCAATTAAGATTATTTTTCGATTTTTACAAAAAAGGTATAACTTTAGAAAAAATTTTCGATTATCAGCAAAATTATTTTTGTTCTAAAATAAATAAAAAATTTAAATATAAATATATTTCTACTATTTTTTATAGTTTATTGGAATATACAAAAAATCAAAATACTAAAAGTAAAAAAATAATAAATGGATTAACTTATAAGGAAATTATAAAATTTGCAAAAAGAATAAAAGGAAGCGAATTTATAAATAAAAAAGATGAAATACACATTTTAATACCAAAAAATACTTCCAAAAAATATATAACTAAAATTTTTAAAAAACACTTCTATAATAAATATAGAAATTATTCAGAAATATATCAATTTCCATTCTAATAAATTGATGGAGGAATTATGATTAAATTAACTTTAGAAGATAAAGAAAAAAATATAAAATTTTTCTTTTTTGATTCAGAAAATTATAAAAGTTATTCAATTTTAAAAGATTTAGGATTAAATAATTTAACATTAATAGATGTAGAATTCATAGAAATAAATGGAACAGGAGATATAGATATTGAAGATTTTTTATTATCTTATAAGAATAATAAAGACGAATTAAAAAATCTATTTAAATATATGTCTTTTAATGAATTTTCTAGAAAAAAAATAAAGTTAATAGAAGACCTAATATTATATTTTTATAAAACTAAAACTATAAAAGAAATGTATGAATTTTCAAATAAAAATATAATAATTATTAAAAAAGAATTTGAAACTGACTATTTACTAAATAAAAAAATAAAAGGAGAAATAGAAAATTATATAATTAATGAACTGTATTTTGAAGATATAATTATAAATAATTTTATAGAACATAATCTAAACTATAATTTAACTAAAACAATAAGATATTTTAACGTAAAAATAGAAAAATGTATAGCAGATGAAAGATTTGAAGCATATATAATATCCAAAAAAGAAATATATGAAAAAATAAAAAAAAATTAATTATACATTACTTTTATTAGAAGGGGTGAAAATGAACGAAGATTTTTATATAGAATTTGTTTTTTTTATTAAGAAAAAAAATAAAAATGTAAAATTAATTTGGAACAAAAATAAAGGTTTTACAGATAATGAATTAATAGAATTATTTGGGTTAGATGATGATGAAACCATTAGAGTTCAAACAGAAATATTAGGAGCAGAATTATATGGAGATATATCACAAAAATATAAAGAATATTTCAAAAATAATTATTCTATAGAAGACTATTATTATCTATTTGCTACATATCAATATGAAGATATAAGGAGTACAAAAGAAAATTTATTTTTAGATATAGAAATATCGTATTATTGCCAAGTAGGTTATAAAGATGTATTTAATTGTTTTGTAACAGATAATACAAATCATATTTATTGTATAAACGATATAGAATTTTTAAATTTTGAAAAAGATAATTGTTATAGAGCAGAGATAGCACAAAGAATTGACGAAATCTTAAATTTAAAAGATTTAGATAAAATAAGAAAAGAATTATTGTACGAAAAAATAATAATTTTAAATGATAAAAAAAGAGGTGGTTTTTTTTATTTTTATGATAGAAGTGAATTATTCCAAGATAGCTATTGCCCTTGGGATGATATAAGTAATTATGATTATGAATAAAAAAGGTGATTAATATGTATATAGTATTTGATATTTTTATAAAAAAATATAATAAAAATTTTAAATTAATTTTTGGAGGAGAACCATTTAGTGATGAAAGAATAATAAATTTATTTAACTTAGATAAAGAAGAAACAGTTAGAAATCAAATAGAAATATTAGGAGCAAAAATATTTGCAGATATAGATAAAGAATATATTAATTATTTTAACAACAACTATTCTTTAGAAGATTATAAATCTTTATTTGATACTTTTTATTACAAAGATCCAAGATCTAAATTAGATCATGTTATAGAAGATATAAAAATATCTTATAATTGTCAAGTTGGATACGATAAGGTCGCTAATTCATTTTTTTCAGAATTTGTAACTTGGTATTGGTATGATAATGATATAGATTTTTTAGAAGATGAATTAGGATGCTCATATAATAAATCTATCAAAAATAATATTAAAAAAATTTTAAATCTTAAAGATTTAAAAAAAATAAGAGAAGAAATAGAAAAACAAGAAATTTATATATTAGAAAATAAAAAAGAAGGTGGTTTTTATTATTTTTTTGAAAATCATACATTATTTATTTAACAAGAAAAGAGGTTAAAATGTTTAAAATTTTATTTAATTTTATAAATGATAATGATGATGAATTTAGATTTATTTGGGATCTAAATGTTAGTAATGATAATAATGTTGATAAATTATTAGAACTTTCAGATAGTTGGTCTTTTCAAAATTTTTTAAAAAAATTTGAACCAATAAGTTTTATATTTAATGGAAAAGAATATGAAAATATTGGAAAATTTTTAGAATATATTATTTATGAAGAAATAAATGATGACGAAGGAATAAGTATAGCTAATATTATTAAAATGAGTGATTTATTTAATAAAGATATAAAAGAAATTATAAATATTATAGATTACTCTAACACTTGTGTTTTGTTTAAAGAAAATCATATATATGCACTTGAGAAAATGTCTAAATCATATAATATTAGTAGAAAACAATATACTAATATCTACAGATTAATGCAAGCTTATGATTACGGTTGGATAAATTTTACTAATTTAACTAAAATAATTAAAGAAGAAAATATAAATATAATTCCAATAACAAGTAATTTAATTTTTTATTTTATTCCACTAAATAATTCTTTTAACAAAGAAACGAGTGAATTTGAAAAAGATTTAGAAAAATATTATAATCCTGATATGTTTGTATTCAAAAACAATTCAGGAGGAATAAATGAAATTTATAAAAAAATGGATTAAAGAAAAAGAAGAAATAGTAAATAAAATTCACAAATTAAATGAATATTTATCCTCAAAAGAAGTAAAAGAAGCTTTTGATGAATTTGAAATAAATAAAATGCTTTATAAATTATCAATGATGCAAGATTATTCAAATGTATTAGATGATTTAATAATTTATAGAAAAAATAATATTAATAAAGATAAAGTTGAACAATTAAAATTATTTTAATGGAGGAAAATAATGAAAAAAACAGTAGCCGAATGGTTAGCAGAAAAAAAGATAATAGAAAAAAGAATAAATGATACAAAAGAAAAATTAAAAAATACGCAATTATTTGTTGCAGATTCTAACATTAGATTCAACAACGAAGAAGCAAATAAAACAATAGATTTTGGAAAATCTTTGTTACAAAAATTACAAGATTTAACTTTAAATAAACAAAAAATTAGTAGAGCTATTATTCAATTTAATGCAAATACTATAATTAATGTTGATGGAACAGAATATACTATTGTAGAAGCTCTTGAAAAATACAAAAACAAAGAAAATAGATTTCTATATGATTTATATTATAAAAATTATAAAAAATTAGAAAATGCTTTAATTGATCTAAAAGATAAACAAGAAGAAGAAGTAAAAGATTTTGAAAGGCAAATTACAACAGATTCTAAAGTATCAGTATCAAAACAAGATGAAAGAATAATCGAAAGAAGAAAACAATATGAACCAACATCAGTTAAAGTATTTGATGACTTTATGACAAAAATGATAGAAGAAGAAAATAGTCTAAATTCATTCTTAGAAAAAGTTCATGTAAAAATCAATGAAGCAAATTATTCAAATTATCTTGAAATTGATTTTATAGAAGAAAAATAATAAAATAGTAGCATAATCTTAAATATTGAATAATATATCGAAAATCTTAAATTAATATAATCTCGAAGTTTTTAATAAGTGTTGTTACGAGATTGAAATAAATACAAAAACATTTATAATTTTATATTTAATTTACAAAATGGTAAAAAACAAAGAGTTAAAAATAATAAATAATAAAGAAACTTTTAATTTCTTTAGAACTAGGTATCTAACAACCCTTTTTATAAAGTTAGAATTAAGAATTAAATATTGAAAAATATAAAAAATATAAAAGTAAAAAAATATAGAAATTTAAAACTAAAATAATTAAAAAATAAATATTAAAAAAATCTATAAAATCCTGGATAAAAGATTTATAAGTTATTATTAAACTTTAGATTATTCTCTAGGCTGTTATATTATTCAATATCAATATGCAAACAGACTGTTGGAGTCAGTATTTTATACAATACTTAGATTGGTTCAATTCCAATTGTTTGCAATACCCCTTATATATTTTTTAGAGCTAATTACCAGTTAAAAACTGGTAATAATGGAGATATCGCCTAATGGTATGGCAATGTCCTGCTAAGACATCGAGTATAAACTCTTATGGGTTCGATTCCCATTATCTCCGCCACAATATGAGAATATAGCTTAATTGGCAAAGCGTATGTATAACATAAAGTTATTGGTTCAAATCCAATTATTCTCCTGTTAATAGTTATAATTCGTTTTTTTATAATTCATAAGGATTTCTCCTAGCCTTAACGGAGACTAATTTAGAAAAATCCTTTGAAATAAAATCTAATAACCAGTCACAGGATACCTTGATGTATCATTATAAAAAAATGGGAGTGGAGTATCGTGAATCCACATGTCAAAAAGACGATTTTGTGTTTGATTTTATCTTAACCTTGACAAGGGAGATTTGGTTTTAAAATTTTTCCTTATAAAATTTTTCTGTAGAACGTTAAATCTGATCTACTAGTATTATTCGTTTTGGAAGACTACCATTAACGAATTTAAATAATTAATCGGAAGTTAAGTTGTCAGATCTTTAAAACTGACATAAATATGGAAACATAGTCAAATGGTAAGACAAAGAATATAAGACTTATATAACAGTTCAATTCTGTTTTTTATATGGTTATAATATAAGCGTTCTTGATTATAGGTTCGATTCCTATTGTTTCCTAGCACCTCCTTTCAATGAGATTGTATGGTAAGCAATCTCATTATTTGGGGCGACAAAGTTAGACTTTGCTTTTATTGCGTACGAATAAAAGATGTGGTGCAATTCCAAGTCGCTCCACCAAAATTTTACAAATAATTATTTTTATGTTAAACTAATATAAAATAATATGACCTTATAGCTCAGTCGGTAGAGCATGTGGCTGTTAACCACAGTGTCGTAGGTTCGAGTCCTACTGGGGTCGCCATAAAGTTAATGAATCTAATTGTGTATAAGCCTGGCGTACATAATTAGATTTTTTTTAAAAAAAATACGCCGGCGTATTAAGAAGGTAGGTGATAAATATAATATATAATATAATTTATATAGGATTTATAATCTTGAGTATAATTCTAAAATATAAAAAGATTTGTATAAATTGTAAAGAAACAATACCTCAAGATATATTACAAATAATATTAGCATCGATTGCTTTATATTATTTTGTTGGAGCAGAAAATATTATAAAAACTATTATTATTATTATATGTAGTTATATAATTAAAAGTATAATATTTTATGTTCCTAAAAAAGTTGTAGAAAAATGTAGTTTTTGTAAAAATCCTTGGGATATATTAAAAAAATAGTCAGAAAATTTCACTTTTTATTTTAAATATGCTAAGATATATATATCTAAAAAACATTTACTAGCATTAATAAGAACAATGACCATAATAAAGTTTTCCGTCTTGACGGGGATGTTTGATTATTATGATAGTTCTAATATAGGGGTCGTGTGGATGAAACAATGCTCCTGAGATTGAAAAATATCTCTTAACTGCTCCACCCTAACAAGACATCGAATATCAAGGGCATGGTATAAAGCAACTTATAAAATAAGGAATAAGCGATATATTAGGAAATCAGCTACGGGTATTAGACCGGGGGCATTAGATAGGCTGTTATATAGACAGTACAGTGTGGGGCGTAGGATCACTTATCAAGCATTAAGTTTAAATGTTTTAAATGTAAGAATCTAATGAATTTAATAAACAATATATATTTTTAATAAATAAAACATATATGAAATTAATCTCTCTTTTTCTAGGGGGGTTATTATGTCCACCGATAAATATCAGGAATATTTTTAGATAGAACCAGTATAAGTATTAAATAAATAACTGGTTCGTAATCAAGAATAATCACGGTGGACAAATAAACAATATAATAAATAACTAATATTAAACAATATATATAATAAATTCATAAATAATTAATCTTTCTCGCTTTCCAAAAGGAGCGAGAAAGAAATAACAAATAAACAAATAAACAAATAAATATCAAACACTATTAGCCAGAGACACTTCACGAAGTGAAGGTTTTGAAATCGTGAAACGATTGAAAAACAATTTGAAAAAATAAATAACTAATAACAATATTAGAATAGTCTAAGATATATATAAATAGAACTTACAGTATAACTTATATTTTCCTTAGAATAAAAAAAAAAAAAAAAGAATTTTAAAATATAATTTTTTTAATATATTGATTTAAATAAAAATATAATATATTGATTTAAAAAAATATTTTTTAATAAAAAAACCTAAGGTATATATAAGATAATCTTTCAGTATAACTTATATTTATCTTAGGTATTTTTTTTTTTTTTAATTTTTTGAATCATTTTTAAATTAATAAATTTAAGAATGATTCTTTTTTTAAAGATTTCTTTATTTAAAAATAAAGAAATACTGTTTAAAAAAAGAAAATATTATAGTTTCGCTACTTTGATAATCAAAATAAAAGAAAATGAAATAAAGTGTATTTATGTTAAAACTTAACTAAATTTAAATTAAATTTAAAATGATATATAATTTAAAAAACTAGCGACAAAAGAGGGTGAATGTGAATAAATATACTTTAAAAACATTAAAAAATGAATATGAAGAACAAAACAAAATAGCGAATAAAAAGAATAAAGAATTAACCAAATTGAAAAGAGAACTTTTAAGAGAACTAGAATATCAAGAAGTGATAGATAGTAAAGCTTATAAAGAAAAAAATAAAGAATATATAAGTGAAAAAAGGAAAGCTGTAACATTATATACTAAATATGTGAAATTAAGAGAGGAGCTGATGAATAAATATAAATAATTTAATTAATAATAGAAAATTAACGTATTTAGAATTTAACGAATTCTTCTGGTTAGAATATCAAAGGTGCCAGGAAAGAGCATATATGATAACTAAAAGAAGTAGTAGAAAAGTTAAAATATCTAAAGATGAAATTGTAAGTTTTAAATTTTTAAAATATGTTCCTTACGAAGAAACTTTGCAATATATAGTTTTAAAAAAAATATATTTTAAAGCTTTCGAACAAATAATTAAAAAAAAGGAATTAAATTTACTTAATTTTAAAAAGATTTATATTACAATTTTAGAAAAAGAAATAGAATTTAATAAGAAAAAATTACCAAAACCAGAAAAACATTATAACGACATAAGAAATAAACTATTGAGAAATATTGAAAAACATTATAATAATATTATAGAATTGGACGCAACAGATAATATTTATAAATTTTCTAGTATAAAAATAGATTTAAAAGAATATTTAAATTTTAGATTCAATGAAATAAAAGAATCTTATAAAAAAAATATACCAAATATAAATTTAGAAGAAATGGAACATATAAACTACAAGCAAGATTTTTTATTCATTCAAAAAAATGTAGATAATAGCTTTAATTTTATTATAACTTCTCCAAATAATGTAATAGAAGAATTAACTCATAAAAATTGTATGATAGGAACCCTTTTAAGATATTTATGTGTTTTTGTTTCAAGAGAACTTAATTTAAAATTTGAAAACTTAATTATATATTATCCATTACAGATAAAAAGAAAGGTTTATAATATTAGAGATGTTTTTAATACATTTCAAGATATTGATTGGATAAAAGTTTTATTATCTATGCAACACAAATTAACAATTACGACAAATGATAATAAATACTGTAAATATTGTGAAAATTCCTTAATGTGTTTTTCTGAAATAAATAAAGTGAAGGAAGATTATAAAAAGAATCAAAAAAAAGGAGGAAGTAGTAAAACTTTACTACAAATTTAAAAAATGAAAGAGATATTAAACGAATTAAAAACTTACGAAAATGAATTTACTGATCAAGATATTGAGTTATTAAATAGATTAATAAAAGAGAAAAAAGATGCTAAAAAGAATAATGATTATAATAAAAAATATAATGAGATTTTAATAAAATATGAAAGTCAATTAAAACAATTAGAAGAAGAGTATGTAAAAAAAGTTGAAGAAATTAATTTAAAGATGAATAAAGAGTTACAACAACTAAATGAAAATATAAAATTAACTCCTAAAGAAACAGAAATAAATGGTAAAAATGATTGTCACAAAGAAACAATGAAAAAATTATGGAGTATTTTATATTTAGATGAATTATTATAATTTAAAATGTCTTTTTTATGCTGTTCATATTAATGATGATGAAATTCAAAGACTATATGAACAAATAAAACAAAGATTTGAAAAAACAAAATTTTCTAAACATTTCTTGACTGGTAAAACAACAAGTAGAAGAAAAGGAAAAAAAGAGAAAAAAATGGCCTATGCAAGAAATAGCTTAAGAAAGATAACTAACATAATAAAATTTAAAAAAATGATAAAACAACTACCAGATTTAAAAAATAATCTGGTAGATTTTTATTGTAGGCAATCGTTACAAGAATTTTTGCAAATATAAAATTAAAAGGAGATGATGTTTTTATGAAGGATATTTTCAAAGATTATTATCCGGAAGATGAAGATTATATAGACTTTGAGCCAAGTTTAAATAAAGATGATATATTAGATGGAGTAACTGAATTAATAATAAAAGAACAACACGATTTAGAAAATGCTGGTGATTTAGAAAAAGAATTAATAAATTCTAGAAGAGGGATAATTAAAGAAAATTTGAAGAAAAAAATACATTTTGTTAAAATGAGTATAGATTATTAAAAAAAGGAGAGGAAAAATGGAAAAAGTAAAAGTAAAAATTTTAACATCTGAAGGAGTTACTCTTCCAAAATATGAAACATCTGGTTCAGCTGGAATGGATGTTAGAGCAAATATTTCTAAGCCAATAGCTTTAGGATCATTAGAAAGAGTATTAGTTCCAACAGGGATAAAAATGGCAATACCAGAGGGATATGAGGTACAAGTAAGACCAAGAAGTGGACTTGCATTAAAACATGGTATAAGTATAGCAAATACGCCTGGAACAATAGATAGTGATTATAGAGGAGAGATTGGAGTTATTCTTATTAATCTTAGCAAAGAGGAATATATAATTCAACCTCAAGAGAGAATAGGACAGCTTATATTAAATAAAGTGGCACAGATGGATTTTGAAATAGTAGAAAGCTTAGATGAAACTGAAAGAGGTGCTGGAGGATTTGGACACACTGGAAAATAATACAAGAAAAATACACGAAAATAAAATATATAGACATTTTAAAAATAAAGATTATAAAGTTCTACATATAGCTGAACATACTGAAACAAATGAACTAATGGTTATTTATCAAGCTTTATATGGAGAATATAAAATTTATGCAAGACCTTATGATATGTTTGCTTCTAAAGTAGATAGAGTAAAATATCCTAATGTGGAGCAAAAATATAGATTTGAAGAAATAGAAGAAAATTAGCCAGATTTAAAATCTGGCTTTTTTATTTTTTTTAAAGGAGTGATAAATTTGAATTTTAACGAAGCACAAAAAAAAGCTATTGAATCAATACATGGACCAATGTTAATATTAGCTGGAGCTGGGGCTGGAAAAACAAGAGTTATAACCAATAGAATAGTTAATATGATTAAAAATCATAAAATATTACCAGAAGAAATATTAGCAGTTACGTTTACCACAAAGGCAGCTAAAGAAATGAAAGAAAGAGTTGAAAAAATGGTAAGCAAAAGAATAGAAATATCTACATTTCATTCTTTTTCTTTGAAAATCTTAAAACAATATTATAAAGAATTAGGTTATGAAAAAAATTTTACTATATATGATGTATTGGATCAAATGAATATAATAAATGTAATAATGAAAAAAAATAATTTTGAAACAAAAGAAAGTACATATGAAATAGCAAATTTTATTTCAAAATTTAAAGAAGGAAATGTTAAAAAAATAGATTTTTCAAATGTAGTAATTTTTGAAGAAATAATATCTCAATATAATGATATTATGAAACAAAATAATGCAATGGATTTTTCTGATATTTTAATAAATTTAAATAAATTACTAGATATTTCTGAGATTCTAAATAAAATTCAAGAAAAATTTAAATATATAATGGTAGATGAGTATCAAGATACAAATAATATTCAATATGAAATAATAAAAAAAATATCACAGAAATATAAAAACATATGTGTTGTAGGAGATGAAAATCAAAGTATATATGGATTTAGAGGAGCAAATATACAAAACATTTTAGATTTTGAAAAAGACTATCCAGATGCAACTATTATAAAATTAGATATAAATTATAGATCTACCCAAAATATAGTAAATGCTTCAAATGCTGTAATTATTCATAATAAAGAAAGAATTGATAAAACAATAAAATCAAATAACGAAATAGGGGAGAAAATAAATTATAATTTATATGGAAGTGAATATGAAGAAGCAAAAAAAGTAATAGAACAAATAGAAAAGAATATAAAAAATAATGATTATGATAACGCTATATTATACAGAGTAAATAATCAATCTAGAATTTTTGAAGAATATTTATCTCAAAAAAAAATAAAGTATGTAGTAAAAGATGGAGGAGAGTTCCATAAAAGAAAAGAAATAAGAAACATATTATTTGTTTTAAATTTTATACATAACAATGATGATTTTTATAACGCTTTTAAAGCCATAAATATGCCTAGAAAAATGATAAGTATGAGTACAATGCAACTAATAAGTAACTTGGCTTTAAAACATGGTATAACACTTTTAGAAGCTATGATGTGTTCAAATTTATTAAATATAAATAAATTACAACAAGAATATATTTATAATTTTGCAAAATTTATAAAAGAAATTTTTAATAATAACCAAAAAATTTCTACAATAGTTGAGAAAATATGTAATAGAGGTTATTATGAATACTTAAAAACCGAAAGTGTAGATTATTTAGATAAAATCGATAACATAAATGAATTTAAAAGAAGTATAGAAGAGTTCGAAAACAATAGTAAAGAAGAAGGGATAGAATTATTATCTGAGTTTTTAGAACACATAGAAAATCTTAATATTAAGAATCAGAATGAATCGAATGCAGTAAAATTAATGACTATACATAGTTCAAAGGGATTAGAATTTAATAATGTTTTTATAATTGGAATGGAAGAAGGTCAACTTCCTAAAATAATAAATGGTTCAGAAGAAAAAATAGAAGAAGAAAGAAGATTATTTTACGTAGCTTTAACTAGAGCAAAAAGAAGAGCTTATTTAAGTATGGCTAAAGAAAAGATAATAAATAATAAAATAATTACAAATAAAGAATCAAGATTTATAAGCGAAATACCTATTGCATTGATAAATGATAAAAATATTAAAAAAACTCAAAAAAAACTTAATGTTAAAAGTTTTGATTCTAATATTTTTGATAAAAAAGAAAAAAATAATAGAAATATATTTAAAATAGGAGATAGAGTTTTTCATGAAAATTACGGAGAAGGAATAGTAGCAGAAACAAAAAAAGTAATAAAAGTATTTTTTATGAATGCTAAAGTTAATTTTGATAAAGTTGTAGCCGAAAAAGAATTAAGAAAAATAAAATAGAACTACATTACTGTAGTTCTATATTTTTTACAAATTCTTTTAATTTTATTTTTTCTTCAAAAGTTAAATCTAAATAACAATCTTTATAAGAATTTATATTCCAACTTCTAGGATGCTCTTTTAATATTAAATTTTCCTCTTTAGTTATAGGAATATTAAAGACATTTATTTCTCCAAAAATAGCTGAACCATTAGAATAATGACCATAATCGTTATCTTCGCAAACTGAGAAAAACAATTCTTTATCATTAAAAATATTTATTTCTTGAGAATAAATTAAATTTGAATCAATATATACTGACAAAACATCATTATTATATGATAAACATATTTGGTAATATGAACTTTCAGAAATAATAAAATCTAAATCTATTTTCTCATCTTTGTTTATCAAAAACAAATGATTATCTTTATCATAAGCTATTCCGTATCTTACGATATCAAATTTATCTTTTATAAACATTAATATTGACAAAGTATCTTTATCAATTATATTACCATTAGAATAAGTTCTAGAAATATTATTAAATAAAACAGAAAAAGAAAAACTTTTATTAAAATTATATGAATTTATAACTCTACATTTAAAGATATTATTTGATTTAACAAAAGGAAGAATATCATTTATTCTTTCATGACCATCTAAATATAAATAATATCCAGTATCTGCTATTCCATCATTTTCTATATTATTACTATTTTTAAATAAATCATAATATAGGAAAGGTTTAAAGTCGTTATCTAACGACCAAACAAATTGATTATCAATTTCTTTTAAACAATAAGAATTATTATTTAATGTAATTCTAATATTATTTTTCAATTCTAAATCTGTTGGAATTTCTTTTATATTAGCTATTCCTAACCAATAACTATTATTGATATCTTTTATATATATTCCTGAACCGATTTCACTATTATTTGTTAAATATAAAAATTTAATAAGTTCATTAATATCTGAAAAAGAATTAGTAATTCTAGAATTTTCTAAATTATTTATATAACTAATTATTTCTTCACCTTTTTCTCTAATAGCTGAGGGAATTTCTCTTACTTTTATTGTATCAGGTGGAGAATTTAAATTATATTTTTTGCCCATCAAAAAACCTCCAAAATAGTATTTTTAAATAAATAAATTTATAATGTATTTATATTTTAGCAAAAAAATCATAAATGTAAAAAAGGAGTGAATTTTATGTCATCAGAAATAAGAATTGTAAAAAAAACAGTATTTATTATGACAATTACAGATAAAGGTCCAATATTTGAAATGGCTAATTCAATAGGAACCCAAAATATAAATGGACAAGAATTACCTAAATTTGATTATGATAATAAAGTTATATTTAAATTTAGCGATTATGAGGCTGCAAAAATTGTTAGAATGATAGATAAACAATTTTTATCGGGAGGATTTCCTGCTGAAATTAAATTAACTCATTATAACGCAAAAGAGCCTAAAAAAATAAATTTAATTTTTTCATTGTTTAAAGATAATATTCAATGTGGATTTTCTATCTATGTTAAAGATAATCAAAATAAAAATGTACAAATATATTTAGATGAAAACGAATTAGAAATTTTAAAAGAAAATTTAAAATTGCAATATACATTATCTTTTAAAGATGATATGAATTTTAAACAATACATAGCTAATAAAAATTAATAAAATGGAGGGAAAATGAAAAAAATAGAAATATTTTCTTTTGATTTAAAATATATCAAAGAAGAAATAAGAAAAGAAATAGAAAAAAAAGAAGAAATTAAAAATATGAAAATTTTTAAAGAAATAATAGATTCTATAAACAATGATGATTTTTTAATGATTAATAGCTCTAAAATGATTATAAAAGCATTAGCTGACTTTGAAGATGGAATTGTTAAACATAATTTTGAATCAATATTGTTAACATCATCATTTTTATTAACTTATAAAGATATTTTTAATAATAACGAAAACATGTACGATTTTTCATTTTTAATAGAAGGAAATAAATTGCTTTTAAAATATCATAATAAAAAATTTGAAGATGATATATATGATTATAAAATCGTAAATGCAATAGAACTATTTAAAAAGACTATGACAGAAGAAGAAAATTATCAAATAATTATAAAAGAAATAATTATTAATTTTGTTGAAAAAGTAAATTTTACATGCCAATATATTTCAAATTTAATAGAAACAAAAGAAAATATTACTGAGGATGAAGTTATAAAAGAAATATTTTTTAATTTAACAGAACATCAAGCGTATAATGAATACAATAAATATAAAGAATGGAAACTTAAAAATGATAATAGAACGGAATAATTATCTAAAAATAACATATGAAAATCAACAAGAAAAAGATGTTATAGAAAATATAATAAAAAGATATTGTATTCATAAAAATCCAAAAAAAGAAGAGACAAATAATAAAAAATATTTTTTCAATATTCCTTCTGTATTAAAAACATATAATGTAAAAAAAAATACATTTTATGTATATAGAGGAAATAAAGAAGTTTATGATTCTTTATTATCAACTTCTTTTAACAAAAAAATAATAGATAATAGAATAGAAAATTATATAGATATAGAATGTCATGTTGGCCCAAGAGATGAAGAACAAGAAAAAGCACTTAAAGCTTTTTTAGAAAACGATTTTGGATATGGGATATTAAGTGCAACTCCTAGTACAGGAAAAACATTTATATCTTTAAAATTAGCTTCTTTTTTTAAACAAAGAACATTAATAATTGTTGATATGACATTATTAATAGATCAATTTATAGATTCGATTTTAAATTTTACGAATGTAAAAGAAGAAGAAATATATGTAATAAGAGGTTCCAACTTAAATTTTAATGATAATCATAAAATAATTATATCAACTGTACAAACATTATCTAAGCAAAAAGAATTATCAGAAAAATTATCTAGAAAAATAGGATATTTAATAGTAGATGAGGTTCATGTTGCTTCTTGTAATACATTTCAAGAATTATTACCATTATTTAATCCAAAATATCAAATAGGTTTAAGCGGAACTCCTTTTAGAGATGATGAAATGGAATTTTTAATAATGGAGAGTGTAGGACCGATTATATATACTGCTGATAGGAAAAAAATGTTAGAAGCAGGATCTATGTTGTTGCCTATACTAAGACCAATTTTTATAAAAGATGATAAAAATTTTTATAAAAATAATGATGGATATGAAATTAAATTTAGAGATGTAGTTGAAGAATATTATTTAGATAAAAGAACAATAAATAAAATAACAAATTTAGTATTACATCATTATAATAATAATGATTCTCAGTTACTAATTTGTAAAGAAAATAATATGGTAGATTTATATTATTTTACATTAATGAATAAATTATATGGATTTAATGTATTAGAAAAAGCAGAAGAAGAAAAAAGAAATAATATATTAAAATTAGAATTAGAGCTAAATGAAAAATTAATAGAAATTCAAAAGATGAAACATATAAGTAAAGGTAGAAAAAAACAATTAGAATATAGTTGTGATATAAAGGAATATAAAAAAGATAAAAAAAATAAATTAAAAGAAAAATATGAAAAATTAATAAAAAAAGAGAATGATAAAAAATGGTATGAATCAGATTGTATTAGAAATAATGAAAATTTTAACAAAATAAAAATAATAAATGGATCTTTAAAAAGAGAAGCAAGAGAACAAATAATTAAAGATACAAATAGTGGAATAACAAAAATAGTTATAACAACAACGGCTATGGATAAAGCTGTAAGTATAAATAAATTAAATATAGTATACTTATTATTTTCTACTAGAGAAAGAGCTAATACTGTTCAAAGAATAGGTAGAGTTATTAGGGCTTTTCCAGGAAAAAAAACTGCAATTGTATATGATATTATATATGATCATTATATGTCATTTTATCAATTTTATAATAATAAAGGTAATTGTAGATTTAATGTATTAAAAGATTATTCTCAATATTATGAAAGTATTTTTGAATTTATAAAATACCTAGAGAATAGATTTAAGAAAAATAAAGTGAATTATAAAGAAATCGAAAAATTTGAAAGAGAATATAAAAGTAAATATATAATAGAAATTTAAATAAAGGAGTTAGATATGAAATTTAAAGTTATAATGACTGGTAGTTCAGGAAATTGTAGTTTAATTTCTTATAAAGATACAAATGTATTAATTGATGCAGGATTTTCTACTAAGAAAAAAATGGATGAGATTATAGAGAAACATCTAAATGGTTTTAAGATAGATGCAATATTAATTACACACGAGCATACTGACCACTTTAATCCTTGGACTGGAAGATTTGCAATGGAATACGACATACCAATTTATCTTTCTAAAAGACATTATGAAAACGAAGAAGCAAGAAAAACAAAATATTTATCACATCTAGATAAAAGAAAAAATGAATATAAAGAAGCTAGAGTTATTGATATAGAACAAGATACAACAATATACATAAAGGATTTAGAAATAAAAATTATAAATGTATATCATGATGCTAAAAAAACATTAGGATTTATTTTTAATAATAATTTTGGATATATTACAGATTGTGGATACATTAGTTCTAAAATAAAAAAAGAATTATTAAAAGTTTCTTCTTTAGCTTTAGAAATGAATTATGACTCACAACTATTAATGGACTCTGAAAGAAATTGGCAAAATAAATTAAGAGTAATAGGAAATTTTGGACATTTAGATAATAAAGAGGCAGTTAAATTTATAAAATTTTTAAAAACATATGGAAAATTAAAGCAAGTATTTACTTTACATCCAAGTGAACATCATAATTCTAAAGAAATTTTAGAAAAAGAATTAGAATATGTTTCAAAAGAATTAGAAGTAAATATAATGAATAGAGAAAATAATAATGAATATGAGGTGTTAGTAGCTTAATGTTAGAATTAAATACAATAATAGATGATTTAATAAATATAGATAAAGTAATGATTGATAATATCAAAGAAAGAACAGGAAATATAACTATTATTATGTCAACAGATGACGAAGCAAGTCAAAGATATGTTAGAAATAAATCTAAAAAATGTTTAGAAAATAATATAAATGTAAAAATAATTAATGTTTTTAATCAAGATTCATTAGTTGAGGAAATTTTAAAACTAAATGAGGATCCTAAAGTAGATAACATAATAGTTCAATATCCAATCCCTGAAGGCAAATTAACACCGCAAGAAGTATTTAATTTAATAAAACCAGAAAAAGATATAGATAAATTAAATAACTATTGGTTTTATTCAAAAGATGAAGACGATTTACCAATTACATCATATGGAATTTTAAGAATCATAAAAAAAATACCTGAAAGAATGGATAAAAAAATATTATTTATAGGAAATGGTTTGACAACAAATAGAAAGTTATTTACTTATATGTTTGATAAAGGATATAACTGTAGAATAACTAATAGTAAAACTCCAGAGAAAGATTTAAAAGAATTAATAGAATGGGCAGATATAGTTATACCAGCTACAGGAAAAGCTGAATGGCTAGAAATAGAAAATAAAATTGTTATATGTCCAACAATAGTTAAAACTGATTCTGGGATAACAAGTGAATTAAAAAAAGAATTTAGAGATAAAAATATTACTCATAATATATTAGGAAAAATAGGAATACTAACAACTAATAGGGTGGTATTAAGTGCAAAAAGAATTATTAAATAAAGAAGAATTTATAAAAAAATATATAACAAATATTGACTTAGAATCTTATATATATCAAAAATTTCAAAAACAACTTTTCGATGATGAAAATAACAAAGTTATACGTCATGGAAGACGAGTTGGAATAACTACTTATTTGGATACAGAAGCTAGGTATAATTCATATTTAGGGAAAAAAGTATTATACATAGATCCTACTAGAAGTATAAAATATTTTGGAAGATATTTTACAGAAAATACAAGCAAAAATATAGAACTTTGTTCAAAAATAAATTTAAAAGAAATAAAAACTAAAAAGTATAATGTAATAATAATAGATAATGCTGATATGTTTAATCTTATTGGAAATATAAAATTTAAATTACTTGTTAAAATGGCTAAAAAAAATAAAATAAAACTAATAATAGCAAGTTGCGTTTATATGTATGGACAGACTTATTTCTCAGAATTATGTGAATATAAAGACGATTATTTTAAAAAATATAAAGTTGTAGACAAAGAAATAAGAAAAGACTATTATAAATATTTAACTAAAGAGCAATATAAAAGAAATGTATTAGCAAAATTTAATTAGAGACTTTCCGACATTTTGTCGGAAAGTTATTTTATTAAAGATAAAAGGAGTGAAAAATAAAATGGAAAAAATAGGACAAGTGCAATTAAGAGATAGAAAAATTTTAGTAGAAGAGGTAGTAAGAATGTTACCATATACTACAGTAACACTATTAGGACCTTCAGGAACAGGAAAAACTACATTTGCAGAAGAAATAGCAAAAGATAAAAGATTAGGAGTAGATAAATTAGTTATTTTAAGATTACAAGGATTATGTTCAGAAGATTTTAGAATACCTACTCTTCAAGAAGAGATTAATATGGAAACGGGAGAAAAGACATCTAAAAAAATAGTAGAATTTGCCAAAATTGGTATTTTTAAAGAAATAGTAGATAATCCACAAACTAAATATTTATTATTTCTAGATGAAATTTTAAGAGCTGATGCTAATGTAGCACCACTACTTTTTGAATTATTAGAAAGAAAAATAGATGGAATATTTAGAGAAAATTTATACATCATTACTGCAGCAAACTACGGAGAAAATTATTTGAGTAATATAGATTATTCAGATTCAGCTTTAAGAAGAAGACAAATTTTTATAGAATATATTCCTCAAAAAGAAGATATTGTAGACTTTATGGTAGCAAAAAAATATCATCCACTTATATTAGAATTAATGGAATATTTAGATACTAGCCATATATTGAATCATGATAAATCATCAAAGGATCTAGAGCAAGATACTCAGCTAGGATCTTGGGATTTATTAAATAAAAGATGGAAAAGTTTTGATAAGCAACATGATGATTATCAATTTTTTAAGGAAGATTTATTAAGATTTGGAAGTTATTTCTTTTCTGATTATACTACTTTAGAACTAATGAATAGAATTACTGTATTAGAAGAAATGAAAGAGGTAGATATTCAAAAAGTTATTATAGATAATGATGCTTTAAATAATGATGAATATTTAAATAAATTAAGCAAAAAAATTCAAGATAAAATAATAAATAAAAGAAAAGATATGCTAACAAAAACAAAACAATTTATTAAAGATCAATATATAAAAGATAATAAATATTTTGATGAAAATGTTTTAAATATTTGTAGAGTATTTGTAAATGATATTCCTTATTTAAACGCTTTATTAATTGAATTAAAGAAGGTTATATACTTAAATCTAGAAGAAAATGATGCTACAAAAGAATGGAACAGAATTCAACTATTGTTAGTAAAACAATTACAAAACGAATCAAAAAATAATAAAGAAATAAGCAAAATATTTGAAGAAATTAAAAATGGAATTTCTTTAGCAGCTTAATAATATAAGGAGAAAATAGTATGACAAAAATAAATTTAAATGAAGATAAAGTTATATATTTTGTTAGAGGATTAAAAAAATATAGAATAGATTATAATGAATCATTACAGATAACGAATATTAATTTCGATGAAAATATAAAAGATTTTAAAGAAACAGAACTTTACGAATTAGCTTTTAATACAGAAAAAATTAATATAACGATAAAAATATTAGAGCGTTTTATTAAATATTATCAAGCTAATAAATTTATGGAGCAAGATTTAAAAGAATTAATTGGTTATTTAAAAGAGTTAAAAGGAGAATAAAATGAAAATAGAAATAAAAGGAAAAGAATTCTCATTTGATTTAAGTAATAAAAAGGAACAATATAAATTATTAAATATGTTGATTTTGTCTAAAATAAAGCTATTGCCCGTTCTAATGAATGGGCTTCTTTATATTTCTGATGTGGAAGATGTTGAAGAAAATATGAAAGAACAATTAGCTTATACTTATCCAGATTTTGTAAATAATAGAATAAAAATATGTATAAATTGGCAAAAAATAGAAGAATTAAATATGGATTCTAACTCTATTTTATTTTTAATATTACATGAATACTTACATAATTTTTTCTATCATTTTAAAATAATGGATAAACAATTTAAAGAGAATCAACAATTAGCTAATATTAGTTGTGATTATTTTATAAATGAAATGTTAAATGAAGCTTTTAAAATAAATATCTTAGAGGGAATGAAAACTAAATATAATCTTGAAGTAATAAGTCATAATAATTTAAAAAATAATGTAAAAAAGCAATTGTATTTTAATAATTATCATGAAGCAATATCTGAAAGAAAATTATATGAATTTTTAAAAGAAAACAATGAGTTTCCTCAACTTCAATCACACGCTAAACATGACAAAATGTTTAATATTACAGAAAAAGATTTAAAAGAAATAAATAAAAAAAGGAAAGAAAATGGATTAGGGGAAATAACTAAATCTGAAGCACAACAATTATTTGAAAGCGAAATTACAACAAAAATTGAAGAGATATTAAAAAACTATTCTGAAGCAAATGATAAAGAAATAGTTAGGTATTTAAATGAAAAAATTAAAAAGAATAATTTATTAAATACTTTAAAATTCAAGAGAATAATTAACAATAAATTAATACCAGAGTATAACAAAAATTATTCTAAACCAAATAGAAAGAGAAGAAGTGAACAATTTATATTTAAAGGAAAAGTAAAAAAACCTGGAGAGAAAATTGTTATAGCAATAGATGTATCTGGATCTATTTCCGAAAAAGAATTAACAACATTTTACGAAATAATGAATGGATATTTAAAAAAAGACCAATCAAAAATAATTGATGTAATTTATTGGTCTTCTTGCGAAGTAACAGAAAGAAACTTTCATTCAAATATAACAGATATAAAAGAAATATTAAGCTTGAAACCTTATTCATCAGGAGGAACAGATATAAAATATTTAGATAATTTTATTAATGAATATTATAAATATCCTATAACGCTATTCAATTTAACTGATGGTTATTTTAATTACCAAGATATTCCAAAACCTATAGCCGAGTATTTCTTTATATTAACTGAAGAAAATTGTAAAGTTGAAATGGAAAAATATTATTCTAAAGATAAAAAAGTTAAAATATTAAATATTAGGGGGTAAAAAAGTGAAAATATACCAAAAAGACAATTATATATTAATAATAACAGATGGATATTATGGAATATTATATGATAAAGAATTAAATTTTTTATGTATAACTCATAATGCAGAAACAATTATTAATGAGTATAAAGAATTTAAAGAAATAGAATATTTCGAATTCGCTTTAAGTGAAGAATATAAATATTTTTTAGAAAATTTTAATAAAAATTTTGATAAAAAAATAAAAGAATTTCCATTTGGTAAAGTGAAACAAAAGAAAGGATATATAAAAGAAATTAAAGAATTTATAAAATAAGTTTGAGGTAAAAATGAATTACATAGATATAATAAAATCAATTAAGATAAATTCAAAAAGTATAATTATTAATTTTTCATATGACGGGAAAATAAAATATGACTTTAATATATTGGAAACAAAAGAGTTAATTGAAAAATTCATGAATAGAATTTATAAATTTGGACCAAAATGCTATTGCTTGGAAAGGTGGCTATTTGAAAGATTATTTGAAAAATATAATTTTAGATTAAATTATTTAGAAATAACTGAAAAATTTATAAAGTTACATTCATATTTATCAAAAAAAAATAATAAAAAATATATTATAAAACATATAGTAAATGGAGAAACACAATATTATTGTAATTTAAGAAAAAAAAATAATAAATTATATTACGTTTATAGTCTTGATAAAAAAAGAGCTAAAATAATAGATTATTTTACTTATATTTCATTTAAAGATAAACTAACAGATGAATATTATATAGAAGAAGTAGCGTAAAAAGGTAGGTGATAATGTGTCTTATTATAAAATAAGTGGGATAAAAATATCTGAAAAAAATATAAATACCAAAATTGCTATAAATAATGTGCACCCAATAGAATATGAGAATTACAAAGTTGAAAATAATATAATAAAAGTTATATATATTTTGAGATTATTAGAAAGAGGAGATTTTCAATTCAATGATAAATTTTCTTCAATAGAAAAGATAGCATTTATTTTAACTTTGAAAAAATTTTATAAAAAAAGAAAAAACGGAAACTATAAACTTTCTATAAAAGATGCAGAAATATTTTATAAAACTTTAAAAAGATTGAAACAATTAAAAGAAAGAAATATTAAATTTATTATAGATTATAAAGGAAGATATCTTAGAAAAGTAAATATACATACTTACAATTATAGTTATTCTATCGAAGATGCAAAACATTTTAAATTAGAAGAAGCATTAAATATAAAAATGATAAGTTGGTATAAAGAATGTAAATTGATAGAGGTAAAAAATGACAATTAAAAAAATTAAATTTTTGATTAATGAATACAAAATAGTTTTAAGAATTAATGATAAAGTTAAGGAATACAACAATAATTATATAACGCTATTTAAAATTTTAAATAAAACCTGGGATATAAAAGATATAGATTTATATACTAAAAGAGATGAAAAATTTATTATAACAGTTTTAATGCTAAAAAAGAAAATGAAGAAAAAATATGGAGATTTAATTAAAATTGAAGAAATTGGATTAGAGATAGTTGAAGAATTTTTAAAATTATACAAAATATATTATAAATTAAAAAATAATAAAAATAAATATTATTTAAAATCATCAAATGGTTGGTATATACGAGGCAATCAAGATAATATGTTTAAATTATTAACTGCAATAGCTAATAAATTAATTTTAGAAGAGTTAAGATATAAACAAAAATATATAATAGAATTAGGTTATGAAATGGAGTGATATAATGAAATTTTATTTATTATCAAATAATTTAGGAAATAGTTCAGAATTATCTGATTTATTTGTCATAGAAGAAAATGAAGAATACATAATGATAGCTGAAACTGGTAGAATTATAAATATTTTTTCTAAAGAAAAAATGGAAAGTCTTAGATATATGACAAATTATTTTAGAAAAGAAGTAGAATTATATGAGGTTTATTTAACTTTAAATATGGATGAAATTAAAAAAAATATAAAAAATGCAATGATTTTAAAAGAAAATAAAAAATTACTTATAGAAGACAATGAGCAAAAAGAAAAAATATTAAATATGTTAGGAGTATAAAATGAAAATAATAAAAAATGAAGATTTAATTGCAATAATCGGAAATAATCTAGCAATATGTATAAGTAATGATTTTGAAGAAGCTATTATTTCTCCAAATTCAAAAACAATAGAAAAAGATATGTATAATAAAATAGAAGAAATAGAATTATTTGAATTATTGTTAAATGAAAAAGTAGAATTATTTAGAAATACAATAATAAACGAAATAAAAAGTAATTTAAAAAAACTTCATTATTGTAAATTAAAAGAAAAAAAAGAATTTTTAAATGAAGTTAATAATTTTTTAGATTTGAAAATAGAAATAAATTGGAGAGACTAAAAATGAAAATATATAAAAATAAGTATAATATAGAAGAAAATAATTCTATATTAATAATAGATGAAAAACAGATGTTAATAATGAAATTTTTATTAAATGAAGAAGATCAATATTCTATAAGATTCATAGATCTATCTTATAATTTAAAAGCAAAATTAAAAACAGAATACCAAGAGATAGAATTATTTGAATTCTTAATATGTATTGAAAATATAAAAAAAGGTGATTTAATATCAAAATTAATTGCAAGAATCATAAGAAGTAGTTTGCATAAAAAAATGAATAAAATGGATAATTTAATAGATTTTTTTAAGGAATATATAGGAACAAATAATGATTTAGAAGAGGTGTTATACAAAAAAAGAGAATTCCAAGATTATTTGTTTGAACTAAAAGAAAAATATAAAGAAAACTTGTAAATTACAAGTAGATAGCAAATTATTATATAATAAAAAAACGAGTTAAATTATAACTCGTTTTTTAAATTTTAAAAAGAGGAAGTGATACAATGAATTCTGTAGAATGGCTAAAAGAAAAAGGAGTAAAAGATGAATCTTTTGAAGATTATATAAAAAAAATAGATTGTCATATAGAAAAAACAGAAGATGATATGATAGATTGGTTTTTAGAAAATTATCAACCTAGTATGATTGTTAAAATCATTAAAGGTGAAGTTAATACAAATTACGGAAATTGGAATTATATAGAAGATAAAAATATATGGATATATGAATATATTTAATACATAAACATTAATCGGAGGCTTAAATGTTTTTGGATAACGGAAACTTTAAAATAAATTTTAAAACTAATAATAATGAAATAGAAATAAGAGTAAATAAAGAAAGTGATATAGAAAAATTTGATGAAAATATTGCTTTATTAAAAAAAATGTATCCAAATTATAAATTTTATGTTAATTTAGATAATAGATTTAAATTAGATAATTTACAATTAAATGAAATAACAAAACTATCAAATCATATAAATCAAAATGTAAAAATTTTAATTCAAATAAAAGAAATAATAGAAACTAAAACTAAGAATGGAAAATATATGTATACTATAATATCATCTTTGCCTGGTAAAAGAAAATATTTAACTTGTAAGATGTTTATAGAAAAACCCCTAAATGTCCAAAACCAAAAATATTATATAGTTGATGGAAAAATATCAGTAGGAGATCCAAAATTCATTAAAAAAAATAAAAGAAATTTAGGAAAAGAAATAGATTTATTTTTATCAATATTATCAATAGAGGAATATGTATTTGATATAAAAAATGAAAAAAAATATGAAATTTCAAGAGCAGAATTACATCTTCATACTAAATATTCAAAAAATGATGCATTTATTGACATAAATGATATAGAAAAAGCTTTTGATGAAAATAAACTACACGCTTTAGCGATTACAGATCATGGATGTGTATCATCATTTATTCCTTTTATTAATTCATTAAAATCTAAATATAAAGATTTAAATAAAAAAATAATATTAGGATGTGAATTTTATACATATTCACAAAAAGAATACAACGATAATATATCAAAAGAAATAACAAAATTAAATAAAGAATTAGATAAAATAATAGAAGAAAACTATGATAAAGAAATAGAAAATAAAGAACAATTATTAAAAGAATATAGGACTTCTAGGGATAGTGCTAAAAAAATATATAATAGAAAGACAATTTCTGAAGAAGAAAAACTAAAAAATTTAGATTTATATATAGAAATGGTAGATAAAATTAAAGATATACAAGAAGAAATAAAAATTATAAAAGAAGATAAAAAAAATAATGAAATAAATTTAACGCAATACAAAATAAAAATAAAGGAACTAGAAGATGAATATGATAAAAACAACAATATAGAAAGAGATCACTTAACTGTACTTTTATCATCTGAAGATATAGAAGAAGAATACAACGAAGAAATGATAAAAATTAACAAAGGCTTAGTGGAGTTATATAAATTAATTTCTAAATCATATTCAGAACATTTTTCTATACCAACAGATAAACAATTGAAAAAACAAGGTAAAAGACCAATGATATCTTATGAAGAAATATTTAATGAAAAAATAAGAAAATATTTTAAAATAACTTCAGCTTGTGCTTTTGGAAAACATATGAAATTAGCAGTAGAAGAAAAATGGGACGATTTTAGAAAATGGATTCATAATTTAGATGCAGTGGAAATTCAACCTTCTTGGAATAATTCTTATATGATAGAACATGATGAGTATAAAAATATAAAAACTATAGAAGATGTTTATAGACTACATAAAAAAATATATAAAGTCTGCAAAGAAGAAGGAGTTCCTTGTATTATTACTTCTGATGCTCACGTAAATGATAAAGAAGATAGAATATTTAGATCTGTTTTTAAAGAAGGTTATATTTCTTCAATTAAAAATAAAGTTGGAGAAATAAAGAATAACGAGAAAAGTGGAGATGAAGATTTTTCTATAGAAAAGCAACCATTTATAATGTCATATAATGATGTAATAGAAGATTATACAAAACAAGGATTCACGCAAGAAGAAATAGAAGAAATGATAAATAACACAAATAAATTGGCAGATTCTTGCAGTAATGCTTTTGATATCACTCTATTGCCAGATAAATTATTTATTCCAGAATTTCCTGGAGTAGATTGCAAAAATGAAGTTCCAAGATTGGCTTGGGATTTTGCTATAAAAAAATGGAGTAAAGATGGAACAAAAGAAGGAATAGATCAAACTATAAGAGAAAGATTACAAAAAGAATTAGATGCAATAGCTTTAAAAGGATATGAAGTTTTATATTATATAGCTTATTGGATGTGTAGAAAATCAGAGGAAATGGGATACATAGTTGGATCGAGAGGATCTGCTGGAAGTATGTTGTTAACATATTGTTTGCAAGTAGGAGAAAACAATACTCTACCACCACATTATTATTGTAAAGAATGCCATAATGTAGAATGGGTTGATACTGAATTGGTTGGATTAGATTTAGAAGATAAACCTTGTGAAGAATGTGGATGTATAATGAGTGGAGATGGATTAAATATAGAAGCACAAAATTTCGTCGGATACCAAATGGACAAGACACCTGATATTGATTTAAACTTTTCTGAAGTTGTTCAAACTGAAATACATAAACAAATAATAGAAGTATTTGGGAAAGACAACGCTATAAAATCAGGAACTCAATCTTTTTATCAAGCCGATGCTTTAATAAAAGATGTATTTAGTCATATACCAAATATAAAAGAAAAAGTGAAAAATGAAGAATTTGATATAGATTATATGGCTAATGAGATAAAAACAATGAGAACAACAGGAGATCATCCTGGAGGTGTTCTTGTAAAACCAAATAATATACCTTTTGAATTTGTTACACCATTAGTTTATGTAGCAGATGACGGAAATAAAAAAACATTATCATCATTTATAGATTATCATAGTATAGAATCAAACCTTATTAAACTAGATGCATTAGGACATTCAGACCCAACAATGTTAAAAGAATTACAAGATTTAACAGGTATAGATTTTAAAAAAATAAAATTTAATAATAAAGAGTTGTATGAATCAATATTAAATCCAGAAATAATAGGAATAACAGATAAATCTAAATACCCTTTTCCAGCTACAACATTAGGAATATCGGAAATGAATACTGAATTTACAATGAATATGCTTTCAGAATTAAAACCTAAAAACATAACAGATTTAATATATTTTTCAGGTCTTTCTCATGGAACAAACGTATGGAATGGAAATGTTCAAAGAGATTTAATAATAAGCGGAGAAAGAAAAATAAACGAATGTATTCCTGTAAGGGATATTATTTTTCAACAGTTAACTAAAAAATATAATTTTGAACCAGAAAAGGCATTTATTATTTCAGAATCTGTAAGAAAAGGTAAAGGTATAAAAAAATGGGAAGAAGAGCTTGTTGAAAAATGTCCATATTGGTATATAGATATTATGAAACAAATTAGTTATTTATTCCCTAAAGCCCACGCTGCATCATATGTAATGAATGCTATAAGAATACTTTATTATAAAATATATTATCCACAAGCATTCTATACTTCAGCAATAAATAGATATGGAATTAACGATAATAACAATAGTACATTTGATTATATAAAGTTTTTTAAAAATATAAATACAATAGAAGATTTAAATAAATGGAAATCTTATATTTCTCATAGTACAGATAATCCGGCAAAAGAAAAGTCGCAAAAAAGAATTTCTGATTTACTATGGGAAATGAAACTAAGAGGATTTGAAATACATAAACCTGACTTTTCTGCTGAACCAACTTTGTGTACTACAAGTAAAAGAGATGAAAATGTTATTTTATTACCTCTTAAAAGTATATCTGGAGTAGGAGAGGTGGCTGCATTAGATGCTTCTATTGCATATAAAGAATATGGAGATAAACTATTTGAAATGACAAGAGAAGAGCTATCTCAATTAACTATTTTTGATAAAGAAAAACAAAAAAATAAAAAAGCATTTGGAAAAAAATTCCTAGATGCATATTTTGAGTAAATTTATTCCCTCTATTATTAGAGGGAATTTTTTTTACGCCAGCGGATTTTGGATAAAGGAGTGATTAAAATAAAAACATTAAATTATGATATAGTTTTAAAAAATATATCTTTTGATGATAAAATAATAGTATTAAAAACAGAAAATATAACACATAAATTAAATTTCAATATATATAATTTAATAGAAATTATATATAGATTAAATAAAACACTTTCTTATGGTGGAAATTCAATAAAACACAGTATTAGAGTTAAAAGTTATTATTCATCTAAATTTATTTTATTATATAAAATGTCAAGAAGAAAATATAGTAAAGAATTAAATGAAGAGTATTGTAGACCTACAATATCTTTAGCTATAAAAATGACTAAATATATTTTAAGGTTATACAATAAAATAAAAAATATAAATAATAAAAAAGAATATGTATTATATAATATGAAAAATAAAAAATATATTAAAATTGCAAGAAAGAATATAAAATATGATGATATTCCTACAACATATAATATTATAAATGCTTATTTCATAAAAAATAATTATTTATATCACGGAGAAAAGAAAGGGGTTTTGAAAATAAAAAAATGGATATAAAAGAATTTTTTATAAATAAAGAATTAATATCTATTAATCCTAAAAGCAACATTAATTGTAAATTTTTTAATAATAATATCATTGATTTAATAGAAATGTATAAGTGGCTTAAAATATATCAATATAATATTTTTGATAGTATGATTTATATAATTTTAGAAAAGATAGAAACAAAATATGAAAATAAACATATGCTATTCAAAATAAAACAATTCCTTAATTTATATACAATATACTCAAAAATAAAAAAAGATCAAAGATATGTATTATATGATATGAAAGAAAATATAGTTAAATACACTAAAACTTTATATAAAAATAAATATAAATATTTATTCGAACACCAGGGAACAAAAAAAATTGTTGAAGGAAAAATGGTTAATAATTTATTTGATACAATAAAATTAAAAAATAATTATATGTTATTAGATGAACTATATTATTTTGACGATGAGTTAAAACCAAAACAAAGATTTAAAATAATAAAAGTTACCAAATTGACTAAATAAAATAAATATTATAATAATATATATTAAGAGGGAAAATTTCTCTCTTTTTTTTTATTTTTTTATTTAAAAGGAGAACGTATGGATAAAAAAATAATAATAAAAGCAGTAGATGAATTAGAGAAATTAGTAAATAAAAAAATTATAACAGAATGGTATATAAATAATGATTATGAGATTTTTTATAAATATGATTTTTTTGGAGAAATAATAGAAGATTATATAAAAATACATAATTATTTAGAGATAGAATATAAAATTATAAAAGAAATTAAAGATAATGAAGAATATGCAATTCAAAGAGAAAAAGAATATATAAAAAATTGTTGTCCAAATTTAGGAGTGTATTAAATGGAAGAAAAAATAGAAAATTTTTTAAAAGAATTAAGTTATGATTCATTACAATTAAGAGATATAGATGATTATGAGATAGATTTTATTTTTGAAAAAGCAAAGGATGAAAAATTTAATAAAATAGAAATGCTTTTATTAGCAAGAACAATAGCGGACAAAAGAAGAATTTCAAATAATGAAACAGGAGAGAGAAGTTCTAGAAAGCCTAAAAAAGTATTATATATTCCAGAAAATAAAATTTTTAACTCAATTTCAGAATTAGCAAGATATTTATCAATAAAAAAATACATAATACAATCTGCTTTAAAAAAAAATACTGAAGGAAAATTTAAAATAATATAGTGAAAGAGGTGATAATGTGAATGAATTAATAGAAAAATTAAAGAAATATACGTTACAATATGCAATGGAAAATGGGATAGTACTGGAACATAATAATTTTGTAAGATGCTTATCTCCTGATCACGAAGATAAAAATCCAAGTATGAGATTTTGGGAAGAAAATAATATATTTCATTGTTTTAGCTGTGGAGCAAATTATGATATTTTTTCTTTAGCAAATTTATTAGAAGGAAAACCTATTAACGGTCCAGAATTTATTACAGAAAATGTATTTTATTTAGCTCAAAGATATGGAGAAGCATATGAACACTTAAAAAAAGAATTAACAGCAGAAGAAATACAAAAATATATTTATTTTCAAACAATGAAAACTTTTGCTCAATATATATTAAAAAATAAAAATATAGATTATTTAAAGCAAAGAAAAATTACAGAAGAAACAGCTCAAAAGCTATTAATAGGTTCAGTAAAAACATTTGAAGATTGTATAAAATATATGAAAGAAAATGGTTGTAATGAAGAAATAATGAAGCAAATAGGTATAACAAAATTTAAAGTTAACGAAAATAAAATGATTTTTATAATAAAAGATGAATGGGGAAGACCAGTTAGTTTCGTATCTAGAGAAATGAAAGATATTGAAAATCAACCAAAATATATAAATGGTGATGCAACTATTATATTTAATAAAAGTAAAATATTTTATTTATGGTCTGATATAAAAAAAGAATATAATTCTATGAAAACTTTAATAATAGTAGAAGGATATATAGATGCAGTAACTGCATATCAATATGGTTATAGACAGATAGTAGCATTAGGTTCAGCATCATTTACTGATGAACATATAAAAATTATAGAAAATAGCTCAAAGATAGAAAAAGTATCTGTAGCATTAGACAATGATAAAATTGGAAAACAAAGAATGGGAACATTGATAGAAAGAATCAAAGAACAGAAGACAAATAAAGAGTATAAATTTGCAGTTTATAAAGAATCAGGAAAAGATATCGATCAAATATTAAATGAACATGGTAAAAAAGTAGATTTGTTTTCTATTTTTGAATTAAAATCGTTATTTGATTATGAACTAATGAATATAAAGGAATCATTAGGGGAAGAATTAGAAGAATCAGTATTATTTGATAGATTTGTAAAAGTTATAGCAAAAACAAAAAGACCAAAAGATAGAGAAGAACAAGCTAGAACATTATCTAGTTATTTGACTCAATACAGTTATAATACTATATTAGAAGAAATAAAATATATTCTTTCAGAAGATGAAAATAAATATAAAGAATCATTAAATACAATGGCAGATAGAGTAATTAAGGAAATAAAAAATAAGCCTGAATACATAGAAGGAATATTAGCAGAATTTAATGAAAATATAAAAGAATTAAATATAAAATTTAAAAGAGAAAATAAATCATTATTCGATGAAGCTGTAGATAATTTTGATTCTTTTGAAAATGACAAAAAGAATTTTAATTTATTTAATTGTGACTTTGGAATACCAGCGTTAAATGATCTTGATATATATCCAGGAGATATTCTTATTTTAGGAGCACTTCCTAATGTAGGAAAATCAACTCTTTTCCAAAAAATTACAAGAAATGCAATAATGAACAATGATAATGTAACTTTAATATATGTTACACCAGATGATCCAGCTGAAAAAGTCTATGCAAATTTAATTGCCTCTTTTTCTGGTCTACCTAGAGAATATTGTAAAAATCCATACTATCATAAAGGTATAGGATTAAATTCAGGGCATAAAAATGCAAATAAATATTATGAAATATATTCTGCACATAAAAATAAATTAAGAGAATATATTTTAAATAAAAAAATAATAATATGGGATGTAAAAAATGGAATTGCAGAATGGAGAAACTTAGAAAATAAAATCAAAAGATTATCTCAAGATAAAGATTTAGAAAATAAATATAAACTTTTAGTATGTGATCCAGTAAACAAAATAGAAGTAGAAGGAGCTAGCAATGATAATGAAGCTATTGGTTTATTATCTTCTAGATTAAAAAAAGTATGTGAAAATAATAAAATAATGGCTTGTTTAAATTTTGAATTAAATAAACTAAGAAATAATACAAAACTATCATCATTTAATTTATCTGGATCAAAAAGAATGTTTTATGATGCAAACGTTTTATTATTTATGTATAATCCAACTAGAAATTTACAAGAATTTGCTGGAACAGAAAATGAAACTAAAATGAAATGGAATTTAGAAATAAATGGAAATTATTATAAACAGCCTATTTTATTTACAATTCAAGAAAAATCAAAAAACGGAAATGAAGAAATGAATGCTAAACCTTATTTTTATAAATTGAATACATTTACTTCAGATTTAATACCAATAGATATTCATAGTGAAGAACATAGAAAATATGAAGAAATATGGTATGATGAATGGTCAAGATTATATACATCTTATAGAGCTTAAAAAATATAGAATTAAAAAAAAGCTAACTATTTTATTAATAGTTGGCTTTTTTTATTTTAAAGTAAGAAAGGAATGATAATAGAAAAAATGAAACTACATATTACAGAGCATAAGAATAGTAAATTAAAAGGAATAGCAAGTATAAATACTAGTAGTTTAATAAATTCGTTTTGTAACAAAATAGGTTGTAGAAGTTTAAAAAGAAAAGATAGAAATAAAATATCAGTATGTGAATTATGTTATTCTGAAAAAAATGAGGTATTAAGGAAAACGTTAGAAAAAAAATTAATAAATAATAGTAAACTCTTATCAGAAAAATTATTGGATGATAAAGAAATTCCGTTTTTGAATTATGCATATGTTCGATTTCATAGTTTCGGAGAATTAATCAATGATATACATATGCATAATTTTTATAAAATAGCATTAATGAATCCACAAACTAAATTTTGCTTGATGACAAAAAGATATGATTTAGTTGTTAAATATCCTAAATTAAAAAATGTTATTTATATAGCATCAAGTCCTATAATTAATAAAAATATAAATAATTATTTTAATTATTTTGATAAAATTTTTACTGTTTATTCAAAAGAATATGCAAATAAAAATAATATAAAAATAAATTGTGAAGGGAGAGAATGTATTATGTGTAAAAAATGTTATACAAGAAAAGGTCCTAAAGAAATTAATGAAATATTAAGAAAATAATCCTTAATTTAACATTAAGAAAAAAATATTTTAAAATAGAATAAATTCAAAAAAAGAGGTGTAAGAGTTGGCTAAAAAAAAAGAAGTAATAAATACTGAAGTAAAGAGTAAAAAAGAAAGACTTTTAGAAAAATTATTAGAAGAAAAAAAGATAGCAGAAAAAGCTGAAGAGACATTAAAATTAGGATTTTTAGAAGATTTTAACGAAGTAAAAAGAGATAATTATAAGATAACAGGAGTGTTAGGATATGATTTAAATGTTGGAGGGTTAAAAAGAGGAGCGTTTCATGTAATTTATGGAGATGCCTCGACAGGAAAAACTACAACAATTTTAAATTTATTAGAAGGAATACAGATGACGCAACCAGATGCTATAACTTTATATTTGGATGCAGAAACAACTGTTGATGAAAGATTTTTATCTAGAATGCCATATTTGAATTCTGAAAATATAATATTCTTAAAAGAACAAACTGCAGAATATGCTTTAGATAAAATTGTAGAATATGCTAAAGAAAATTTAGTTGATTATATTGTTATTGATTCTGTTGATTCATTAGTATCTAAAAAAGAAACAGAAAAAGGATTAGATGAAGCTGTTATGATGGAAAAAGCTAGAGTTCTATCTAGAGCATTACCAATACTTCAGTCAGCTTGTAGAGAAAATAATTTAACAGTAATTTTAATTCAACAACTTAGAACAAAAATGTCAGGAATATTTGTATCAGAAGGAAGAAGTGGAGGAAACGCAATGAAATTTTATCCTTCTACAGTAGTTAAATTATCAAATATAAGTAGCCAAAATGAAACTGATAGTAATGGAAAAATATCTTCTAAATATTTAAAAATAAAAAATGAAAAGTCTAAAATAGGAAATCCTTATGCAGAAACTTATAGCTTTATTAATACAAGCTCAGATAAATCATCAATAGATAGAATAAAAGAATGCTTAAATTATGCTTGCGACTTATCATTAATTGAAAAAAAAGGAGCTTGGGTTTATATTCCTGATGAAAATGGAGAAATAAAAAGTTTTCAAGGAATAGCAAAAGCTCAAGAAGAATTTAAAAAAGATATAGATTTATACTCTTTAACAAAGTTAAGAATTTATGGAAAAATGTTGGATCCTGAAATATTTATAATTAAGTTTGATGAAATAATAGAGTATTTAACTACAGAAAATAAAATGATGAAAAATAAGAAAGTAGATTTATTAAAAGCTATAGGAAGAGAAGATTTAATTAATACTAAAGATTATGAAGAGTTTAATTTAGATGAACCAAAGCCAGAAGATTATATGGAAGAAGAAACTTATAAAAAAGCCAAATTCCAAATGTTAACAATAAAAGAAAAAGAAGAATATTTAAAAGAAATAGAAGAAAAAAATAAAGTAATAGAAATAAAAGAAGTATAGGAGGAATAAAATGTATAATAATAACAATAATAATAACAGAAATCAAAACGGAAACATAGGAGCTTTATATAAATTAGTTTCTAAAGACGGAAAAACATATTTAAAAGGAAAAATAAATGGAGAAGATGTTGTTATATATGCTAATACATTTAAGAAAGAAGCTAAACATCCTGATTATATTGTTTTAAAAGCATATAATACTACAAATAATAATGGAAATAACAATAAATCATATGGAAATAATTATGGTTCAAACAATAGAGGAAAAAACTATAATAATTATCAAAATTCAGGAAATAATTATGGATATACTAAACAAGGGCAATCTTATACTGGAGGTAATGTAGATAATATTATTAAAGAAGAGAATGATTTAAATGGAATCGACTTCTAATAAAATAATTATAATTTTTGAGCCAAATACACTAGTAACAAGTGAAGAAATAAAATCTTCACTTGTTTTACAAAGAAGATATAGTGATATTTTTGTAATAGATGAAATAGCAAAAAATTCAGAATTATTAAAACCTTATAAATATTTATTAGATTGCACTCAAAACAATAAATTATTTCATAAATATTTGTCAAATAAAAAAGGAATTTTGATTAAAGAGAAATATGAATATATAAAAACAGCAACAAATAAAATAATTATGCCAGGACCAAATATTTCTCAACTAACTATAACAAAATATTCTACTAATAAAGAAATAAAAGATTTATATGAAAAAAACAAAGAAGAATATTATAATAAAATATTATTTTTAACATATAAAGAACCAGAATATAAAAATAAAATAGAATTTGAAAATTCTATAAAAGAAGGATTAGATTTTACTGATTTTGTAACAAAAAGTAAAAATCAAAAAAGATATAAATTAATTAATCAAATACCGGAAAATAAAGAGGAAAATACAATATATGTAACTCCTGAAAATATAGAAATTTTACATAAATTAATAGAAGTATCTAAGAATATATTATTTTAAGAGGTGAAAACAAAAATGAAGAAGCACGGCTCTTCTATAAACATAGATGAAAATATAGATAATTTATTTTTGCTAATATATAGTACTTCCGATGTATTTAATGGCTTGATATCTTATTTATATTTCAAGATATTAAATATGACGCCAAAAGAATATTTTAATTTAGAAGATGAAAATAATTTTTTTTCTAAAGAAGAAATAGAAGAAGAAAATAAAGATTTCTTAAAATATGAAGAATTTAAATTTAGTAAAACAATAAATGAAGATATAAAAAAAGTAATAGAATACATACGAAATGACGCTATTAATAATAATATTTTAAAAAAAATGTCTAATTATTATTTTATTATAAATTATGACAAATACGATTCAGAATATATTATTAAAAAAATATATAATTTTTATAAAGGAGAAAAAATAAATGAAATTAACTAGCGAACATATTACAAAGCAATTATCTGAAAAGAAAATAATATCGGTACCTATGAGTGCAATTAGTTCAAGGGATATTAATCCTAGAAAAGGAGGATTAATTGCTGAAAATTTAGATGCACTAATTGAAGCTAAAGGGGAATTTCCTGAAATATTTCTTGGATTATATGAAAATGAATTAATAATAATAGATGGTTGGCATAGATATACAGCTAATCAAAGAAATGATATAAAAGAAATTAATGCTTTTATTATGGAATTTGATTCGATATCTGACATGAAATTACAAGCTTTTAAAGCAAATGTAAATCATGGTATTAAATTAACAGATATAGATATTGCTATAAATTTATATGAATTTTATTTGGAAAAAATAAAAACTGATGCAACTGTATCTGTAAAAAAATTAATATCAGAACTAGGAGTTAAAGAAAGAAGAGGAAGATCTTTATTTGCATTTTCTGTAATACATAAAGAAATTTTAGGAGAAATACCTAATGAAATAAATAATATTTCTTTTTACGAAGAATATTATAGTCTTTTAAAAAAGAATAATGAAATAATAGGTTCTATATCAGAAGAATTTAAAATAAAATTTAAAAATTTTTATAATAGATATAAAAATTTACCTAAATCAGAATTAAGATTAGCAATTAATGATTTTGCAGAAGGAAAAGATTATTTTGAAGAAAAAGCTAAAGCTGAAGCTGAATTTGAAAGAATGCAGAAAGAAGATTGGAAAAAGAAAGAAGAAGAATATGAAAAAATAAGTAAAGAAGATTTAATCGATAGAACTGGTAATTCTACAACATTAAATGAAGTTAATCCTATAATAAAAGAATTAATAGAAAATCATGAAGATAAAGAAAAAGAAGAATTAATAAATAAAGAAAAAGAAGACATCCAAGAAATAATAAAAGATAATAAGAAAGTATCAATTGATAAATATATTGAAGAAATAAAAGATGTTTTAACAAAAGTTAAAATGTTGTGTATAAAAGATAAAGCTATTATAACAAAAGAAAATAAATTATCAATAAATGAAATTATGGATAATTTAGATGAGTTAATTACAGATTATTCAGGGAGTTAATTATGATTTCTAAAGCTCATAAACACATGCATATTATTTTAAAGAAAATTTCAAAAATGTTTAATGTAGAATTATTAACAGAAGTAAAAGAGGGAAGTAAAAGATATGATTTTTACTTCCCAACAAATCCCCCTATTGTAATAGAAGTAGATGGGGATAATCATCAATTAAAAAAAGCAGATGGATTTTTTTTTAAAAGTGACGAAAGTTTAATTAAATATAAATTAAATGATTTAGAAAGAGAAAGATTTAAAAGATTGGGAAAAATAATACTATTTAGATTTTCTGATAAAGAATTTCCTAGTATATCAGAAATATTAGATATATTAGGAGATCAAAATATAGAAATACTTAAGAAAGGAATAGATAAACGAAATGCCTACGCAAAATCAATTATTAAAAATAGAGAATATTCTGAAAGAAGAAAAGAGCAAATTAGAAAATTATCAGAAAAATTTAAAAAATAATATAATTATGGGTTTAGATTTATCAAAGAATTGTCCTGGAATATCTATTGTTGATATAAACACAAGTAAAGTAATATTTATAGATAAATATAAACAAAAAGGAGATAAAGACTTTTTTTTTAGAATGATAGAAATAAGAGAATGGCTATATGAAATTATAAAAACATTTAAAGTAAAAAATATAATGTTAGAAGCCCCATTTATTAGTGCTAAAACAGCAAAAAGTAATAATACATTATTAAAAATGCACGGAATGTTAGGACATTATATGATGTCTTTAGGAACTAATATTTATACTATTTCTCCAACATCAGCTAGAGCATTTTTAAAAATAAAGCCAAACAAGAAAGAAATAGCTTTTGAATATGTAAAAGAAAATTTTCCAGAATTAAGATTAAAAGATTTTAAAAATGATAATGATATAGCTGACTCAATAATTATTGCTTTAAGTTTTTTTAGTGAGAAAAAACAACTTTTAAATTAAAAAATATATGGAGGTGAAATAGATGGAAAAAAATATAATAAGACAAATGTATTGTGATGAAAATTCTATTAAATATAATAGCGTAATTGATTATTCGCAAATGATAAATAAAATTAAATTTAACAATATGAACAATGAAATTGGAGAAAACTCTTTTTATAATAGAGAAGATATTAGACTTATAACTGAAGAAAAATATTTTTCTCCAAATGAATTAGGGTTTAAAATAATAGGTAAACCTTATTTAAGAATAGGAGCTTGCAATAGACAAATAGCACTAAAATTATTTGGGGCAATATCTGAAGATAAAGATCTTAATGTTTATGAAACAATAGAAAGGAATAATTTAATAAAAAAACAATGGGAAGAAAAATTAAAATATTGTAATTTATTAATTGAATTGCCAGAACCTGAAATAAAAAATATATTTGGTTTAAATATTAAAAGTTTTGAAAAATATATTATAAAAGATGTATTAAGAGAAAAAGAATATATATTAATGATAAAACCTGTAAATGATACATCGTATATGATTAAAGAAACTATATTTACAAATAAAGAGATAATGAATATACACATTCCTGAAATTTTAATGAATATATTTTATTTTAAAAAGCCAGTAAAATTATTATATGTAGGGAAAAATAATACTGAAATTTTTGAAGAACATAATATAGGTATAAAAGATGGATATTTGGTAGAAAATGGTAAAGAATATGATTATTTTAATATAAATGATTTAATTAGTGATTCTCTTGAAATGCAACAATTAATAGAAGAAAACAAAATACCTAATAAAAGTTATTTAATAGATTCTATTTTAAAAATACAAGAAGTTTCCGAAATGGTGAAATATAAAATAATAAATAACAAAAGTGGGAATTCTATTTTAAATGGAGAAAAATATACTAGTTTTCAATGTACAGATTGTAAATATAGAAAAATTTGTGAAGAGTTAGGAGATGGTATATTTGAATCAGAAAACAAAAAATAAATTAGGTGGTTAAAATGATTTCAACAAGTTCTTCTTTTAAATATTTATTAAATAAATATTCAACAAATGAAGCGGCAACATTAATATTAAAAGAAATAAATAGATTTGAATTAGAAATAGAATCAAATAAAATAAAATTATCTAATATAAATAAATCTAATTATAATTTAATGTTAGAAACTAGTCTAACACATATAGATTATTCTGATAAAATGTTAGCTTGGTGTACTCAATTAAAAATTAAAGTAAAAACTAAAAAACATTTATGTGAAAAAAAATTAGAGAGAGAAACAATTATATTAAATAGAGAAATAGATCAATGTCAAGAAATAGCATTAATGACGTCAAAAACAGAAAAAGCATCTATGAAAAGTAAAATACTCAAAGAAAAATTGTTAAATTTACAAGAAGATTATGATGAAACAAAGCTTGACTACGAAACTGCAGATGCTTTTGTAAATGAAATATCAAATTTTAGAGAAAGCAGATATGCATATTATCAAGCTGTAAAAAATATACAATTAGAAATATAATACGCCGGCGTATTTATGAAGGAGTAAAATGGAAAAAAAATTATATGGAGCTATATATATAGAGAATAGAAAAATTCTTTTATGTAAATCAGAATATTTTAAAAAAATTACAATACCTTTAAAATATGATGAATATGCTAAATTTGAAACAATGTTAAAAAATGAATTTGGAATATTTCCTTTTTTAACTAAATTATATAAAGAATATGAAGTACCAGTAATTATAAATGGTGAATATATTAATACAAATATTCATCCATTTAAAATAGAAGAATACCCTGATTATACATTAAAAGAAGAAATAGAAATAGATGAATCAGGAGAATATACTGAAAAAGATTATTATTCTTATTCAGAAGCTTTAAATATGTATAATGAAGATAAAATTTCCGAAAATACTTTTAATATAATTTTATTATTAAAAAAAGAAGGTGTTTTAGATTAATAGCTGGAAGATTCTAGAAATAATTTTAAAAAAGCCATTAGAAGATATTATAGATTTAACAACAGGTAATTGGAAATGTAAGCCTTGCAAAGATAAAGAAAAATATATAAGTAGAGAATCAGTTTTAGAAGCTTTAAAAGAAAAAAATAAAGAGAAAAACCTCTAATTTGTATAAAAAAAAATAATGATATAAAATATAAATATCCTAATAAATAGAGGTGATATAAATGGCTTGTAAAAAAAGAAAAGGTGGAAAATAATAGAAAAAGTCGTAGAAATACGACTTTTTTAATCTAAAAATACATTATATTTTTAAGTAAGAGGTGATTAAAATTTTAGAAGTTATTAAAAGAGATGGTTCTATAGTAAAATTTGAGAAAGATAGAATAATAAAAGCTATAAAAAAGGCTGCTAATCAAATTGATAAAAAAGAAGTAGATAATTTAATTAATAAAATAGCAACACAAATAGAAAATATAGATAATAAAAGAATGCACGTAGAAGATATACAAGATATAGTTGTAAAAAAACTTATGGCTTCTAGTGAAAAAGATATAGCAATAGCTTATCAAAGCTACAGAACTATAAAAACGGATATAAGAAACAAAGAAAAAAGTATATATAAAAATATATCTGAATTAGTAAATGCTTCAAATAAAGATATCTTAAATGAAAATGCTAATAAAGACTCAAGAACAATATCAGTACAAAGAGATTTGTTAGCAGGAATATCTTCAAAGGATTACTACTTAAATAAAATTTTACCTAAGCACTTAAAGAAAGCTCATGAAACAGGAGAGATTCATATTCACGATTTGGATTATC